TTACAATTCAATGAATTCTTCAAGCATATAACCAAATTTCTCATATTCACCTTTTTGCAATTCAACTTCATAAATTACATCATTCTCTTCAAAGCTGGTATCCACCACATCACCAATTTTGTAGAGTATGGACGTTAGATCACCACGTTCTGCCGGAATACGGAAGCGTTTCGTATCACCTGTCAGCTCTGTCTGAATTAATTCACGGATTTTAAGCAGATCCTCAGAGTCTAATGCGCTTACTTTAATATGGCCTTTATCCAATGGAAGCATTTCAAGTTGCTCTGGTGTACATGCATCTTTTTTGTTATACAGTACTAACTGCGGCTTGTCCCCTGAACCAAGTTCTTGCAAAATCGTGTTAACCGTCCGCATTTGATCTTCACGCATAGCTGATGAGGCGTCCACAACATGCAGGATGAGATCTGCTTCATTCACTTCCTCCAGCGTTGCTCGGAATGCTGCAATTAGATCATGCGGGAGATTTTGAATAAAACCAACCGTATCGGTAAGTACGATTTCTTTACCACTTGGAAGTTCCATCGTACGTGATGTTGGATCCAGAGTAGCGAATAGCTGATCTTGAATATACACATCTGCAGCCGTCAACTGCTTGAGCAAGGTCGATTTGCCAGCATTGGTATAACCAACAAGGGCCACCTGTACAATACCTGTTTTTTTGCGGCGTTCACGATGTAACTTGCGATGACGAGTCAATTCTTCCAGATGACGCTTCAGATCATCGATGCGACCACGGATGTGACGACGGTCTGTCTCCAGCTTGCTTTCACCCGGGCCTCTTGTTCCGATTCCGCCCCCGAGTCTGGACAGATTCTTGCCATGACCCGACAAACGTGGCAGCAAATAGCTATGTTGAGCCAATTCCACCTGAATAATACCTTCTCTAGTGTTGGCACGTTGTGCAAAGATGTCCAAAATCAATTGGGTGCGGTCAATAATTTTGAGATCGAGGGTTTCTTCCAGATTACGAACCTGCGCACCTGACAATTCCTGATCAAAAATAGCTGTGGTAGCTCCGAGTTCCTCCGCGATTGCACGAAGCTCTTCCACCTTACCTTTACCAATGAACCATTTGGTATCCCGTTTTTCCCGGTTCTGAGAAAGTACACTTAGCACTTCCACTCCAGCTGTCTCGGCAAGTTTCACCAGTTCCTCTAAAGAGTACTCAGGATTGATACCTGTACGTTTTACATCATCCGTAACAAGACTCACCAAGACGGCGCGATCTTTTTTGACCATATCTGTATCATGTGTGCCATTTGTCATGTATATGTTCACTCCCTCTAATTACTATTCCGTTGATATTCATTACCACGAATATGCCATGGCATGCCTTAAGCCGAACCGGTTGGCCCGGCCGGCTGGTGTAAAAACTATATTATCGCTTACTTTCGCTCAAAGTTCAAATCCTCTGTACGGATTGTCATCAGCTCCAGTTTTCCTGGACTGCCTTCCGAGTATTGTTCCAACAAACGAACCGCCTGATGCCTGATCGAACGCTCAATGGCATTACGAACGTATCTGGCGTTACTGAACGCATGCAGCGAATCATTTTTTTCCTGAAGCAAATGTTGCTTTAGCTTGAGTATGGTCTGAGGCATTAGAATATAATCACGCTCTTTGGCCATAATCTCAGAGATTTGAATCAACTGATCAATACTATAGTCTGGAAACTCCACTTGAATGGGGAAGCGGGAAGGTAATCCAGGGTTCGTCTGGAGAAAAAAATCAATTTCTTCCGAATACCCGGCAAGAATCAGTATAAACTGATTTTTGTTATCTTCCATGGACTTGGCGTGAGTCTAGTGAACCCTGTAATTTTACTAGACTCTCATTGTCTGGCAACTCCTTATGGGGGCTGATTTTATAGACTATTTCGATTCTCTTATCATCATGCAATACGACACTATCAATGAAATTATAAATCAATCTTCGTTTATCTTCGATAGTTAAATTTGTTTGTATGATCTTTTTGAATTTTTCAAGTATATTCGCAGCTAACAAAGCGCTATCATCTTGATGTTGACTCATTTTTAAATTTTCACTAATGGCTGATAGCTCTTTATTTAAATCTGAAATTTCGATTTCAATTGGCGCTATCTTTAAAGAAAGTTCCTCTTTAGATTTAATTATGCCTTCCGCATACAGATCAATATACCTCTCTTTTAATCTTTCTTTTTCTTTTAACGACTTGACTAGTATGTCTTTGGATTTATGTAGCTCATCAACTTTTGCTGTATCTGAAACCCTCTCTAGTAACTTATCGACCAGATGTTGAGGATTATTAACTATTGTTGTGAATTCTCCCCAAACTAAATTATCAATCATATCTACCCGCCAGTTAGCCCCTCTACAGCTCACATTTGGTTTACCCGACTCAACATTGTACGATTTTGTTGTTTTTCTGGTGCATGTGTAGTACTTTAATAAACCATATTTAGTTTTAGTAGTTGTACCAGAAGAAACCGAAGCTCCACATCTTCCACATCTAACTAAGTTCCTCAACAAGTAATCTTGAGTTGGCTTACCCTTATTCTTATGAAACTTCACATTATCATCAAGTACTTTTTGTACTTTTTCAAAAGTTACTTCATCTATATATTCTGGAACCGAAATCATGGTCCACTCTTCTTTAGGTTTTGATACTTTCTTCTTCTTACCCAATACCTGAATTGTTTCGGTTTTGCCATAGTAAAATGTTCCTTTATATGCTGGATTTCTTAAAATCCTACTTATTGTAACCTGATACCAGTCCCCACCTTTAGGTGCCGCAAATCTCTTTGAAGATAATACTCTAGCAATTTCTGAACAAGAGGAGCCCTCTAAAATCATCTTGACCATTAGAAGATATCTTTCTTTCTCTATCGGATTTTCAACTAAAGTATCCAACTCTTTATCATAAGTATATCCATATATCCGATTCATTCCGGGGATCTTATTGTTAGCTACCATAGCATTGCGTCCACGTTTAGTGTCGGCCAATATTTTAGCTTTATTGTATTGAGAGATTGAGCCTTGAATGTTGTAATTGAGCATTGACTCTGCATTTCCTTTTTGAAGATCAAACTCAACAAAGTGTAAATCACACCCTAACTCCCATATTTTATGAGTTACATCTTGCTGAAGATGAAGATGCCTACTAAGTCTGTTGGGGTGTAGGAAGATTACTTTACTACCCAATCCTTTACCAAGAAGAAAGAATATGTAGTTCAGCATTGGACGATTAGGATTGTCTCCTGATTCGGCCTCTTCTCGCAACACTATTATCTCGTCTCTATTGATATCGAATTTCTCTTTGGCCTCATTAACACAAATGTCGATTTGGGTATCTAAAGAATAATTGTCTACTTGGATGTCAGATGACACACGAGTATAAACAATAGCCCTGATCTTTCCGATCAAGGCTGAGATTTGAGTTACATTTAGCTTTTGATGATCTCTTAAAACAATCATATACATCACCTTTATATATTATTTTTGTCTATTTGATTATAACATTTCTGACTTGAGATAACTATTATCATTTGAATACTTATTCAGCATTTCTTCCATCCAGTCCAAAATCACCCCCTCAACATCTACTACGTTTGTATTCTGTTGCTCATCATTTATAATTTTATTGACTATGGTGTACTCAGCCATTCTTCTTGCGGTTAAACTTTTATTCATTTAAAGCCTCCTGTATCTTCGTATCGTATGTATTAATTGCCTCCATAATAAATTCTTTCAAATGATAGTGCCATCTCGTTCTAGGTTTAAAACCTTTAATCTCAATTCCAATCTCCTCACAAATAGCTAGTGAAATACTACTTTTATTTACTTTGCTTCTATATGTATGTTCCTTGATTTGGTTCTGAGCTATGTTTTGATACTTTAGAAACGCTTCAATATGTATAAAGAAAACTCTATTTTCTGGTTCTCGGAAGTTCATTATAAATCCCGATATGACACCTTGATATGTATTTGCTTCAGATAGTTTATCAATTTGATGTTGCTTGATCACACTTTCCTGAAAACTAATTGACTTATCCTTAGTGGATTTAAGCTCTAGTGTGAACAAATGACTCTCTGCAAACATCATACAATCATAATCATTCTTAGTTACCCTCACTCTGTTACGAAGATCTGGTGGAATAAAAGTGTCTTTCAAACGTGTAAAGAAGATCTTTTCTGCTCCTTGTGTTGCCGACTTCTGAAAATCTTCCTCAAAAACTTTACCAAGATTTGTAGCCAATCAATCATTCCTCTCCTGCAATTAATCGTTTAGCTTCTACTGCTTTAAACAAACAATCATATGTATCATGCACACAGACTCCATAAACATCTAAAATTTCTTCGCCTACATTTATAGTTTCCTTGCATCCATAACAATTTGAGTACTGAATGATGCTCTCTTGTGGATCTGGAAAGTGGATATAGTGATAGTTATTTTCGAATCTATCCATTTAACTTCTCAACTTTTTCATTCAGCAATTGGCTAAGTACTGTACCAACAACTTCTTTGTATTCGTCTTCAGTCAACTTGCGTTCAATGATTTGTTCAATCTTTGACTTACTAAGCTTGTTTTCCATTTATTCATTCTCCTTATCCTTATACTTGTTGTAACCAGTGATCCAAACGTCCGTCTGATCTGTAGATCTGAAGCCACCATTACCATCTGGGACTTGTCTTGGCTTTTTCTTATGACTTGTTATTTCAATTAAATCTCCTTTTCCAATTTTCAAGGCTTTATCTTTAACGTTAAATGTCTTCTTGTCCATTTTAAACACACGTTCATCACCACTGCGAAGATTGTATAGGGTGAGTTTGGGACTATATTTAATATCTAAATCAGTAACTACGCACCAACCCGATTCTATATCAGGAAATATAGCCTCAGAGTAACCCAGCATTTCCTTCTGGAACATCACTTCTTCATTTGGCATTACTATGGAGTAGTCATTTTCAGTACGAATCCTATTTTCTTCATCAACTAGATCCGCAATCCTCTTAAGTTTAGTCTTCTCAACGTATGTTTTTTTATATTGAGACTTCCCACTTGAGAATCCTTTGTACAGCGTCACTAACAAACTATTGTTACCAAATTCTCTAAAAAACCCAAGACGAATTAATATATCAGTTTGACGACTGTTGACCGAAGTTTTTTCGTTTAAATCAACCAACAATTCAACGAATGAATTATATGTGTTTTTACTTAAAATCAACAACTCTTCTGCAATCTTTTCGTTTAGGTATTTAATAGATTTTAAACCTTTGTAAATTGTTTTATCGCCCTCATTAAAGGAGTAATCAGCATTAGACTTACCAAATTTTATTGGTGATACCTCAATGCCTCTTGTTTTAGCATAGTTAATTATTTGACCTGTTTTTTCTATGTTGTCATTATTTATATTTAACATCACAGTAAGAAAGGCTAGAGGGTAGTAGTGTCTTAGATATCCATTTCCATAGCCGATGTGAGAGTAAGGATTTGAGTGGTTATCGGAGAATCCATAACGCTGTGCATCATCTATGACCTGTAAGAAAGGCTCTAAGACAGCAAGCGCATCCTCTTCCGTCTCTCCGTAATCCAAATACATTTTTTGCACAAAACGCTTTCTTATCTCTGGTAGAAACTTCTCTGTTCCTTCTTTTTTACTCAATCCTCTTCGAACACTATCGCTTTCTGCCATTGAGAACTCACAGAACTCAACGAGAAAATTCATGATTTGTTCCTGATAAACTAGGTATCCAATAGTGCTCTTCAGAAAATTATTCAATGCTTCATGACCATGATCTTTGAATATGCCATTTGCCAAAGCTTGTCTGTATGAGTCTCCTGATGGTCTGATTGCTCCATTTCCAATTGAAAATAACTCAATATAACTAAACATATCGTTTTGTTCTTCTATCTTATGTATTGTTTCTTCACTTAGTAGATCTTTTAGATATGCTTGGGCTGAATTACTTTCCCATTGGAATATACCTAAACCTGACTCTCGTATCGAACTCCAGACATCTTTATCGTCAACGTCCATATTGTCTGGTGTAAGCCGTTCAATTCCAGCTAACTTACACGTCTCATTGATAATTTCATTGTTGTCCAAACCCAAAATATCCAACTTTACATAATTGAGTCCATCGAGTTCCTTCATATTGATCTGACTTACTGGATACTTGCTCTCTTTTGTATAACAAAGACCAATGTTATCTTCGAGACTTATCGGAGAAACAATGTAGCCAGAAGGATGAGAGCCTATACTTACTATAACTCCTTGCACCAACTCAACATATTTGAATAGTTCGGGATACATTTCGAGATACTTTGGTTCTACTCTATCGACCTTCTTATCGTCTTTGTATACTGACTTAGCAATAGCATCTACTATCGCAAGATCCATCCCCAAAGCCCTTCCAACTTCTCTAATTGCCCCTTTTAGTGCAACAGTGTTGAAGGTGATAATCTCTGAGAAGTGAATGCCGGGAATTGTTGCTACGTAATCAATAACATCTTGCCTTTTAGATGGAGGCCAATCCAAGTCAATATCAGCAAGCGAGATACGTTCTGGATTCAAGAATCGGAAAAAATTTAGCTTATGCTTGATACTATCCATCTCAGTAATTTTCAATAAATACGCAATTAAGCTTCCGTTAACTGATCCACGACCATATCCTTGATAAATATCATTGCTATGCGCCCAATCGACTACGTCTTTTTGGAGGAGCATATAATCAATAGCTCCAACCTTTTTATATGTATCAAACTCTTCTCTAATTCGTTTAAAGTATGTATCTTTTTTTACTTTGTCAAACTTATTAATTCCTCTTTCAACTACGCCGACATTTATCCTTTCTTTAAACACTTTTTCTGAGTCGTCGTGCAGCTTAGGATACTTGGGTGACGAATCAATTGTAAATTCTTCGATACTATCCGCCATAACGTTGGTATTGTGTATAGCTTCAAGGTAGACATTTCTAGGTAAGGCCGATTGCTCCTCAAACATTTTTACAACTTCGGGATATGTTTTAAATGTAAGATCAAATGCATCTTCGTCTCCATATGTCGCTCCCTTGGCCTTCATTAGAATCTTCCGTGCATCAGCATGAGACCTGTTTAAGGCGTGAGTGTCTGTCCCTGCAATAAGCGGTATACCTGTTTCGATTGATAAATTATGTAGGTGTTGGTTGAATAACTTTTGCTCTGGGTGAGTGTGATATTGAATCTCAAAAAACATTCTATGCTTATTTTTCACAAAGAAGTCCATAAATCTGTTCATCATTTGCTTGTTGTCATTTTTAATTGCTCTCCATAACGGAGATGCAAGACAGGCAGATGTCATGATAATATTATCCGAAGTATTGAACAGCTCTTCGAAAGTAATCCTTGGATTATAATAATAATGTCCGTCATCTTTATTGTTCGAGAGTGAAGTTAGTTTGTTTAATTCTTGTGCACCTTCAAGATTCTTTGCAATAAGCATGTAATGATAATTGTCACGAATCAAACCACTTTCTTTGTCGTTGTGCTCCGTGAGATATATCTCGTTCGCATGAATATACTTCATACCCTTCTCTTCAATTGATTGTTTCTTCTTAACCCAATTAAATACATTTCCATGCTCAGAGAAACATATTGTCTGCATCTCTGCCTTCTCTGCTTTATCGATGTACTGCTGGTATTTAGTCACAGAGTCTATAGCCATTGATGTTGATGGATTGCTAGTGTCTGAATGCAAATGATAAATTACATAGTTATCCGTATGCTCATCTCCTTACTTAAATACTCGATCAAATATTGATTTTATATATTATATTAGTCTAATTAGTTCACATTTTAATCACCTCCTTTGCTTTCTCCTATGGGACATTTAACACCATTGCATCCCATAGGAGATTACTCTCTATACCGTATAGATGCCTTCAACTTTCTTTGGCTCATTCAACTGGGAATCTATGTCCCGTGCGGTAATTTCCATCAGACTTTGGCGCGATATATTCTCACGTCTTTTCATTAGTCGTACAGCTTGATGCCTAATTGCTTTCTCGATCACATTGCGCACATATCTTGCATTGCTAAAGTGAATCCTTAAATTCTTTTCTTCTTGAATGATCTGTTTAAGTTTTACTCCAGCTTCACTTGTAAAGTTATAATCCTTCTCTGACGACATCTTTAGTGCAATTAGCATTAATTCCTCTGTAGAATAGTCATCAAAGTTGATCTGAATAGGAAATCTTGAAGGTAACCCTGTGTTAATCTGAAGGAAATCGTCCATCTCTATAGGATAGCCAGCCAGTATGATGATTAGATCGTCGCTCTTGTCTTCCATTACTTTTACAAGTGTGTCGATAGCCTCTTTACCAAAGTCTTTTTCTCCTCCACGAGCAAGACTGTAAGCCTCATCTATAAACAGTATCCCGCCCATGGCTTTTTTCACAAGCTCACGAGTCTTCAAAGCTGTATGACCAATGTACTCTCCAACTAAGTCAGCACGTTCGACCTCAATTAAGTGCCCTTTGCTTAATACACCCATCTTGTTGAGCATTTTGGATATTATCCTTGCTACAGTTGTTTTACCAGTGCCGGGGTTACCTTTAAAAATCATGTGGTACACTTGCTTGCTGTTCTTCAATCCCACTTCGCTTCGATACTTATTGACCTGAATTAATGAGTAAATTTCATAAATAAGATCCTTAACTTTATCAAGCCCGATCATTTCGCCCATCTCATTAAATATGTCTGCTGCGGATTCATTATTGTGATTACTTGTTAATGACTTTTCTTCACTTATCTCTAGAGGTGCTTTAAGTCCATCATCGGCGTTAAATACAATATTAATCCTTGCATCATTAACAGTAATTCGTCTGACGCTCTCGTCCACAGTCATCACCTCGTTAAGACAGTATATGCATCTGTGTTGGGGCAAAATGCTTATCTGATTTTATTGATTGTAATCTATGTATAGTAGGCCGAAGCCTACATTAGAATGACCCAAATAATTCTTCCAATTTGTCATCGTATATCTCTGATCTTTCCAAATCTTCTTCTTCGCTCTGTACGGGAAGCTCTATATCTTCATCCAAAAGGAGAGGTGATTCATTTATGTTAAAACTTGATCCAGTACCAAAAAACAATAGTCTCAGTGCCTTCCTAACTACATCGCTTTTATCTTCGTGAGGAGGCAATCTTTTCCACGCTTCAATAAGATCCTCATCTTTGTTTGGTCTAAGTCTTGCTCTAGCCGCTATTTCCATGATTTTTTTCCAATCTTGCCATATCCTCTAACTTGGGCAAGTTGATCCATCAAAACCTTATTTGGAAGATCTAAGTATTCGAAAATAAATCGAGCAGCTCCACCAGCGATTAAATAGATTTCAAAATTGGTATTCAAACTTTCAATTTCATTTTTGATTTGTCTAGCTAATGATTTAAATGCTTTTTGAATTAGGGGAACTATATTGTGTCCAAAGTAATTACCTGATATAACATAGGGGTCTAACTCATATATTGCTGGAGTGTGTCCGGTTAGTTTTTGTATGTAAGTTTGTAATAGTGTGTACGCCTTCTCTACCCCCACTAAAACACTTTTGGATTCTTTCAAAATACTGGATTTGCTGAAACCTAGTAAATTAAGAGTGTAAAATCCCAGATCAACAGTTAGTATCTTTTGTTTGGCTGCTTTTACTTTAGCAATTTTGCCATCTTCACCTAATAAATAGTCCATTGTAACACCTAATCCTTGAGGAACTATCTTGCATTCTTCGATAACAGGCTGGACAATGATGTTGCTTCCCCTACCTTTACGAATCTTATATTCACCCTGATCAGCCAAACCCAAAAGTTTTTGCTCAAATGGAATTTTCTGTTCAAAGTAAAAGTTGATAGGAAGTCCACTTACTAATTTCACTTTTTCTTTTTTTGCTAAATACCCCAAAGTTGTCTTCATCACTACTTCACTTGTCTCAGCTTCGGCTTTGTTATTGTTGAGAGAAAAATATTTAACATCACTGTATTCTACCGCAGCATTTCCTACAAACAATTCATCGTTGTAAATGAAGTGATCTGATTTTATATTTTGTTCAAATAGGTCTTTTGCTTCCCCAGCTATTGTTGGTTGACGAAAGAATTTCCCCCCCCTCTCGCCTTTAGTCCATTTAAATCCTAGGTCTAAATTTAATGTGTTATGCAAAATGGTACAACCTCCTTTTAAGTCGTGTACACAGTTATACCAGATTGAGATATTCTGTTCTATTTGTGTACAGATGTAGCCTCTATAGGATGATTGTACCATCTAATATAATGATTGTACAGTATTATTTTTGTGTATTTAAAACTAAATACTCAATTTTTACCTATTGCCTTTCTTCAAGTAAAATTGATGTTTCATCAGGATTTAGCCTTCAAAAAATGTTGATATCTCAAGGATAATTCAGTCAACCATTCATGATTGTCACAATTTTCGCTGCGTGTGTCCAAAGCAAGGTCAATCATTGAAGATAATTGCTCAACAGTTAGATCAACATCATCAATTTCCACATCACAGTAAAAGTTGACAATCTCGTTGTACTTACTTGGGTTAGCTATACCGTTAGACTTGTTTTCTATGTATAGTTCTAAGTTCACTTTAGCTTCAGGATACTCTTTCTTAATCATGTTGACTGCCTCATGGTATGTAAACTTTCTCAGGTGATCTCCATCAAACTGAAAATAGATAATGAAACTATTAAAATGAAGTCTTCTTAATGTGTAGTCGTATGATACTGTTTTTTGATCGAAGATGTATTCCATGTCCAATTTCTTATCTTTAAAAGCTGGATAGAATACTCTCAAGTGTTTATCGAAGAGTTTAAACAAATTCTTATCGTTCAGTTTTATCATATGTATTTCCCTTTCTGTTAGTAGTGATCATTCTCGCTTTGGTAATACTCCAAGTCGTAATTCAATTGCCACTCTACAAGTTTTACTATGTATCTGTCATACTTCTCTTTCTCAATTAATCCCTCTTCATATTTACTGTTTAAGTAGTTCATATAATTTTGGATCTGAATAATGCATCACCTCTATTCTCGGTTTGATCGTAAATCTAGGACTTGTTCCTTCCTTGTCTTTAGCTCTTCTAAAATTAACTCTTCAGGAATCAAATTGCCGAATCCAACACTATTTTTGGTAAATGGACTGTCAATTCCTACATTGATTTGATTCACATAATTCGATGGTCTACTATGAATATGTCCATGAATCGAATAAGCATTTGGTGTTAATCCAATTTCAATCGGATAGTGGAAAAGGAATAGATGCTGCTTATTGATCTTTCTAACAATCATGTTTTCAACTTCTTCGAAGTGATGAGCCATTTTCTTTACTGCGTTAGCATTGTCATGGTTACCAACAGCTAAATGAATTTTGCCATTTAGTCTTGGAATGATACTCTCCCATCTAGTGATTCCACCAAATACAAGGTCACCAAGATGATAAACCGTATCATTGCTGCTTACTGTGTTATTCCATTGTTCAATTAGGTATTTGTTCATCTCTTCAGTTGTATTGAATGGTCTGTTCTCATGCTGAATGATATTATTATGTGAGAAGTGGCTGTCCGATGTATACCAAACTGACAATTTACTTATCCTCCTTAACCTTTAAAGGCGTGTAACAATCTGAACAAATAATCCATGTACATGTATCTAAGCAATTTGAAAACTGATACCACTTAGATGGCACAAAATACTCTTTAGTTGATATGAATTTTGGTGTATCTTCACAGTTCCGACAGTATAAAAAGTCGGTGTTACTGTTTAGTCTTGCTGATGGTTTATAGCCGTATATGCCTAAGTGCTTATTTACTTTTTTCATCTTTTCTCCGTTAGTACATATATAAATGTTTGATAAGGAATAATCACGATGATTGCCCCAATCATGAACCACAACAAGTGACCCCAAGTAAATACCAGCTTGCCTTTTACCACACGTATAAATACAACCAGACTGAAGATTAAACATAGAGCCAACAAAGCATTGAAAATTATATTTACTATATGAACCTCTCCTTTTCAATTCAAATGCATCTTTTACTTAAACATCCTATGTATTATTTTTCTTCAAAATCCGAACCATTAAATCATTGGTAATCTTCAAATCTTCACTGTGTAGTGCATGAATTATATCTAATGCTCTCATCTGTTCAACTGACATTTTACTGTTTAAGTTAATTGGCTGCATAAACAATAGCTCATACGTAGTAACACCTAATGTATCCGCAATGTTTTCTAATTTACCCATGCGCGGTTCATTCCTACCACTTTCCCAATAGCCTATGGTAGCACCTGACACACCTAGCTTTTGACCCAACTCTTCCTTCGATAACTCCATTCTTTCACGGAACCTCTTCAAATTACGTGCAAAATTTAATTCACTCATGTTGAACCTCCTATTTGATTTTCTTAATAATAGCAATCACTATTACTTTTGATCAAATATAAGTTTCATTTAAACTATGTATTCTATGTATTAAGTGAATGCTGGTCTTAGTTTCTTTATAGCACACTTATATTGATAATGAGTCGCCTGTCTAGTTTGATTTATCCCTTCACCAATCTCAGTGACTCCCATACCATCAAAAAAGAACTTCTTAGCAACGTATCTCTCTTTTTCATTAAGCTTCGTATCTAGTAATTCTTTTAATTGATTATTAAACTCATCTTCTTCCACCTGATTAAGTTTAGTGTGTTCATCATTGGCTAGAATTTCTGAAATTAATTTATCTGCACCATCGCTCGTTTTACCAATAGGCGTCTCAAGACTTACGGTTTGAAACGAATTGCGACACTTCATACGCTTGTGACGTTCAGCTTTGACAAATTCCATCCACACAACATTTCCAATATAGGTAGATAGTTTAGTATCTTTACTTGTGTCATATGTATCAAAAGCTTTTACTAATCCTATTGATCCTATTCCAACTAAGTCATCCAAGTCGTCTTTGAAACCAAACTCCTTCCACTTGTGAGCAAGTTTAACTACAATGCGAATATTATTGTTGATTACTTGGTTTCTTAGTTCCTTATCATTTGTCTCTTTCGCGAGTTTGATCATTGCTTCATTATCAAAACTTGGATCATAATGTCTCATCATATTATCAAAATTCATTTGTCTCACCTTTTTGTACACTATGTTTGATGTACAATCCTTCTTCTGTAATTTCTAATAAGTTGATCTGCTTACCGTATGCACATGCCCCATCTATACCAATCTTGTCTCCTTTAGGATCGAACCAAATTTCAGCAGAACCGTGTAAATGAATTGCTGGAGTATGCCCAAAAATTACTTTCTTTTTTAGACTGGTGAAATTGTGATAGAATTGCTCTCTAATCCATATAAAATCAGACTCAGAAGTGTTTTTTCAGTTACTTAACATTGGATTGATTCCTGCATGAACGTATATATGTCTCTCGTCCTCATGACACAGCGACAATACATCAAGAAAATCAATGTGGTGCTGATAATGTTTACGTATATACTCTTTTACTTCTATGTATTTATCCCAGTCGAATCCTTCTTCGAAATAATCTCCACCAATGTAGCCAATTAGTGTTGTGAACCCACCATTATTAAGCCATTGAGCATCATAGAGCTCATCATCATTTTTTAGTGCTGCTACCATCATGTCATCGTGATTACCTTTTAACGCTACAACATCATGATCAAACTTTAGCTTTATAATCTGTTCAATGACTTGCTTACTTTTCATGCCTCTATCTACATAATCTCCGAGTAATATTAATTGATCATTTGTTGAATCATATTTGTTTTTATTGAGTATTAAATTAAATTCATCAAGGCATCCATGAATGTCGCTAACAACGAGTTTTCTGATGTTTTGAGCCTCATTTCCATTGATTTATTATATAAATTACATTAAAATTATCATATTGCAGGGGTGCAATAGTCGAAGGTTTAATAGGGAGCAGTCATTACCTTAATTGGTGTGACTGCTTTTTTGATGAAGCAAGTGTTTTATAAAATTATAAAAATTTTAACTTTATTATGAATCTGATTTCATAGTAGCTACGTATAGATTAATAAAAGGAGTGGTCATAAATGGAAGAAAAGGTCGGATTGAATTTTTACTCTAATCTAAAAGAAATATTAGATTTTTATGATGAGGAGCTATCAAGCAAAAAACTAATTCCAACAACTAAATTGGATGCTTTGTACGTATGGACTGCTTTGGCTTTAATTGTAAGTGGGACAACACTCCTTTTTATCAGTCTAGGCAACTTTAAATCTCTTCTTTCAGTTCTCCTTTCAACTTTGGCAATTGTACTGCTTTTATCCGCTTTGGGTTTGATGCAACTTATAGTCAATTCAAGGGGTAAAACCGTGAAATTATACTTTGGTGATGGTGAAAAACAGCAGTACTTAACGCTTGAAAATAAAAGATCAAGTAAAAACGAAAATAATATTCTCTTTGCATATCGAACTGATAGAATCGCAAGTAAATTGAATGAAATGGGAATATATAAAGTCGAACACATTACAGCTATCGCTGAGCACTTAGAGAGCCACAGTCAAAACACTAAAAGTATAAAATGGCTTCCTATCGGCATTTTTGGATTGTTCTTAATTCCTCTGTGGACAGAATTTGTAGGCAAATACTTAAGCGGCACTTCTTCTGTTATTTTCTTAATCCTATTAGGGTCGGTACTTGCTACTGTTGTATACTTGCTGAATATTGCTTTCAGGATTATCCTATGGCCTGAAACTGATAAGCAGATAGAGATTGCTACCATCATGAAAATTTTATTAACTTCTAGAGTTTAATCAGATCCAAAGAGGGAGAGCCACTCCCTTTTTTTTGATCAAACTAGACTTTCACAGACTTTTGTTTGTTAATCAGAGCCTCTATTTCTTTTAACTTTTCTAAGCTTAGCGATCCAACTTTCTCTCTCAGGCTGACCACTAGATCCCTGCGTTCATTTGCTCGATTAACTCTATCCCAGTATTCATTGGGGTTAATAAATGCTTTGTAATGTCCCAATACCCCATTGTTATTGGTCAGAGTTCTCTTATCCAATCTAATGGGATGTTTATCTCCTTCTTGAGAAACGTATACACTTGATGTATTTACTTTTTGTACGATGTATTCTTTTAAATTTGTTTCTTTATATAGAAAGCCACTGATATTCACATAAAGCGTCTGACCAACTTCAATATTTTTCATTATTCAGCCTCCAATAGTTCGGGATTATCGTGAATGTTTCCAACAATTTCGCACTCATCCGATACATAAGCATAGTCATAACTTAGTGGCTGATCTCCCAAATGCCACGCATATTCTCTATATTCGATCATCTCATTATGATATGTAGGATATGTATTCTCTGGATTTTCGTATAGATCGGGAACTTTAAAGATGTCTTTGTCATAGGCTGCAACACCATTTTTATCTTTTAGTCCTATGCATTTACTAACAGTAGACGCCTCTACCAAATACCAATGCGTAGTGTTAAAGTAATCATCATGCCAATCGACAATTTCACCAACAATCACGTCATCTCCAATCAAGTATCCGTAAACCCATTCACCTGTTTCAATGTGTTTTCCACGATGCTTATTGCTCATATTTATCCACTCCTTCATGACCCAAGCTGACCTCCAAAGTCAGTAGCACCAACTCGATGTCTTCCATGTTTATCGTGTGGTCTGACTCTCGCAGCATCGTTACTCCAAGCCGTTCCAAAAATTTATAGTCTAAGACCCATCCACCTTCACTATCAGCATGCCGCGGGAATTTGATTTTACGTGCCTCATCAAGCTCCTTGCGAAGCCGTTCTGTTTCACCAAGAAGAAAAAATACATCATTCGTAAGTTCACTCGTGTCACTCCAGCCCGGGCTGTTTGCATCGTAGATCATTCGTTCCGTTGCCCGTTTTCTGATTTCTTCTTCCCAATTCATAATCATTCTTCCTCCTCTATTATTCTGTGTAAAATTAGATTTTCTTGGACTTATTTATTGCCTGTGAGTTTCCATTGTTCAAAAACTTCTTGAGATTTATCGCTAAAGTTAAACCATTCAGGAGCAATCTTTAATGACTTAACGGTTTCGATTACACAATTTTCACACAGATCAAATTTCCACTTCTCTCGCTCATAAACACTTCCTTCTTTAAAGTTTACATGAAACTCATAGGAGAAATTTTCCCAAACATAGTGATCCACTTGTTCATATTTCGTTGTCTTGCCACATTTATTACATGTTGTTGATTCGTGAATCTCTTTTTCTTCTGTTATTGTCTCTTTGCGATAGTTCTTCATTTTCACATCTCCATTCATTTAATCTCAACCTATATGTATTAAAAATTGTTGGTGGCAATTGCAATGGCTATATGGCGTTTCTCTGACTGAGTTTCTTTGATATCCTTGTTGATGGCTGCCAATTCGTTCTCTAAACTTGCAATTAAATTGTCGCATTCGATGCGAACATTTTCTGATCGAGTCTTGTACTTTTTATATTTTAATACAGCAATCTCAGCTTCATATTTGATTGACAGTTCTTCTGCTTTCTTCCGTTTCGCCATTTCTGATCTATGTATTTTGCGTAATTCTTTTTTGTAAAAATCCACTATTCTATCTCTAAATGAAATATGATCACGGTTGTCTCTGTCGATATCATACATTGTTGTGACTAAGTTACCTTCCATGTTTAAATAAATCGCGATCTTCTTAGCATATGAAAACATGTGACCATCAACACCTTCATTGTCTGGAACTATACCAATGTATTCGGCTGTTTTCAGTAGTGATCTGACATACTCCGTTGCGGATCTCTTGTTCTTACCAAAGTTCGGATATCGTTCTTGCACACGTAAGAAGGCGTGCTGGGAGATTTCTATGTTATTCACTTTAAAGTTCATGTTAACAACTCCTTGTTATATGTAATTTAAATTTTGATAAAAGACGGCTTTTACTTAAACAATGACTTTTCCTTCTAACCGATCATATGCAGCCTTAACTCTTTCTGAAACTTCTATGTATGAATCTTTGTTCTGATATAGATCAATAACCTCACCATTTTCAACGATAAAACGATTATAGTAGTATTGAATATGTTTCTTATTGTCCTCTATCTTTACTGTTTGTCCAAGTATTACACACTTCTTAATCTTATATCGTACTTCCTCAAACGAATCGCAACTTAGATAACTCTTCATACACAGTTGACTGTAATTATCAATTACACTTGGCTTAATTTTCATATGTATTCTTCCTCCTATTGTTCATAACGTTCATCAATATATGTATAGCAGAGCTCTCGTTCTTTTGCATCCTTACCCGCTTCGTAACACATCTTCCTGTGCGCCTCACGAACACCTTCAAAGCATTTACACCAGAATAGATATTGAATTAGTTTGTTGAGCATATGTATTATCACCCTTTCAGTGACATAAGTAGTATTGATATAAAATTGAATGCTGCATGACTTATTATAGGGACCAACAAACTATTACTTTTCTTGTAATACCAACACCAGACGAATCCGATAAACACATATCCTATAAATGCTGTTGGATTGAAGTGTGGTATTGCGAATGCGACTGAACTTACTAGAGCCGCAATCGTGAATCCTAGTTTTTTGCTTAGACGTTTAAATATAAGACCTCTACATATGTACTCTTCTATCATGGGACTAAATGTGACGCTGTAAATGTATAGAACTGGGATTGATACAGGTGTATTCAGTATTGTAGCAGTCTCAATGTATTTACTTGTCAATGAGTTGATCAGACTGAAACCTATAAAAGCGAACATCGTTGAGTATAGTATATTTTCAATGTTATTTCTGTGTTTAAAAGTACTTAGTCCAGCAGACAACTTATGTTTGTTTTTGATAATGAACCAAAAGAGCAAAATTGGTGGTACTAATACTAGTACAATCTTTTCTATAACAGATCACCTTCTTTATCATTTGTTCCCTCCTAAAAGAAAAAAGTACAGGTTCTCTTTGACCTGTACTCAGTTTATCATCTATAATATTGTTTGTCTAGTGTTATTTTAGTGTAATTATTTTCTTTTTAAGTGTCTAACTTTGATTTTATATATCTCAGCATCCTCAGTTGTTTCCATTGTTTCTTCGGTGTATATATCCCATTCATCTCCATTAAAATTTGGAAAATAAGAATCACCATGAAATGTATGTTGTATCTCATTGATATATAAGTCTTCAACAATCGGTATGAATTGTTCGTAAACTTTAGAACCACCAATAATGAAGGTTTCGTTGTGTGAGTCAGCGGACAACTTCAATACATCATCTATATTATTAACAATAATACAGCCCTTCTGGTTATAATCAGAATTACTAGTTAGAATAACATTAGTTCGATTAGGTAAAGTTTTTCCAATTGATTCGTAGGTTTTTCTACCCATTATTACGTTAGCACCAGTTGTCTTTTCTTTAAAATAAGTCAGATCCCATGGTATATGCCAAGGCAGTTTACCTTTACTGCCAATTAAGCCATTTTTATCTGTAGCCACAATTATCGAAAGCTTACTCATACAGAAACCTTTCCTTTGATTGCAGGATGCGGATTATAATCCTCTACAATAAAATCATCATATGTAAAGCCGAAGATATCTTCTACATTAGGATTGAGTTTGACACGAGGAAGTTCTTTAGGTTCTCGGCTGATTTGTGTTTTAATCTGTTCAATGTGATTTGTATAAATGTGTACATCTCCCCCAGAGTAGATTAAATCTCCCACTTCCAGATCACATACTTGAGCTACCATCATAGTTAAAAGTCCATAGCAAGCTAAATTAAATGGCAGCCCAAGGAAAACATCGGTTGAACGCATATTAAATTTACAAGATAGTTTGCCATAAGCGACATAGAACTGGAAGGCAAAATGGCAAGGAGGAAGTTTCATGTCTCTTATTTCGCCAACGTTCCAAGCCGATACTAAATGTCTGCGGGAATCAGGATTTGTCTTTATTAATTGAATGATATTAGAGATCTGATCAATTGTTTCATCGGTCAAAACTTTCATATCTAAATCTTCATCATATTGTATATCTGCCACCTGCCATTCTCGCCACTGAGAACCGTATACTGGCCCCAATTCCCCGTTTTCATCAGCCCATTCATCCCAAATTCGTACTCCATGTTCCTTTAGATAGGCGATATTTGTATTCCCACTCAAGAACCAAAGCAGCTCATGAATGACCGATTTGAGATGAATACGTTTAGTAGTTAAAAAAGGAGCTCCTTTACTTAAGTCGTGACGAATTGTATAGTCAAATACCGATATAGTTCCAGTACTAGTTCTATCTTCTTTAAATACCCCATTCTCAAGTACATATTTACATAATTCAATATAATCCATGTCTAATTTGTTCAAATTGTATCTCCTTTAATTTCAAGTAAAAAGGCAGTGGATTCACCACCGCCCATATGTATTAGTTAAATCTCAATGTTCCTAGATCAATCTGACGCTTGATTTCTTCTTCAATCTTGGGTTCTGGGGCTTCCCATCCATCTGGTTTAATTACTTTTCCAACTTCATTGTAATGTGGATTACCATCAGAAAATAGTTTTTGCATGTTTGCACTATGTACAATATCAAAAATTTTGTCTGGAATAACCGATGTTTCAACAAGTCCACCTTCGGCAAAGTATTTGATATCAATTAGTGCATCAACTTGTCCAATCAATCGATCTTCAGGAAAGGGTTTAGTCAATTGTTTATCGTATGTATCGTAAATTGAATTAATGAGGTTGTGTACAAAATCATTAAACTTTAATTTATCTCCATCGGATGATGCATATAGAAGTTCAACTACCTCTTCCATGATAAAATTAGCTCTATTTGTAACGAGTTTATCATCTAGTGGAGTCGGCATTTCAGGTGCTGGACAGTTAAATGCCTTTTGGAACTCTCTCACTTTCATAAAGTCAGTTTTAGTGGAATCCAAATTAGTCATATGTATGTATTTATCTCCTTGATTAGTCAGATCGTTTAATGTGTAGTTGCATTTCATATCTATTACTGCTTTATTGTACGCTAATGCTGCATCATTTTCGCATTCGTAATAGCCTAGATGATATTGTTTTTTATCTTTGGCTATGTACGCTCTCCATAACTGCTTTCTTTTGTTCCACCCAACGCCCTTATATCTTGAATATATATTTGCTTTTTTTCTGTTGGTTATGTATGTTTTCCACTCATCTTTTTTCATAATGGGGACATTCATTTAAACAGGCATATTCACCAAATAATTTAGATGCATAGTAGTTATATGCATTCGCCGCCGCTATCTCATTTGTAAAATTTAAATTTACAGCCTCACAACAATAGTCAGCCGTAATCTTCATTCTCCACGTTGTTAGACCAATATGCTCTCTTTTGGATACACCTTTATAAATTGAACTTCCGTTATTTGGTATTTTTCTCATGTTTCTAGAGTTTTCTTTTGATGTGCATATCCTAAGATTTTTCTTCCTATTGTCAAGACGATTATGATTTATGTGATCCACTTCTAGACCTGAAGGACAGTCGGTTATTAAACGATGCATTCTGATATTAATTCTTTTTTCACCATCGTTTTGCATTTTCAAAGCATATCCTAAGTCACAGTACCACTTCCATTGATTTAAATAATCGTAATCATCGTCATCTACTAAACAAACCTCGCCTGTCGATAGTATAATTTCTTTAGTCAATTAAGTTCCTTTCATCATCGATTAAGACTTGAAATTCTCTAAGTGTTTCCGCTGTAGGGTAACTCTCAAATCTAAATTTTTTAACTATTTTATTTTTGTCTTTTAATACGTCCCCTATAACATCAAGTGCTCCGCAGTAAACATCATAAATGGAGTTTCCGCTACCAAACAAAATAATTCTTCTTCCCTCTAACAATAAGAGCTTATTATAGATCATTTTAAAATATTCATGCGGAACTCCTTTGCCAACGGTCGATGTGCCAATAAATAATGCCTTATAATTTTTAAAATCTAATCTACTAGGACTAATAGTTGCTAAATTATATAAATCAAATCCATCAGTATTACAAAGTTCAACTAATGCTTTTGTGTTTCCAGACATCGAGTAATAAAAAATAGCTTTGGTTCTAGAGATCGAAACCATCCCCGCTCTCATGACCATATGAAATTACATTTGTCTGAAAGAAGTCGCCTTTTGTGTTGCCTCCTTTAGTTCCATAAGTTATAATCCACTGTGATTTCAGTTCTTTATTGTCTGGATATACTTCCTCAAGTCCCGCATTTCTACAAATAACATTCGATAGGTACTCAATATAGTCTTTATATTCTGATACTGAAAGAATATCAATTCCATCGAAAATATAATCTGCCCACTCTTTTTCCTTTTCAACACAAAAACGAATGAAATTAATTGCATTATTATAATTTTCTTTTGTATTTAGCTGTTCATTTTCAAGCATGAGTATCTTCATTACATCTCCATAAAATACAGAATGAAAGTTTTCATCAGTTTTAATTAAGTTAACCATATTGTTGGAACCTATCATTCTATTGGATCTTGCTAAAGAGTTAAAGTATACAAATGCACCAGTAAAGAAAACTCCTTCCAATACCAGATTCGCAAGTAAAGCATGATATAGTTTATTGAAGTCTGTAGGATTATCAATAAAGTCTTGTATCTTGTCAAAAATCATATTGTTACGCTCCCTTAAGATATGGATTTCTTTAGGAGCATTAAATGCCTGTTTCTTTTCCTCAGAATTAAGCATTGTAGAAGTAAGGTATTGATATGATCTAGCATGAAGCCCTTCAAACGCCCCAATGATCTGAATAACTGCTGCAACACTAGGATCTGTGCATGTATGACCAATTGTGAAATTAAATCTGTTTGCAACCGAATCTAGAGATGTTAGCATACCAGTTAATACGTTATACACATATTTCTCTCTCTCAGTTAGAGAATCTCTGTATTGCTTTAGATCATTTGTGAGTCTAATCTCGTCTTCAATCCAATAGTTTCCAAACAGTTCTTTATATAGTGTCAACATGTGAGGATATTTAATATCATCCCAATCACATATTCCACTTGCTACTCCACCAAAAATCTTTGTGGCTTTATTCTTAACTTCACCATTGAATACTCTAAATGACAAAATATCGCTCCATTCAACTTTATTAGTTGAGGGAGAAATTCTCCCTCACTTTTTATTTATCCACTACAGGATTCACAATTTTCTTTTCGATTTACAGAATTCTTATCAACGTAATTGTAGTAAAGAGATTTTAAAGAGTTCTTCCATGCAAATGTATGTATTTTTAACATCTCACTAGCTTTTACTGATTCATGAACCATAACGTTGTGTGAAATAGATTGATCAATTCCTTTTTGAGCAGCGGCAATAATCTTCAATGACCACAATTCATCCATCTCAAAACCTGATTTGTAGTACCACTTTGTCTTCGCGCTGTAGTTAGCAGGAATAACAGTCACGTTCATACCTTGTTTTTCTTCTTGGAAAATAACTTCATATGGTGCATCTAAAGACGCGAATACATTATTGATCAAACTATTTGATCCAGTAGGCGCAATACAGCTAAGGTTCCCGTTCCGTATGCCCTGAGACATGATACGTTTCTTGAGATCAACCCATTCAGAAGAGCTATAATTTCGTTTCTCGAAGTATTCTCCCGTATCCCAATCAGAACCTTTGAACTTTGGATAACTTCCTTTTTCAATTGCTAATTTATGACTAGCAAGAATATGAGCATAGTTAAGTTTCTCGAACACTTCTGTTACATATTCAGAAGCTTTATCAGATTCCCAACGTATACCTTTATCCGCTAATAAATTGGCTAACCCCATGGCTCCAGCACCTACACTACGATATAAGTTATTCGTATGAGTAGCTTGTTCGACTACTGTCCTATTCAGAGTAATAACGTTATCTAATAGTCTAAATTGAATATCGATAACAGATTGGAGATCGATGTCATCATTTCCGAAAACAGCAGGAAGAGAAATGGAACTTAAATTGCATGTAACAAGACCTGAACCAACTTTCTTTTCTACAACAGTTCCATCCGGTAAAAGTTCTTTGGATAGGAACTCATCCACATCGCAGTTCAAAACGATCTCCGAACAAAGATTGGAAGAAATCGGTATTCCTTCATGTCCATTTGGATTCATTCTGGCAGCAGTATCAATGTAGTATATATAAGGAGTACCACCTGTTTTTTGCGCCTCAAAAATTGATTTGTAAATATCAGTTGCTTTTACAACCTTTTTAATTTCAAGATTATCATTCTTTTCAATCAATCTATAATAATATGTAAATGCATGGTCTTTCTTGTTTGGAATCTCGTTTTCCTGAAGTAGTTTTTTATCATATAACTTATTTACATCGATCCCCATTTTCTTATTAACTTCATAGGGATCGAATATAGTCCATGTGTCACGACTATTCAATCTTCGCATGAATTCATCTGGGACGTTCACAGCAGTAAAAATAGAATGAGCTCTTCTTTCTTGAGACCCTGTTTTCATTCTTAGGTCAAGAAAATCAAAGATATCAGCATGCCATAAAGGAAGGTAGAGAGCGATTCCTCCCGGTCTCATATTTAACTGATTGACATATGTTGCAATTTCATTGAACAGTTTTGATGGCCCAACAACACCAGTCGATCTTCCCTTGTATCCTCGAATCCAACTACCATGAGATCTAAGTTTTCCTAGATAAATACCTAATCCTGCTCCGTTCTGACTGAATGTTGATGCATCTTTTACTGCATTCATAATACTGTTTAAGCTATCATCGACAGTAATGATATGACATGAACTTAGTGTTCCAGAAGCTCTTCCGCTATTAGATAGTGTTGGTGTAGCCAAACCAATAAGATGATTACTAAGTGCATCGTAAGAATCTTTGACATATGTCATTCTTTTAGTTTTGTCTTCATCTTTCAGAAGATAAAGTACTGTTGTTAAATAACGTTCTTGGAAAAGCTCTAAAGTTTCTTCGTTATATCCTTTTGCTAGATAATTTTTATTAAACAGAAATAATCCAGCATAGCTAAACTTACGATCTCTCTCTTTATTGATATATAAACCAGCTTCATCTAATTCTTTTTTACTATATTCTTTCAAAATGTCTTCTGAATATATTCCTTTTTCAGTTAACATCTTGACAAGAGTATAATAATCTCCGTAACCATTTTTATAGTCAAAGCCCCGTTCTTTTGAAGCCTCTTTGTATTTTTTTCGTCTAAATGCTGACGCAGAAAGATATGTGAAATTCGGAGTAAACTGATTAATCATGTTGTTTGATTCTCTTACAATTAAGTCAAATAAATAATCAGCTTTTACTTCCTTTTTGCTAGTGACTTCGGAAATAATCTTGTTCAGTAAATTCTCTAAATCACTTTTTTCAAATTCTTTTCCACTATCCTGTACAATCTCTTCAAAGAACCTGATGAATCTTTCCTCAATAAATTCTGTTTTCTGAATATAAGACCCACGATCTTTTAGTACTACTGTCAACTAAACATCTCCTCTGTCTATGTGTATCTTTGTAAAAGAATTATTTTATTATGATATACCTTATGTATTAATACTCTATATCTACCACTAACAATCTATCTCCAGCATCCATCACATATCCTTGCTTAAAGAAACGTCCAATAGCATACTCTACGGCTACCTTTTGCATCTCTTTAATTGTGATATCATTGTCTCCCGCCATCTCAACACAATCTTCTTCATCAACATTGACTAAAAATTCAACTTCTTCTGCATCGTTCTTGGCGAATCTACGTTCTAGTATTACATTAAACTGCACTATCATCACCTCCTTGAATTAATCACTTGCTATCTCTGGTGTGGAAAGTTACTCGATCAAACTCTCCCCAAGCATTTCTCCACACCTCTTGTCCATACTTATCAAACTCATCGAATTGCTTCTTACCCAACTTCTTTTTCATCGTCTTACTAATGTAACCATCCTCATGTAGCATACTCTCATTTTCTGTGCCAATATCATCTTTAAAACAGTCGATCAGCACTCTGGACAAGCTAAGTGTTGCTTCGTTTAAATGAATTACTTTTCCACTCCTTGTTACCCTCTCGTTCTCTTTTCATCTCAAGATGGGCTCTTACTTGGAAATACTCTTTCGTGCTTTCTTTCATCTTGTTGTTACTGAGATGTTGTCGATCAAGAGCCATATTCAGATCCTTTAGACTTTCATTTAACTTATCGAGTGACTTTTGAATCCGACTATTTCTATCCATCTTCAACACCTCTTCTTGTTGTTTATCTTACTCTTTTAATATAATCCATAAATCATTAATTGTAAAGTGTTATTTTAGTGTAATTAAGTATAAATTAATCTCTTGGTTTAAGATTAAACATAATACTACCAAACAATGTATCGTTTGCACTACCAGTAAAATTATCCAATACATGATCATTATCTTTGTCTGTATGTTCAATGATAAGCACATTGTACTTCTGATCATAGTGCATTCCGCCAAGTTTAAATTGTACAGGAATACTCAGAGAAGACGCTGCCGAAGTTATTGCTTGAACCAACTCGGATTCATGCTTCTCCCTAATTGTTTTGTACGTGCCATTTGGCAGTGTAATAGTGTATGAGGTATCGTCAATGGTAAACGTAAATGTGTTATTGCTTGATGTAATTGTCACTTGATGATTGATATCTACTGATCCCCAAACTTGTTGTCCGTATGCTGCTATTCTATCCATCTCCCTTGTTGTTTGTTTAATGTTCTACTTCTTTATAAAAGGTACATTTTATTTAGAAAATGATGTTATACTCTAAATGCCAACAGAAGTTACGTTACATGATAATGTAACCACTGAATATTAAGTCATGAATGGAGACCCTGGATGAAAATTGGAAGAAATGACCTTTGCACTTGCGGTAGTGGTAAGAAATACAAAGTATGTCATATGCAGCTTCCAGATAAGCCGTTAATTGATCCTTCTATTCCTGTAAACTCAGCAATAGATAGAAGGATGAGAGAAAATTTAATAAAACAATGCGTCCACCCAAATCAGGAAGAATGCAGAGGAGAACCAATCAAGGCTCACTCAATACAAAACAATCGTATTCTAAGAAAACTTGGAAGAAACGGCGACCTATATATGGTTAAGATGGTTGTGAATGAAACATCTAAAAGAATGAATCCTCGTTTTAAGGCCATTGGACGAAAGAAGGCAACGACCTTTAGTGGTTTTTGTAGTCATCATGACAAGGAATTGTTCCAACCAATTGAGGATCAAGACTTTTATGGCTCCGAACATCAAAAGTTTTTATTCTCCTATAGGGCTTTTTCATTTGAGTACCATAAAAAAGCAGAAGCAGCTAAATTACATAAGAAAAATGGAGATGATAAACCAAGTCTTTATACCAACTATGAGTATCTAGGTTTTAAGGAGGGGTATGATTTATCAACTAATGACAATGAATACACTAAAAGTCTTTATGATGAAGCACTTTTATCGAATGATTATGTAGCAGTTGAATCTGTAGAAGTTGTCCTGAACAAAGAAGTGCTTTTTTCGGTTAGTTCAGGATTCTATCTCGAATATGATCTGACAGGGGAAAAAATAAATGATTTGTCTAACCCAGAAGCTCGAATCCACCCTGTGACCCTAACTGTTTTCCCAGAAAATAAACGAACTATAATACTATTTAGTTGGCTTAGAGACAGTTCAGAAATATACTTTAACTTCAAACAACAATTGCTTGGTCTTAAGGTAGATCAACTAGAACAAATACTAAATAATATGATCCCGTCTTATTGTGAGAATGTGGTTTATAACCCAGACTTTATAGACAATATGAATTCTTCGAATAAATCTGACTATTTAAAAGTGTACTCATCAACAACTATGGATTATATACCGAGCAACATAAAGAAGAATCTACTTACTGCTACAAGTTATACTTTATTTTAGGTGTTTAACTGGGGCGCTTTGCGCTCCCTTTTTTATGAAATTTGACTTTCATTAACATTTCTACTTCTTACAACCCTTTTATATCAACGTTTTTCTGACTTCTCTTTTTGACAATAATTACAGATCATATCATCTTCTTCTGTTGAATGCATTTCTTCTCCTGAATATCTGTCTTCACAAACTTGGCAGTCGTATTTAATATAATGTAGTGGATTATATCCAGACCAAGTTTCCCCTAAATGTTCTGCAACTTGCCCAACTGCATTGGAATCAATATCAACCTTTTTAATTTCTCCCTCTTCGATGGTTCCATATACTTCACTATGCTTTCCAAGGATCTCACCAAAGTACGCTTCTTTCCCAATCGCATACTCAACTTCGCTTTCAGTAGCAACAAACAATCCTTCGACTTCGCCTTGACGACTACAATCCCAATTAAACTTGTATAGATACTTTTCTTCCATTTACTTCACCTCTGCTATGTATTTAAATAGTTTCAATATTGATTCCTAAACTCTTAACCTTTTCTATTGTCCCAAGACTTACTTCCTCCGTAACCAAATCCCATCCATACAATGTGACACCGTAATAAGCATCTGAAACATCTGCCTCTTCATCGTGAATCTCTCCACGTAATCTGATCGTCTTCTCTTTAAATGACTCTTGTCCAATCACGTTGTACTCACTATCATAAACATCAAAGATTTCTTCATCTTCTTCATGATATACATAGCCAGTACAGATACTATTGTCGTCAATACTCTTATCTAACTTCATCCATTCGTATACTGCTTCATCTGACGTTGCAATCAAATATGTAACAATTCCCGCTTTACTGCCTTTAGGTGCAAAGTGTTCGAATTTAATCTTGTATAGGTTCACTTGCTTCTCTCCTTTCTAAATCAAATACGCCATTTATTAGAATTTAGGATTAAGAGATTCATTCACAGTTGAAAAGATAACCTGAATTTGATTGGCCCAAGGCTTTAGGGTGGGATCTAATCTTCTAATCTCTCCGAGTTCTGTTTCAGAAACTTGATTGTAAAAATCGTTCTCTCCATATTTGATCCACTCAAATCCTTCACGAAGAACATTGATTCCGTTGATCAATTCCACGATAATTCCCTCTTTAAACGAATCATCATCTGAGTAATATGCATCAGTAATTTCTCTTAGGCGTTCTGGTGTCAATCCCATTGACTCCTCTCCTTTTAATACTCGTGTTAAATATTCATCTTTGTTTTCTTCTATGTATTTCATTGTCTCTTTAATGCCCACTCATTTGCCCCCTAAACTATTCGAAGACTGTTTACCGACATATGTCCAGATAATTCTTGATAAAGTCAATCAGCACATCTACATCTTGCTCTGTTGTTTGTTCGTTAATTATAAATTTATCAACGTCAATAAATTTACTATAGTCTCCACCGCCGTGATATTCATCAGCAACATGAATTTTAAGTTGCAAATTGCCTGTTATCTTAAGCAAATGAATATCGCTTCCTTCTGAAATTGGAAAATCAATTTCACGCTTATCAATTTTATTTTCTTCAATATATTCATTTATGGAATACAAAACATCATCGCATTGATCCTCATTAAAGTACGAATTATATCCGGGCACTTTACCTCTAAAATATGTGCTAAGTTTATTGTTTAACTTAGTTCGAGCTCGCTCAACTACCCCATCCATTGAAGCAACTAGGCCTACTTTTTCAGCTTCTCTCAAATAGTACCAGTCAGCATATTTTGTCATTTATAACTTCCCTTCTTTAAAATATTTACATCGCTATTCATAAATCATTTGAAAACTCCGATAACATAATAAACTCTATATAAAGGTTGGTGCGTATGGCTTTAACTATTGATTGGGGTACTTTAGTAGTTTCAATTCCGGTTGTTATAACTACTGCTTTAGCTGCAACTAAGTATCTTGTGAAAGCTTATTCGAATGAACATTTTGAGAAGCGAATGGAGTCTTTCAAAGCCGAATTGCAACAGGAGGCAGAAAAGAGAAAATTAGAAATGGAAAAAGAACATACTGAGTATTTAAAAAAGCTGGATAGTAAAATGATAGTCTCTGCCGATTACATACAGGAACGATATGTCAAGATAAAAGAAATACGAGCGCTAATGCAAGATAAATTTCTCACTGTAAAAAATGCTTCTCCTTCTGATTCGGTTCTTTCAAGTTATATTGAAACTGAAATTAGAAAATATTTAGATAATAATAGAATGTATTTTACAGATGAATATATAGATTTTATTGATAGCTTTATTCTGCATATCAACGAAGCTAGAATGAAAATGTATGAAGCATATGTTATACGAGACTCCACTAAATTCACCAATGCTCAAAAATATGAAAGGCATGAACAAGCTAGTGAATCTTTTGAAAAATTAGAAGCTCTCTATCATCAAATCGAAAAACATCTCCGCAATGATTATTTAGGAGCCCTTTGAAAATCGAGCCTTTGTGGGCTCTTTTATTCTTTACGCTCTTAGTGATAATTCAGATTCCCGATAAAATCTCACTTTTACTTAGTTATTCATCACCATATACAAACCAAGCTGGCAATCGTGGATCAACTATTTTGAACAGGTCATCGATAAATTCATATGCGTTCTCAATTACCTGATCTTTCTGATAAACAGTGTCACTACACTTGATTCCATTATCAATCATGAATTTAACTACTCTATCTAAGAGCTGTTTTTCAGTATCCATATACATTCTCCTTTCTCAAAGAAATATATCTTTCATAAGGTCTACTACCTATTCCGATTCTTCAAGTTCATCAATTTGTATATTCAACTGATCAATCTCGCCATCCAACTCAGTTACATTTGCCATCATTAATTGGATCGTTTGCAGTAGTCTATCTCTTTTTTCAACTTTAGTACCCAGTTCTTCAATGAGATCATCGTATTCTTTCATGTTGGACACCCTTTCTCACAGCAAGCCTTCTTTTGACTGTTTGGGGAGATAGTCTCCCCAATAATTATTTAACCTCTTCGGTCTTAGTAGTTGGCAATTGAATCATTGGAGTATTAGATCCACTTACATATGGAAGTGCTCCATCCCATTTCTTAATTGTCTCATATTGAACGAGTTGATTAGAGAGTGACTGCTGAAGCTCCTTGTTTGCTTTGGCTTGACCTTCTGCTTCAATCAATAGTTTGTCCGCGTTACCTTGTGCTTCTACTCTTTTACGGTCTGCTTCTTTCTTGGCAATCTCAAGTTCAGTAGTCTTGCGTTCCAATTCTTGAGAAGCTTCAACACGCTTATCAATTGCTTCCTGCGTCTTAGCATCTGGTTGAGGTACACCAACAGTTACATTAGATACGATAAAGCCCAATTCTTTAACATCATCAGCAAAGCGTTGTTGAACATCTACTCCTGCCTCAGATGATTTTTCACCATAAACATCAATTACTGTAAACTTAGAAATACCTTTACGAGCAGCGTCACGGAAACGTGTTTTGAGATATGTATCCTCAATTTCTTGAATCCCAATGGGGCCAAATGTATTGAAAATAGATGATACTTTACTAGGTTCTACTTGATAGTTGTAAGCAAAATCAATTGTGATGTTTTTACCATCTGACGTAGCAATCTGAATATCTTTGTATTCAACCGTTTGAATTCTGATAGGATACTTAGTTACTTTCTCAAACGCTCCAACCAATTTCCATCCTTGACTCAGTGTACTGTCTTTTACCCCACCATTTGGTGAATAAACAACCCCAACATATCCATTGGGAATTCTTGTTACAAAGAAACTCAACAATACAGCTCCTAGAATAATGACCGATGCAACCGCAATTGCTCCTACTTTAAATGTCTTTAGATTTGTCATTTACAATCTCCTCTTGTTTAAATTTATTGTATTTATTAACGACAAAGTTTCCTACTTTACTGAACACAGGAAACATAAGTGACCACAAGCCAAAGCCTAGGATAAAAATTAAAATGAGTCCTCCAATGAATGGCATCCTTCTTCTCCTTTATGGATGAATCCAAGCACAAATTTCATCTGCGCGAAGCAGCTCACAAAGTTGATTTAGATTACACTTACGTTTAACTGCGTCCCACATAGAACCCTTATATCCAAACTCTTTCTCACAAAATTCCACAGCCTCATCTACTTCCGTAAATGATTCTTCTCCGTTCTCCAAATCAATAATCAACATATTCCATTCTCCTCTATGTATGTTTGCTAATTTCGTACTGATCATGAATAATGTCTAATGCTTCCTGTAGTCCAAGAATCTCACCATCGTGAGCAATTGGATCTGTATCCTTGTAGTAATTAAGTGATACTTCAATTTCCTCAATAATCTTCTCAATTAATTTGTCCATGTATGGTATGTCTCCCTTTTAGAATCGAACAGTTGGGTAAGGATCGTAAATATCTCTCTTTCTACTTTGATACAAGTTCAAGTTAATAAATTCTTCGTTTAGTTTACGACTCTTCATCTCTTCAAGCATTGCAATTTCAATGTTGGTTTTTCGTTGTTGCGTTCGTAAAACTTCAAGTCTATTGGTGATATCAAGATAACTAAGTTCAGGAAACATTTATTTACCTCCTTTAGATTTTATGAGGGGAATATGTAGTATCATTAGTGCACTTGCTGGAGCCATCAGTTGACTCATAATAATTCCAATTATTTTACCGATCTCGGTGTAGGGTTTTAGCAAGAATACAAACTGAGCTAGATAATAATATGTGAAACCAAATACCAGCCAGAGGAACATAAACTTAAAGATTGTCAACGCTGCTTTAATTCTTCTCACTCCCCCAATACCTGATAAAGCCACTATTTTACCTAGATATCTGGCTTACAAAAGCCCTATGTATCAAGGATTTTTAATTGCTCTAATCCGTCTTTTCATTAATCTATCTCTCAAATCATAAAACTTGTTCATCCTATCAAACTCTTTATGTCTCTCTATATATCTGACTACAAATTCCGGTCTTTCATTTACTGCTGGCCTACTAAATACGACTTTACCGAAAAGAAATTCTTGTGCTTCATCATCCATTTGGTCACCCATCTGTGTATTAAAAAGTCATACACCCTTTACGGTATCTTTTGCCCTTATATTTGAATCGAGCAATAAATGTACGAACCAGAATCAATCCTTCATTCACTCGTTCAATTACGATTACGCCTTTCTCGGTCATCCATCTTAATTTACCTTGAACGTTTGGAATGGAGGATATCATCTTAATGAGATATCCCACTCCAACATTACTTTGCTCACAGCGTAACTTCGCATGTTCCGAAACCTTGATTCTAACTTTATTCTTGCTCATATGTATATTACCGTTTAATAGATTTGCGTTGTGTACGTTGCTTTTTGAATTTAGTCAACACAGATCCTTCCTTCCGTCCATTTTCTGCTGGTTTAACATATTGGAATGTGAAACCCTTTTTAGCTGCCTGTTGTTTCGCTGCAATGACTGCCCCAAGATAATCAGCAGGAAGATTGTCGATTACCACGTTTTGATTGTTGTTAGTAGTTGCAATTCCGTAAAATTTCATATGCATATTTCTCCATTCGTATATGTATTATTTTATTGTTTAATAGTTTCTCTATAATCCTCGATGAACAATTGGCATGTTTTAATCACTTTCTTTTTAGGTCGATACTGAGTCCAAACATTAATATTAAGTGATCCTAAAGCTTCAACTTCTGTAAATACAGGTACTTTGTTGTAATAATCTTCATCTGTTTTAAACTTCATCAGTTGTAATTTTCCACAATCAATCTTTACTGTGTTATTAGTTTTACCCATCAGTTTTTTATCCGAAATAAACAAATCTTTAATTAGAAATGTTCCCGGTTTAAAGTTGTTTCCTGAATAACGATAAAACTCTGCAAGATAGTTGATTAGATTTTCATTGACATTGTTGGCGCTAAATTCTAAATCATAATATAACGTGTCATCGGGCACAAAGTCTTTCAGGAAGTTATTTAATTCATCTTTCAATTCTTGTAGATTGTCTTTATTTAGACTTAAGCCTCCAGCACCGTCATGTCCACCAGTATGATTAACATTCTCACATTGTCCTAGTAAGTCTAACATTGAGAATTCTTCTAAACCACGAAAGCTTCCTGCATATGTATTTTCATGATCTCCATCACCCAATACGATTGCTGGTCTGTTGAATTTTTTAGATAATTCTTGTGCCACCAATCCGTTTAGTCCCTTACCGATAGATGGATCATACACAATGACTACTTTATCTTCATCTTTAATGCTGTCCTTGTGTCTCTCAAGTGCTTCAGCTTGAACAACTTTGCGATGTTCGTTCAATTTAATTAACTCTTTAACATACCCCTTTGTTTCTGGGATTACTTTGTCACACATCAGAAAATCAATTGCCAGTTTGATGTTATCCGCTCTCGTTGCTGCTGTTACTGCTGGACTAGCACCATACAAGAAATCTGTTGAGGAGAGATTTTTCAAGTCTGAGTTCATCGCTTCAAACAATAGCTTCATACCTTCATGTCGTAAACCTTTAAGTGACACTTTTGCAAAATATCTATTCTCCATTTCCTTCATACACATTACATCTGCCATTAAAGCGAACCCCGGCAAATCACTCAACTCAAGGGAGTATCGAGTATCCATGTAGTCATCTATAACTTGACACACCTTATATACTAACAACCCACCTGAAGCATTCTTATTTGGGTACTCGCATCCTGCTTGTTGAGGGTTCACTAAAATACAATATGGATTCTCTACGTCAACTGAGTGATGATCTATAACCAAACAATCAATACCCTTGTCCACTAAAAACTTCAATGGCTCAACATCATTACTACTACTATCTACTGCTATATATAAGTCTGTATCATCTTCAATTTGGTCAATGATGAATTTGGAGCCGTGTCCTTGACTACGTTCAACATATTTGATCTCTACATTGTCAGTGAACTTAATCAGAATCTTATAGAGTATCACTGCTGAAGAAATCCCGTCAAAATCCACATCGGCAAAAATTACAATCTTCTCACCGTTCTTAATTGCCCTAATGATCCTTAAAACCACCACATCAATATTCTTCAGCAGATACGGACTGTGTACTACACTAGAGAGTGGATTCAAAAACTCATCAATATTCTCAATTCCATTGATCTTAGCTAATTTTGAATATGTATTATCGTATGGCTCAAATGGAATCTGTGGTTGCTTTTGTTTCCATGCTATGGCAAAATCACTCCTTTATCAGAATTATTGAATAACTATTTTGAATTTTTCAGGCAATGCAATATTCTCATTATTATTGATCCAGCTATTTGTTAACCACTTGTCTACCAATCCTGTTTGTTTGTTGATGATTTTGATATTTGCTTTTCTCAAATCAATCACTCCCCCAGTTTGGATGTACTCGACTGATGCGTATTATATCTCAATTAGTTCAACAATCTTTACTTTACTAGTGTCGATTAGCGCATTACCCACTTCGTGCTTACGACTGATAACATAGTATCGTTTCTTAAACATATCTTGCATAAACTCCGAGAAATTTGCTTCACTATTATTTACTACTTCCTTTTTTGATCCATCATCAAATTCAATTATTACTTTCATTTATACCTCCTTATGTTGCTGAAAGAGCAGTTTCATTTAAACTTTTTATTGATGTATTTGAAAGCAATCATCCACAATGCAAATGTAGTCGCGCCGTACAATGCCGACAATTCAAAAGCATGTGAAGGATATGATTCAAATACGGGTTTGGCAAGACGATTCATTGTAACCAACCCAGCAAAAAGGGCATAACTAGCAATAATATTTTTCATATGTATTTCTCCTTTTGGTTGAATTAATTTAGTTCAGGCACAAGAGTATAAAATGTGTCGAAATTGTCTATCTTCGCATAGTCAACAAATCCATCTGGGAATAGAAGTTTATACCTTGGAACAGTCTTCGATCTTGTTGACACATCAATGGTAACTACACCTGTAATTACTGGACTGCCTCCATGCTTGCTATGTAGCTCTTTCAGTGACCAAAGAGCATTATTTACCTCATAACCATATTTCTCAGCAATTTTTGCCCCCATTAAAGGCTCTCTGGGAACAGCTCTAACAATACCTTCATTCATTTTTAATCCTCCTTTTTTCTAAAGCAACTATATTTTTATCAAATAATTACCTCCTTTTGGATTCTTTTTAACTCATCCATAGTAATAATTTCTCTATGGTAATACTCCGGGGCAATTCTCACCAATCCTTCAGCTAATTCCCAACTCAATTCTTTTCCTATTACATCTCCGTTGATTGTTTCATCTTGCCATTCAACAACTGCATATTTTGTATCCACATATGATCCTCCTTTCTCTAAGAAACTCTTCTTTTACTTACACTTCAAAATCCAAAAAATTTGCCGCCAATGTAACACTCTCTTTTGTATTTGGATTGTATACAACATAGCTCATCTGATTATCCGCATGCTCTCCAATCGGTATCTCTTTGAGAATCTCTACTTCAGTCCCTGCATCAAATTCAAACAGACAGTCTTGATCTACTTCAACGTAGCTATCTTGAATTTCTTCTCTCCAGAGATTCAGCATTAGAACATTCCTTTTTAACTTAGCAGTTTTCAAGATTTATCAATCTCCTTTTGTATGAAATTCAAATTTCACTTAGATTTCCTCTAATTCCATCATCGCTAGAATGTAAGCATCGTACTGATCTTCTGAAAACTCCCATCCAAATATAGCTATACTCCTATTGAATTCATCCAAGCAATCTTTTTTTATCTTGGATTCTAAGCGATCGCTGATTATTTTTAACAATTGATTTAGATCGCTATGTTTACTCATTTAACCTTGCTCCTTTTCTTAATGAAATCCAACATTCATTCTAATTATAAAATACTTTAATGTTATTTTTGTGTATTAGATAGTTTGTAAAATTCTTTCTTACAACAGATCCAGAATGAATGATTTTCTGCTCCATTATCGTCTTCTATGTATGTTTCCTCATCCACCGCTGCGCAGTCATCATATCGCTTCATGAGCAGCTCGTAATATCCCCCGACAGTGACTGGTACATTTCTCAACTTGTCCACAATTTTAACATGGGTGGCTTCCTCCTCATTTGCTGTTTGCAATAAATCAGAATCGCTTATCTCAACATACATTCAACCATCCCTCTCGATCTGATAATCTTATTATATTCTATATTTACATCAAGTCAAGTATTATTTTAGTGTAATTAAATTTGCATAAAAACTATATTTCATCTGATTATACGTCAGTCAAAATATCCATCATTTTTTCAATGGTCTCATCATTCAAACCATTGTTTGCTTTCCAATCTTCAACCAAAAACTTCAAAGGTGGACACTCTAGATCCCACCAAGCCAAATAACTTAATTCCTCAAGCTGATTTACTGTAAACATTGAACACCTCCTTAAACTCTGATTTTATATTTGTCCTCTTGTGTCATTCGTGTAAAAAAATCTACGCCATGATCTATTGGAGCGTCTTTCTCTCCCATTACACCTGTACATTTGATAGCAAATAAACAATATATATTATCTCGCAATACAAACTTTCTAGCTTCGTCTTTGATCTCATCGCTTGTTACGTTGTTATCAAAAGCCAACACAATCTCTACACCTAATCGCTCCAGCTTCAGCGCTTGAGCTTCACTAAGTTCATGTCCTCCTATGCTCACACTATTCTTAATACCATAACTCCACGCCTTCTGAACGCTCTTCTCAGCCTCAAACACATACACACGTCCAGTGGATTTAATGTGTTCATACGTTTTATCTAATCCATATAAAATTAAGCTTTTAGGAGTAGGTATAGGATACCAATACTTTGAGATTTTCAGTTTCTCATAATCAAGAGTTGTCCTTCCTTTCACTCCAACTAGAGAGCCAAGATCGTCCCTGACAGGTATGATTATGCAGTTGTCATTGAGAGAGTAGCCCACTTCAAATATTTTTTGTGCTTCGCATGATATCCCCTCCTCTAAGAACTTCCAATTTGGCATTGATATGTACATATTTAAAACTGATTCGTCAATCTTACGAAGTGGAACTTCATCTTTAGCTTCCGTTTTAGGTTCAATTGAATCAAGAAAGGATAGGATGGGATCTACCTCTTCTTTTACATTCTTATAATCCGAATAATAGCTGTATCCACACACTTGACAGATGTAATACATTGCCTTTGAAAATGAAATGTCTCTGTAGTGTTGCACCAAAGTTATTATATCTGCTGGTTTTGGTAGATTATCTGTATAGCAATTCACCAGTAACGAGTCAGTAAACACTTGTAGGCTTGAAGGATTGTCTCCTCCCGGTCTTGTTGATCGTATCTCACTACTATCTGACATTCTATCATTAATATGACACCCAAGAGAGATTAAAATATCAGCAACTTTATTGTCTCGTATTATGTTTTCCTTTAAAGTTTGGGCATCAATTTTATATCACCTCTCGTATCAATCTTTGTTTAAAGCCTTGCGTAAATTTGCAACTTCTTTTTCAGTCTTAAGCTTTTTGTTTTCTTTCTTAAGTTGCTTAAGTTCTTTTTCGCCTTGTGATGGAACCAGATATCCCTTTTCAATCCACAGATTCTTACCTTTGTCTACTTCAAAACAGAGGATATCCTTGTCCTTACCTCCGCGATTCTTATCAATTACTACCATGTAATAGTTAATATGCATTTCTAATTGTGTCGTAGACTCACCTATAAAGGGATCATTAGGATTGTAAATTACGAACTTATCATATTGATCTCGCGATATCGGTTTTGCCATCATTAAAGAATCTGCAACGTGCTTGATATGCTTGCCATTTGCAATAGCTTGACTGGTAAGCATATCATTGAATAAGCTATCATCAGTGAGTTGAAAGGTAGACCAAACAGGAATATCTTCGGTACTTGCTACTTCTTTAAGCATGTCTGCTGTTCTTACGAATGTCATCCAATCATGATCAGGTGCTTTCATTGTGTCATAAATAATCAACTGGCAATTTCTTAGTTTATGACGTTTAATTTGTCTCTTTAGAGTATTTTCATCGTACTTATTTAACTCCAAAAAGTATATCTTACTGTTTTGTTCTATGTATTTGGCTGCCTCTTTAACGATTTCTTCTTCATCCGCATTTAAAGTGCCTGTTACGATTTTGGTCTCATCAATACCGTCAATCCCTCTGCGCTTCATCTGCACATCAAAACCAAATTCGGGATTATTAAGTACACAGCTAATTTGCATACCTAGCCATTCAGCTTCATCTTGCTCGTTTACTAGTACCAATACGGGAATTTGTAGTTTGATTCCTAAGTAGCAAGCAATTTTACTTGTTGTTCTACTTTTACCACATCCGCTATGCATCCCAAAGAGGTTAAATTTCTTGCCCCTAAGCCCCCTAATTAACCCGTTAATGATCTCAAATGGAACTGGAACACCTACATCAGGAGTAAGCTTCCATTCTTCAATTTTGTCTGACATGTTGTGTCCTAGTATAATGCTATCTTCAACTCCACCTATGATAGTGCCAATGGTGTTGATCTGGTACTCCATACCTTTGATGATATCTTCTGTTCCAATCTTATCAAAATCTTTTCTCCCCATTAGCTTTTGCACCGGGAATCCTTTTCTTTCTAGTTCTCTTAATAGAGAATACTTCTTAAGTTTTTCGTAGTAAACTGGAAAATCGTCTAAATCTACAAGTTTCATAATTCTGTGAATACATTTGTAACCTTTTAAATAGTCATATTTCGTTTTTCGATCTGGGTCTGAGTTCATATAAATATTTATCTTTACTTCATTAATTTCTGTTCCTGCATGTTGACTGTAGAGATCCATAAGTGAATCATAGAGAAACTTATTTGAAGGTTGGTTAAAATCATAGTTAGATTTTATTAGTTCACTATAATCTAGAAGTAAATCGGGATTAGAGTACATGCTGCCTACTATTAACATCTCTGTTGCCAAATCCTCAACCTTTGAAACCTCTTCAGAAATAATATCACCGCCTTAGTTAATCGAACAATGTGGTAATGTCTAACGCTTCCTTGCTTTCATTTACTTTTTTATTCTGGGCACTATTAATGGCTTTATTTACGACTCTCATTGAATCTACGTGGTTAATCAGTATCTCTGTTTCTGCTTTCTGTTTTGCAGATTTACTTTCGTCTCTCAGGCAGTTCTCAATGTTGTTTTTTACGATAGCGAAACAGTACTTGAGTTCACTCATTAAATTCTTAAATTCTTTATTTCCCCTTGCCCACTCAATCTTCTCTGAGCAATATGTATATGTATTCTCAATGGTCTGATATGTAATTCCTTGCTTGTAACGCTTACTGACTTTTCCAAATAACACAGAGTCATTTCTTAATTCTTGAATGTAAGGATAGAATGTGTTTGGTATAGTGCTAACTTTTTTCAATTTATGGATTCTCGCTATTGTATTTGCTAATCTATCCATTTCAAGTCGCTCTTTTGCTTTAAACTCTTTAACTTTTAAATATTTCTCATAGCAATACTCAACATGATAATATCGCTTATCTTCACCATATTTCATATCTTCCTTCTGCCCATATTGAGTACAAATTGGACACTTGACTGGTCTAGCCAGTTAAATCACCTCCTTAGAATACAAAGCCCTCAAACTCAGGCAATCTCAAGAAATTGTTTTTAGTATATCCTCTGTGTTTAACCACACACTTGATAACCGGATCAATGTAAACCGTATCCTCTGTCTCTTTCTTTTTAAGTTGCTGGAACACTCTATATCCCGCTTTTCTCTCGTTTGTGCCAACAGCTAAACTCATTACCCCAACTATTCGTTTACCATCAGACAATATCCAACCAAATTCATTTTTCTTGTATCCAGCAATGTAGTATTCTCCTACCTCATACGCGATTACCTTCAACCATTTGTCGGATCTTTTATCGATTTCATATTTTGAGCGGATATCCTTCAAAACTATTCCTTCAAGTTTTTGCTGCTTGGCAAGGCTGAAGTACTCAATTCCATTTCCTCTTATATAGATCGATTTAGCATAGTATTCATTGTCTACGAAGGCATTGGACAGTATCTCTTTGCGTTCTATAAGAGGTTTGGAAGTCACACTTTTTCCTTCAAAATTAACTATGTCGAAAGCGCAAAATGTAACTTTATGTCTGCTTTTCTTGGACATAAACCTTTCCATGATTGATTCAAAGTTTGGCTTACCGTCTGAATCAGTTACGATCAGTTCACCGTCAAGGGTTGACCCCTTCTGGATTGGTATATTTTTAACCAGTTCAGGGAACTTGGCAGTTACATCATTATTGTGTCTGGTGTAGATCTTCACCTTATCTCTGTAGTCGACAATTAGTCGTATGCCATCGAGTTTAAGCTCTGTTAGGTGTAAAGCACTATCGAATGGCAAGTTATTTGGTGCTTTGTAAAGCAACATTGGAGAAGTAAACATATTTATCACCCATTCAAGTATATCAAACAGGTGTTTGTAGTTTTAGTGGTAATATATGTATCTTTTTAGATATCAACCTACTCACTTTTCTCATTGGAACTCTTATCATTACTGTCTTTCTCTTTGCTCTTGTAATACTTCAGAATATCATCTACTGTTACGAAATCTGCTTCCACTTACAATCAATCCAATCTTGTTTATTCGCTTTCTTCCCATTCATTGATTTCTACAAATCGCTTTGTTCCATCACTCGTGTATCCAAAGAACATATCTACTGGCCTTGCCCATACCTGATATTATTGTCCATGTAAACGACCAATCCTTCTTGTTGTTCGGTATGTGTGGCAAAGCATACGAATTGATATGTTCCACCTTTGTAATGTTTAAACTTCTGGCCTTTGGCAACATCATAAATCACTCACAATCACCTCCTTTATTCTCCTTAATTCTCTCGATATCTTCCATATCCTAAGCTGATATTCTGATGAAACTGTACTTTTACCAAGAATTAAATCCATACAGCTTTAGGTTTGAGACTATGCTTAACATTTCGGTCTAATTCCCGTTCTGTCCACTTACTCCATTCTTCTTGTGGTACTTCCCGTACAACATAGCACCCACTAGATAAAACTTTGTCTCCTTGTTTTTCTGTGAAATTTTCATATGGAATGACCACTTCAAGCAGCACACCTTTATCATAGTAATGCGATTCTCTAATTTCTTCTTTTTCATTAAAATAAATATGTTCGTTTTTAGGTTTTACAAGTGTTCCGAACACATACTCAAATTTGCTATCGTGATGGCTAAAGTATTTGTCATCACGTCTCTCAACAAACTTATAAAACTTTTGTGAGTCTATGTATTGTTTTGCATCAATCTCAATCTTATTTTTAGGTTCTTCGGCAATCTCTCTTAAAACATTTTTCTTAGTGATCCGGTATGTATTATCTTTAATCTTCACAACTCTAACTGGTTCTTTCACAATCACATCTAGGATCTCTTCCACACTGTCGTACTTAATTTCTTTGGGCTTCTCAAAGTAATCCTCACTCAGGGCAATATTCGCTATCTTGTCAATGATTTTACTTAGACTAAATGACTCTCCTTCTTCTAGTTCAATCATCTTGTCGTAATTGATACCATACATTCCACCAAGATGCTGCTTCAATTCTTCTGCATTTGTTATATTGAGCTCCATGCAGCTAAGTGCAATCCGTAAAAACTCAGGCTTGGAAATGTTGTAACCTTTATCTTTATACTTTTGAACTCTCAACAGTGAAACAATTGGAAAATCGGTTTGCTTGTTAAACTTCAAGATTCGTTGTGCATTGTGTTTCAGAAAGTCTTCATGTAGAACAAACTGCTCTGTTTCAAAATCGAAGGCTCCCATACATACTGTGTAGTCAAATGTATCAAAGATATCTTCTGCTTTCTCAAAATACTTGAAGTGGATCATTTGAATTTCCTTGTCATCTACTCTAACCAATAATGCTTTAGATGTAAGAGCATTTACCCAATCATCACTATTGTCATAGATTTCTTCAACTAATTCTGATAGTGACTCTTCATCTCTAAAGTAGAGATCAATATCGTTTACTGGATTATTGCTAAACAAACTTGTGATTGTTCCTCCTGCTATGTATGCTCTATGCTCCTTCAGAGTATTCACCAAACTTGTTCCTAAGTAATTGTACAATTTGTTCTTTTCAAAAATATATTCCATTTATTTAATTCCTCCTTTAATTTTATGTTATCATACATATATTCATTCTTCAAGTATTATTTTTGTGTAATTGTAATGTTTAAACTTATTGCTGGTTCCTCTATACTTGCCATAATATTTTAATCGCATATCTTCCGCAAATTTTCCAGCTTGTTTAACATCTTCAAATTTTCCAAGCCGAGTGTTGACTCCATTCAACTGTATCTGGACTACCCATATCTTTGAATTTTTATCCCAACAGACATTTCGGTAACCAGATTTGTTATTTGAGTTTTGACCGTTTCTATCCATGGAGTTGTTTTTGTTTGATGTTATTTCTAAGTTTACTCTTCGATTATCTAGAGTGTTGTGATTTATATGATGTATGTATTGATCTTTTTTTGTTTCTGCTTCAAGTATCATTTTGTGCAAATAAGGCGTCTTTGTTTTATAGTAGCCAATAAGGTACTCATCATGCAAAATTGTCTGAGCATAATAACTATCTGCTTTCTTCCTATAACTTGCTCTCCAGTGATGATTGATTTTCTTTAAGTAATTCAATATATCCAAGTCTACTAAAATTTCAAACTTTTCCCTTTTGGTATTTGTAAAAAATATTTTTGCAACATCGTCCTCTACTTTATAATCGTTAAACGGATAAAAATCACCCTTTCTTGCCAAACTATATATTCACCTCCCTTTAAGTAAAAGTAAACTTTCATCTTATTTTCTTACTTTGATTTCGATTGTAATTTCTAACCGCTCGTTATCTGCAGGATTATATTCTGGCATATTGTCTTTTATCCAATCATTTACTCGTTCAATCGGATCTGCTCCATCGTATGTAATTAGCGTTATCCTTTTGCCGATTAGTCTTTCATCTTCTTCGAACATATTTATCCCTCCATTCTTGATCAGAGAAAGATTTCATTTGGTTATTTTGCTGCATATACAAAATCGACCATCATCTGCACTTTTGGCTTATCAAACTTGTTATTATCAATTACCTTGTCAACATCAAAGCCAAACTCACGTAATTTTTCCAATGCTTCTTCCACAGGCCAATCATATTCTCTTGTAACTTCTTCTATACAGGCCAATATTTGCTCTCTTTCCACAGAACAACTCCTCCATTTCTCCGTAAAAGGAAAATTTGATATAGATTTCTACTCTTTTTTGTTCTTCGGTAATGCTAGTACAACTAAAATACCCACAACAAATGTCAGTCCCATCAATTGTAACATCTGCTTTTCAAATCCATCCGATGGATATATAGAACTTAGATATACATCATGTTCGAAATTCTCAAGGAACCGCTCGTCTATACGGAATAAATCTGCCCCGAATATATACAACAAGCCCTCAATGGTTATAAGTCCAGCTAAAACGATGAGTCCAATAGATTTTGCCTTACTCATTTCACACCTCATTCTCTAAGAAATGTACGTTTCACCTACTTTAACAGTGATACTGAATTGCTAAGATTACGATGTTTTTCTCCTGTCTCTAAGTCAGTAAACCACGAGGTTGATAGGTTGAACTTATATCTACCGTTTACTATGACATTTCTTTTGTCCGGTTCATCTAGATCGGTTTCAGTCACAGTAAAACCATGTTCCTTCATCTGTCTCAATAGGCTTTTGTTGAAACTGCTGTAATGTTTGATCATGGTCGATGTCTCCATTCTCTATTCTTAGATTTTATGTTTCATCTTATATCTGAGTATCAGGTATACTGTTCTAAGTAATCTCTTCCCTCTGAAGTCAAATATACAGTTGCACCACCAGTTCCAATTTGTATAAGTTCAATGCAACCTATTCTTTCTAATTCACGATATTTGTTCAACCCTTCTAACTTAACCCACTTCATGACACCTTCTGTTTCGGCTGCAATGTTAAGAGCTTCAACCAAAGATTCATCTGAATTAAGGATTTCTTCATAAATTTTCATATGTACCATCTCCTTTGTCTAAGTAGATAAATTATTTAACCCAAGCTTTCACTTATCATCTAGCTGGATTAAATTTCTTGGAATCAAATAAACGTCACCATTTGTGTTTTCACATAGAGAGTAACCATTATCGTAATCATAAATGACTGTGAGTTTAAGATAACTTTGAAGAGTCTCATACTTGCTTATTAAAAATCCATTCTTATTCACATACTTATCTAGTTCTAAATACTTTCCAATTTTCAAAAGGCTCTCACGATATTCCAAGAGGGGATCAAACAATTCGGTTACTTCATCTACTCCTAGTTTAGGCTCCAATTTAAAATAAAGGGCGTTCTCCAAATCATAATGCTTCATAATCATATCAAACGTCTCTTTGTTCAATCTCATCATTCCCTTTCTTCAAAAAAGTCATATTTTACTTAGTTTTCGCTCTATAAACCTGCCAGCAAGCACCATTGACTGTACTGTAAGAGTTTGATTTTTCATCTTTTCTTAGTTCAATAGATCTTGCTTTGGATGGATTCTCGATAACTTCATATCCTTGATGATTCAGCCAAGCTTTTGCGTCATCTATCCCTTTGCTTTTTAATAATCCACCGTAAATCGAGTTAATGTCTTTATTGATTATCATATGTACAATTCCTCCATTTCTTAATCAAACTCACATTTCAACTAAACTATATAGTCGTCATCGACAAGGCAAAGCTTCCATTCTCGACCATTTCCGTCCTTGTTGACACTACTCACTATTAATTTTCCGTTAGATTCAGATACGTTTTCAGCCACTAATTTATCGCATTTACCTTGATACATGGTATAAATCGACGTTCGTATGATTTTCAACTTTAATCCCCCCTCTTTAAAATTTTTTTTATTCAACCAGTTCCCATAGTTCGTTTGAGGAGTTGAAAATCAACTCCTCTGTGGTATACCATGTTTTACCTTTGTTTTCGGAATCAACTAGAACATTACCTTCTTTTTTATACCAAGTCCCGTCATTGTCTTTTACTACATGACCTAAGCTCATCATGTTAAATGCTTCAAAAATATTCATGTGACTCTCCTTATGAAAGATTCGTTTTATTGTAAGCTTACTCAATCTCTTCATTCTTGAACTTTTCCTTGCCAGAATAGTAGTGAAGTAAATATTTTGTCTTAATTGTGTAGTCCAACGGTCTTCTGTACCATGGTATAGCCTCATTTTTTGACCTTTCCCAATCATACTTCAACAAAATTCCAATACATGTCCTAAATTGGCGAAGTACTTCTTCGTCTCGATCTCCAGATTCAATCTTTTTGAGTAAATTGATTATTGTACGATCTAGTGTTTCGTCCGTATTGTAGAGTGGATTTAAGCTCAACATTAAATGAGTGGTGAGAGTCTTCAACTCTTTACTCTCAAAGTCCCCGGAATAAATTTTGGAAGCACTCATCTTTATGTCTGCACGCCATTTTGCCCTTTCTTCTGTTATGTATTTCAATTTTTGATTCTTATCATTACTTAAAGTGTTTATTATTGCTGCAATTACAGCAGCAGAAACTGTAGCAGTGAAAATTGTCTCAAGCAAGTTCATAACTTCTCCCCTTTAATTCACAATGAAACTACTCTTTCATTTGAATTTATCTGTACCTTGAATCACAGAAGGCTTGATGGACAGCAATTGGTTCCTCTTTGTTGTAGTCCTTGATTTTTTCAGATTCTTTACCTATGATTATGGGTCTTGTAATAACAGCGTCTCCCACTACCTTTTTTAATACTATAATGTCATTCATCTTTAATTTCCCCTTTCTCCGTGAAAGACTAATTTTACTGATTTTCAAGATACTCGCTTCCAAGCTCTGTTACGTAAACTATAGCCATTCCGGTTGCCTTTTGGTCTAGCTCGATGTAGCCCAGCCTTTCCAACTCTCTAAAATCATTCATTCGTTCAGATTTAACTGCTCTAAGTAATCCCTCATTTTCGTTTGCAAAAATAAGCGAATTGTATAAATTTATTTCAAGGTTAGACATATGATCAACTCCCTATATATTTTATCTCTTATGTAGTTCGACAATCCTATTTAATCTTCCTGCCGTTGTTTTCTCCTGTTTGTATTACTATTGTATTATTTTAGTGTAATTAAGTCAATCATTAAATTTTACTTTAACTCTGTTATATCAACTTTTAAGTAATCACTGAGAATAAGTGTTATATCTACTTTGACTTTGCTCCACAACAAGACCATTCTTTGTGTATACCCTCTAATCGAATATTCAACTTTTAAACTTTCAGAGGATTTCGATGTTTCAATGATTCTAATATCATTCTCTCTTAGGTAATTCTTCAACTTATATGCCTCAGCAGTCACTTTACTCTGTATATTATCAAGGTGATTAATGTAAACAGTATACATTTTCATTTCTGAATTAGCTATTTGCTTTTTATCATGCTCAATTGAACTTAATAGATACGGCAGTTCAACATATCTTTTAACAGCTGCTAACTCTTCAGGTGTCTGTTTCAAATTCATCTCCTCCTTCGTTCAATTTAACAGATACCAAATCATCAAAATTTAGCAACTCATAACCTGTATCAGTCTCCAGCTTTATTTTCTTTCCAGAGTTACTAACTGATGTAACAATCCCTTTGACAGTCTTATTCCCAAATTCATTAAACAATTCAATATCTGCCTCTATAGTGTAACTCAATGACATACGTAAATTAAGTGAAATGATTTCAATCTCATCTTCATGTAAGAATGGTTTTGTGGAAACAGTATCTCTTGAACGATGCTCAATGATTCTTTCTTTATGTTGTGGTAGCATCATACGACTTGATTCCCATAGTCCATTTGCTTCAAGTTTTTTACTCATTTATAATGACCCCCAATTTTATTTGATCTGTCTATAGCTTGACCAGCAGAAGTTATGGAGCTTGCCCGTAAAATTGCAATATCTCCAAAGCGATCCTTAATATCATCCATTACTTTGTCCACCGCCCTCTTCTGTTCCTGATCATCGAATAATGACAGCTGATAAGTCTCAGCATTAGAGAGATTGGACAATGATATCCCAACTCGTCTTACAGGTTGACCGTCCCAATGTTGCCTAAATATCTGCTTGGCTATCTTGCACACATCTATAGTAATGTTGGTGGGATCTTGAAGTTTAACCTGTCTGCTAAATCCAGTTGGATGATCAAAGTCAGCACCGGATAGGCTCATAGTGACTACACTACCCATTAATCCCTTTTTTCGAGCACGTCTGCAAACTTCAGTACAGATGTCTTGAATTACAACGTCAATTTCCCATTGTTCAGTATAGTCCCTAGGAAGTGTCATACCGTTACCAATATCCTTTTGAACACTATGAGTATTTATTGTTACCGGAGAGTCATCTAAGCCATTAGCTACTCTCCAAATAACCTCACCATTAACTCCCCATTTACTTCTCAATTTAGACAATGGTGTCTCAGCAAGCTGTTTTATAGTTCGAATACCCATTTTCCACAGGTGCTTTTCCATTCTAGATCCAATTCCCCACATATCGCGAATTGGTTTATCACCTATATGTTCGTGTAGCTCTTCTTTTCTAAGAAAGAATACTCCACCATCAATTTTCTTCGCTATCATATCACAGCAGAGTTTACTCATCACTTTGTTGGTTGAAATACCTGCTCTTGCGTAGACTCCCGTTTCATTGTAAATCTTGTCTTGAATCTGCTTTGCTAAATCAATTGGGTCATTACCAAATAAGTGAAGAGAGCCAGTCACATCGCAAAATAACTCATCGATACTATAGGGCTCAACCAAGTCGGTGAACTCCTCTATAATGGACATAATTTGTGTAGAAACTTCAATGTATTCCTGCATATGTGGTCTTACAATAATCAACTCAGGACACTTTTGAAGTGACTGCCATAATGGTTCAGCGGTTGACACGCCTTTTGCCTTAGCTAGAGGACATGCAGCAAGTATAATTCCTGAACGTCTTGCTGGATCTCCTGCAACTGCCAATGGTTTGTTTTTGTACTGTGGCATTTTAGCCTTTTCAACACTGGCGTAAAACGATTGCATGTCAATTAGCATAATTGTCCGCTCTTTCTTCGCCATTATTATCACTCCCATAATCAAATAAGAACGTTTGTTTGTATTAGTATTATACACCGAACAGACGTTCTTTATGCAACAGGAAATTTTTGTAGTTCGTATCATTGCATATACTGTATACTAAAAAAGACATCTATTTCACATAACAGAGGAGAATTACAATGAAGGACAAGTTAAAGGGTTTGGTCATTGGTATTCTAATTGGATCAACAATTACAGGAGCTACAGCTTTTGCAGCTACTACTACACCAATTAAAGCAGTTATCCAGAAAGTCAGTCTTTATGTAGATGGAACTAAGAAGTCAATAACTGATGCAATAACGTACAAGAACACTACATATGTACCAGTTAGAAGTATGAGTAATGCAATTGGTGAGAAGGTTTCATTAAAAGGGGATAATCTCTATATTGGTAAGCAGCCAAAGGCGAAAGTGAGTTTGGACGATGCTTTTGATTTAGTGTACAAAAAAATTAAGAAAGATGTGGATAAATACAGTTTAAGTATGATGGAAGATGGAGAAAGCGAGGGTAAATATGTAATTCGTGTATTTGAAGACTTTCCTGATCATATAGCCACATACGGATGGTATTACGTTGATATGAATACCGGAGCAGTTTATTGGTATGATCTTGCTAATGATAACATGGTAAAACTATAGGGTGGATTTCTCCACCCTTTCTTCCTGTAAAACTTGTCTTTCATTAAAATAATGAATACATATAACAACTTGTCTATGGTATAATTGGTTTTTCAATGCTTCATTATGGAAGGGGTGTTTTCAATGAATCAGCACAATAAAATTATTGACTCTGATGAAATTAAAGTTCTTTTTGATGGGAAGTCCTTTATCAAAACTGTTACTTTTGAAGATGACAACATATCAATATTGTATTATGAAACTTATGAGGATATGCTGCAAAACTCAGAAAAACTATTGATTACTGAAGAAGAATTCAATATTTTCTTTACTCCTACGACAATTGAAAAAATAATGATTAAAAACACTTCCGACATACTTTTTAAATTTCCATTTGTAAAGAATATTTCAATTACTCTTAAAACTAACAATTATGTTTACTCTGCAAAACTAAATAAGACATTGATATATGAATTTACTGGAGTAGATATTGGAAAATTCAATGACTCCAACGAATACAAAACTAATTTTGCTTCAATTCACTTAGATAAAAAAGAAATCAGAAATAAGTTATTTCAACAAATAGTTAATATTGATTAAGGATGGCGCTTGTCGCCGTCTTTTTTTATTGACAAAAGTCCTTAATTATCTGATCAATATCCATCTCCATATCCCACCATATCTTGCCTTCCTTAACTTCTGGGTCTTTATGAAGATTCATTTCATTGTCTAATCTAAAAGTATTCTGACCGTACACCTTTCCATAACTCATTCCATATCTCGTACCGCCTTCAATTACTCCTTCATCTTTCACTGTAACGATTTTTGGACACAGTGCGGCTAGTAGCCGATCACGTTCAATCAAACGCTTGGAAAACTGACTCAATCCTCTCTCATTACTTTCAACTGCCTTTGTGGTGTACGGATGAACAATACATCCATTTTTCTTAATTTCCTCTGAGAGACTTCTGTTTTTCCATGGATATATCTCTTGCTTAGTAGGTGTGTTAACAATTGCAATCGTCTTTCCTTTTCCAGCTATGGCTCCTTTATGAGCGGCTGCATCTATGCCCTCAGCCAATCCTGAAACAACTATGTATCCGTGTCTTGCTAAATTACAGGCGAAAGTGTGCGCCGCCTTTAGTTCGTCTACACTTGCTTTTCTTGAGCCAATCACGGCAACCCATCTGTCTCTTTGAGTTAGATCCATATTCAAACCAGTTACTTTAATTATGACCACTCCTCATGAATTGTTCATTTTATCGAATTAGTCGATATACTCATAGTGCATGATTACCACTCGATAAATGGGGATTCCTAACAATCGCTTTACAATCACATCTTCTCCAGTATAGACTTTTTTTCTGTTGATTTTTCTAATCACATAATACTCTCCGTGATCCAAGTCTAAGTAATCAGTCATCACAAAATTCCTCAGTGACTGCTTTACATAAACAGGTTCGTGATAGGGGAATATATTTCTTTCTCGGTATGTTGTTTTTAAATTGATTATCTTTGGAGTCGTGATTATATATTCACCTTCTACGGCTGTCCTATATTCAAGTTCATATTTTTTCTGTCCAAGTATGAACTGTCCTTTTTCATTGATGTAACCTGCTCCCATGGCGTTTCTCCTTAAAATATGTATTTTAAAGACTTTTCAAACCCTTTCCACAAACTGGACAGTAGTTTATTTTCACTCCATAAAGTGAATGAGGTGCACTTCCTCCAACGATACTGTCTTCTAAGTAATTTACACTGTTTATAAATACGCTATAATCACTTAGCTGAGCCTTCATTAAAGGCTCTCTGTCTGTTGAACTTTCACCAGCACAATACTTACAATTTTCTATGTGCTCATCTTTATCTTTAGACTGCTTGTCTAATTCATCTGCCACCAGATTAAATTCGTCTGCAATACTTCTTAGCTCCTGAGTGCACCATGTATTATTTGTTAAACTAATGCTGCCGACAAGTCGAGGCGTAAATCCGATTTGCTTAACTATCTTTCCTTTTATAAATCTACCGTTAACCTTAATCTCAGTACTAAACATTCACAGCTTCCTCTCTAGTCACCCACTCAAGATAATTGGTATGATTTCGATCCTTCTTGTGTTTGAAGCCCAACTTTCCCAAAACATAATCATAGTAAACTTTGTAATTATAGTTATCTGTTCTGATATCTTTAGTTAAGTAAGGTGACATATCTGAAGGATGCTTATAGTAATGAACCCTTAAATAATATCTTTCCCCATAACTATCTCCCCCAAGTACTCTGACACACAATTCGGCATATTTATTTTCTGCTTGAGGAATCCAGACATAGTGATGTGAATGAAAGCTTCCATCTGGATCATTTCTTAATTTCTCAACATGATAAAGACATCCATCTCTAACTTCATATGTATATCGCTCATTGTCTGGAGCATAGTTAAAACTCTTTGGAATTTCGTATTGAACACCATTAATATCTGCTGTATTTAGTTTGCTATTTACTCGACGCTCTTCTTCGTCAATCTTATTCTTTAACTTGTACATCTCTTCGCCAATGCCTCTTTTTGCAGTCTTACTATTCACATTCCCGTAATCTATCTTTGCTTTTTCATACTCATTCTTCATTTCTAAGAGTTGCATTCTCTACCTCCTCATTGTTTGTGAAACACGCATTTTATTTGAACTTTGACTCAATGATGTTCCTATGGTAAAATATCTCTGTCGGTACGAAACCCTAACCCAATATTAGGTATTTGAGTCGTTCTCCAATTTTTTAAATGGCTTAAATTGTAGTTCCGTCTGTGCAACAAATTTAAGTAGCTTGTATTTAGCAAGATACTCCTATGGTAAGGAAAAGAACTGTAGTGTATGGTGCTACCCACACTTTACACACATCCTTTGGATGACAGTTCTTTTTCTGTTTTCTACTCAAATTAATCTCAGTAAAATAGACCTTTCATTTGCTGTTGGCTCTCAAACTTTATCTGGTCGATTTCCTACAAAGCAATCTCTAATGCACTTATGTATTTTAATCTCATTGTCCAACTCATTATCATCCCACTGATTTTGATATATACTTTTCCAGCCCACAAACCATTTACATCTCTCGAAAATCTTTAACTTGTAAACAGTTTTATAATAAGTCACTCCACCAGCTCTTAGTGTATCTACACGTTGTTCTTTTACTTCCAATCTGTATTTTTTCTCATCTTCATTCCAATACTTTTTATACATCTGCCCTCTTCTCCTTTAACACTGACATGTCATATCCAGATTCAATGAATCGAATTGTCTTACTTCTGTTGCAGTCGTTTCCTAAGTATGTATATATCTCATCCATATCTTCAAATGTGAAACTTGTCCCTAAATACTCATTAATAATTGCCCTGAATCTCTTTTGCCAATACAAGCTAACTCCCTTACAGCTTGGTCTTGATAACCAAGCCAATACTTTTCTCTTTATGTCAAAGTCAGACTCTACATCGCTCAGTAAGAAATAAATATTATTTTTGGGTTCAATTATTAATTCAAACTTAGAGTTAATGAAGCAATTCGGTGAGTGGCGTTCTGCAATTTTCATAAACTTTTGAATTTCAATTAGATTCACTTTTCTCCTCCTGACCATACATAACAAATGTTCCTCTTGGAGCAATTTCAATCTGGCTAATAAAGTCCCTCTTCTCTAAATACTCAATATCAAGTTTACTATAGTAAAAAACCAATCCATCTATAACGGGCGACACATATGCTACAATTCCCAATTTATTAAGCACTCGTTCACATTTCTCGCAATCCTCAGATAGTCTAATTATGTACTCCATCTACCCTGCTCCTTTCTTTAAGCGTCACCATATATTCTTCGTATATTGGTTTAAAAGCAGCTTCTTCCTGTTTCCATAAAGTCTCTCCAACATCAATTCCATATCCAGCGTTACAACCTTGAGCGAAAAAGTAATAGAGCATGTTTTTCAACTCATCTCTTTTGATGTATGGCATAGATTACGGCTCCCATCTATACAGTTCATAATCATTATCTACCAATTCAAAATAATCGGAACTATGATCGCCTGATAGTTTCTCGTTAAGAATATCGACTATCAAGTCTCCATAATAGCTACTTACATTCTCGCAAACTAATTTATCGTTCACTAACTCTCTACCAAAGTTATCTTTACAAATGATCTTCATTTTAATTCCTCCAGAACTTCTTCAATATTTTCGATGTTGTCCCATACCTCATCATAGTAATAGTTGACATTCCCATCTACACTATCAACCGATATTTTGCAACAATGCTTCCCTTCTTCATCACAGTAGTTGTTCCAGCGCACATTTACTTCTATGATGTCTGTGTGTTTTTGAAAATATGTATTCATATATGTGGGAAGTCTATTTATCTGAACAATCATAATTCTTTCTCCTCCTTATGAAACGTGCCTTTTACTTAGTAGTCTTACTTTTCTTGAATGGTTCAATAAATAACCAGCGAAAACCTGTGTATAAGATTTTCAAGAGGTTCCATGAGGCAAAGACTGCCAACCCAATAAGAGCTAATAATATAATCCACATCACAGTCGCTCTTAGTTGATCTGGCATGACCCAGTTATCTTGTAGCCACCATATCCCATTCATCAATAACAAAACTAATCCCCATAATGCTGATATGAGCCCCGCGAACAATAATGTCTTTTTCATTCTTTTAAAAAACTCTCTCAACTTATACGAATCCTCCTCAACTTCATGGTCTCTATGCATCTTATCAAGATTAGATAAGATAGCTAGTTGCCTAAGATGTCCTCTAAACTAATTTCTCGCTTTCCACTTCCAATAACTATGTAAAATCCGGGCTTGTCTGATCTCTCTTCTAATGTAGCTCCATGTGACTTTGCCAGTTGAATAATCTCCTCATTAGATAACTCAATCTCATCTTTCAACTTGTGGCCTCCCATTCTAATTTTGATAAAACAGATCTTTTAACTGCATTTTGACTACTTACTAAGAGCCACGGATGTTCGTTTTAGAATGTCATTCCATTCATTCAGTATGTATTCTACCCAGTATTCTGGAGGGTAGTGTCCAACAAACTCTTCGTCTTCTTTTAGCATTTTCATAACAGATGATTTATGTACTAGTGAAACGACAAACTCTTTTTCTAAAGGAAGATTCTCAAGCATGTACTCAATTATTAAGTCTTGATAACCTCGCACTTCTTCTCTCAATGTGAACCTCCTCTATCGTTGTCTCTCTCATCGTTTAGTTCTTTGATCTCAGGGAAGATAGCCACAAACAAATCAATAACGTCAATTTTTTTACTCTTTCTATTCTGGGTTAAATAAAATCCGGGTGTTTTTGAATTTTCAGTTACTTTGATTCCTATTTCTTTAGCTATTCGTTTCATTTTTTCAATATCGATTTCATTATGATCATTTTTCTTCAACTATGTACCACGTCCCCTCATAAGAAAAACGGCGATATCTTTCCCGTTAAAGGAATTATATCACCGTTTTATATGTATGTACAGTTTTATTTTAGTGTAATTAACTAATTCGAATATGCTTTTTATCAGTCACCAGTGTCGCTCCATCAATCTCAAGTCCGTTCTTAACATCCTTAAGCAAAGCTTTACTGTCAATCTTCGGTTCTTGTGTAATCTTATATGTATCTGGAATTTTAGTTGGATCATATACATTGATTGAAGGTGGATTCACCTGTAATTTAACTTTGAATACTCCCGCATTCATTTTCTCAATATGGTTACCTTCAAGGTATTCCTGTAGAAGACCTTTCAAACGTTCCTGTTTATTTTCCATGTATTTACGCTTTTTACTGAAACGCTGTTCTTCAGCTTTAAAAGTTGCAATTGTTCCTTCAAGATTTCGAATAAACTTAACGATGTTCTCGCACTTATTTTCAATACCGTCTTCCAGTGCTTCAAGAGTATCTTTATACATTTCAAAATCATCTTCACCAATTTCATCGTTTTCTAGTGCTGTTTCAAGGTAATCGCTCAGGAACTTATAGTCTTCAGATAGTTTGTAAAGTGATGGCATCTAATCATTCTCCTCTAATATGTATTATTCTTGATCAAATCTATGTTTCATCAGATCTCGTTTTCTAGCTTATCCAACTCTGATACAGCTCGTTTAATCTGTTTATTTAAACTGTCAATGCGCTCATTTAATTCTGCTTTTTCTTTTGCGATGACTCTTTCAAATGCTTCTGTACTATATGCTTGATCGTTATAAATAACCCAATCATTGCACAGCTCCGAACCAGACATGACACAACTTCCTTCTTCAAACTGCTCTCTATAGAAACGAAGTTGCTCTTCGATTGGTTTACTGTTCATGTCTTTAGCTTTGATAATAATAATATTCACCTCTATTTCTATAATTCAAGATGTTGTTGTACGGTCTGGTAGTCCTTGTACAATTGTGGATCTTCATTGGCTGCAATTCCATATATAACATCGTAGTTGTATTCACAGTCCCTGAACACTCGACCATCTCCATCCCATTTGTCAAACATGTAGGAAGAAATGTCATTGTAAATTTTACGATCTAAGTCTGACTCGGTGGTAAAACTATTTAATCCACATTCAGCATGACTATAGCCCTCAGTCCAATCATTTCGATTCATTTCTAGACTGTGAGCCAGCCTCAGGTATTTATTCCTATCTATAATGGCTTCATTGAGTTCACTCCATGAATCTGTGAGTTCAAGATCATACTTGGCTAACAACAATGCCAACATTTTATTGTACTCTTTTTCCTTTTCTTCCTTCTCTTTTTTGACTCTTTCCTGTTTCATTTTATAGAGTTCATCGTTCCAAATCTTTTTAATCTGGTCAATCAAGGATTTCTTCAATTCCTCTAATCTATTTTCAGAGTATTGGGTAGGGATCTGTTTTCTAATCTCTGAAGTAAAGTTGTAATACAACTCAGTTGTATTTCTTGATCGTCCAGTTTTATAACCATAATAGCTATTCCTGATACCGACCTGTTTTAATAGATCAAAAACTCTTGTTTCGGTTTCTTTGTTGCTTTTTACTTTTTCAACGTTCTTAATATGTATGTCCTTATCCGTATCAGCAATTGCATTTATAAAGCCAATCATTTTCTCAAGGCCATCATTTTTATTCTCATCAAAAAACACATATGTATAATGCCAATTCTCTTTATAATTGACTCCATTGAGTAAACCTCCTTGTTGAACGAGTTTATCAATGTCATAGCTATTCCATTCAACCCTAAGAATGGGTTTGTCATTATACCACCCATCTCGATGCTCTGAGCGTCTTACTTTAAATTCAGCTAGTTTAAGTGATGTAAGATGCTGTATCTTTGCTAATCCTGTGGACTCCTCCAACTTCTTAAACTTCGAAGTTGTTAACTCTCTCATTTTCTCAATTTCTTTAGCGATCTCATCAAAATTCTTATCGATGCTTTGTGACTCCCAAACTCCCATTCAGTACTTCCTTTCTTAATCAAATTTACATTTGATCTAAACTTCCTAATGTATACACCAGATTTCAGATATATATCATCCACACTACTTTGTTCATCAATAAAAAAAGCGGTATATCTACATAGTATCCCCATTGTCCGAAGCCATTTTTCCACTCTACAATTCACATTTCAAAAAAAATAAGTAAGTTATAATACATGTATCTCCTAATGCATAAATTATAAGGGGGAGATGATATGAATTGAAAAAGAAAAGAAGGAAACTTGGCGTGCCTATGGCGCATGTATCTGCGACGTATAAGAAAATAACTGTGAGCGTCCCTGCTGCTCCTGTATCAGATGTACTGCCTGCGACAATGACATTTTACGTTGATACGAGATTTACCACCGCCCAAGTTAATCGAATACGGCAAATCATTGGAACAGTCTTAGGAAATTGGGAAGCGCATTTCGATGCATTAAACGAAGGAGATGCACTTTCAAGATACCAAAATTGTGTAAATAAATATGCCAAGTTTAATTTAGCACCTGTTTGGTTCGAAGAAAAACTGGCTAACGGGGCTGCTGCTGCTGCCGTTCAAATGGATGGGCTGACTACCATGATTGCAGCCAATGGTTTCGGCAGAGCTGCTAAAGCCTATATTATGTACCAAAATTCCCGAAGTTCGACCATTAAAGGAGTCAATGCTTCTAATCCTGAAAAGAATTCATTGACGGTTACTATAAATGCATCCGCTCTTAATTCATATTCGGTATCAACAATATTCTTAGGCGGCTCTCTTCATCATGCTTGGCTCCATCGTGAAGGATATCGGCATCCTGCTGGGAAATATACAAGTTATTTTGCCGGAGAAAGTAGCATGTGTGTTATGAGAGGAAATAATGATAAATCAGTCGGAACTCCAGATAATAGTTATACGAAATGGCTGGATTAACATAAAAATTCCTTTCAGCTTTTCCATGACAACAACAGACCAATGTTAAAACTCTCCATGATTCTCACATCTCGGTACGTCCCATATTTATAAATCTCTTTGACCTCGAACAAACTTATGTATTTCAATCAATTTCTTAAAATTACGTTTACGCATCATTTCATTCACTTCTACAATAATACTTAACATTGCTTCCTGATGATCGCTACGCATAGCTGATGGGCAATCTAAGGTGTTTGGAATGGCTGCATTATGTAGTTCTTCACTTTCTGGACAGCACTGATTAAAAGCATTCCACAAACAATGTGTGTTATTACAATTCATTTAATTCACCTTCAGACACAGACATTTCCGACAAACTTTCAGATAGTTCCTTATACTTATATGTAAGCAGTCTTGAAACCTCTTTTCGTTTTTCATCATCATATGTATGCCAATCTAGAGCTACACTATTCAAATAATCTTTTGTTATCATATTGTTTCGTCTCCTTTTCTCTAAGAAAGTCCTCTTTTATTATATTTTTACTTTTAAATATGGTAGAGATCATATAATGATCCCTACTCCTGAATTGTAAGTGCGTATTGAGAAGTATTGCTATGTACCTCAAGCTTCTCTACTAACTGTACAGCATAACCCACAAACTCTATAAAATTGCCATCATCTAGTTTAAATGAACCAATTATATTTTTTATGGTCTCTTTTTGCTCAGATGAAAGTTCATCTATAATGAGGAGTATCCTTAATGATTTACGAAAAGCATCAATAAGCAACTTCTCAAACGTGCGATCATGACTTCTTTCTGGCATATCAGGATTGTAGCTCACCAACCACTGTCTCACCTTGCTCAGTTCGTTCTTTTCTACAAAATTTAGAATCTTCAATACCCATTCATTAATGTTTTCATCCCGTATCTTAATGTCAGTTACGATACTAAAGGCTGAAGCAAATCTGATTAATTGGGGTATAATATGCCCATTTAAATGAGTGAATTTTTGTACAGATCTTTGCTTGTTAGACCCGTAACACTCGTACTCTAATATATCAATTTGAATGGGATTCTTTTTACTATGATTAAACTTAATTAGTAATCCGTCTGGTATTCCACTTACTCCATCCACTTTATTATCATTGGCATCTTTATTGGAGGTCTTGAATACTCTATTAGCTGGTATCAGTATCGTGTCCTTTACAGGATACTCCTCGCTAAACAGCCTGTGAAAATTTTTATTTACTAATGTTTCAAGACCCCTAACTTTATGGGTTTCGTTGATAAAATCCACTTTTCTAAAAGTCCCTGTAATATCTATACTATCAACATCTGTCGGATTTGCTGGATTTTCACTTTTCGACAAGTGACCCATACCTACTTGATCAGTCTCTAAGAAATACACTAACTCATCTGATTTATTAACAATAAAGGTTTCGTGTAAAACTTTTAAAGCTTCAGGATCTTTGATTGGCTTTGGAAGTTGAGTGAATCTTTGAGACCAGTTCTCAAACGAGGACAGTACCTTCAGCGAAAAGGGTTCACAAAACTGCAAATCAATTATCTTATACCAATAAGAGTATTCTCTTGCTTCGTCCCAAGGTGTAAAATCAATTGACTTCTCTACAATTCCTTTTGCACCACAGTATAATCCCTTTTTCTTGTCAAACTTCACAGAAAAGTAAACAGTTTCTCCTACTTGTGCAAACCTCTTTTTGAAACCAACAACTGAATTTTCTATGCACTTGTAGTAGTTATCAATTGATTCACCACAACTAAATATTCTTGCTGTCATTAGGCATCTTTCCTTTATGTATGTTTTACTTATTAATTCCACAAGGAAAATAATATCCCTTCTATTTTTGATGGCCTAATGACAGACACGAACTAGAATCAACCTGTTACATCATAATTCGTAATAATCAACTCACTAAAATTTTGTCTGCCATTGTCGCTCTTGCAAACACTATAATAAACTTCATGATCCATGATATTAAAATCTTTAAACAACTCTCTTATGTATTGATCATCATTAATAGTGTAGAGCCACTTACCTCTTGCTTTCTTGCAGCACTCAGCCAAATTATAAAACATCTCATCTGTAAATTTGCCAGTTGCATATTGTTTTGTATTTCTGTAAGGACTGTCGAGATAGAAGAATGTATCTGGACTATCATAGATCTTAAAAATATCCTCAAAGCTCTTATTCTCAATCGTTACTTTTTTTATACGTTCATATGCTAGTCTGATATCTTCTTCGATTTGTTCCAGTCTAAGACGATTCCTATCTTTTCCAGTTCCAAAGATAGGATTTTTCATATCTGCCCCAAAGCCAGCCTTGACCATATAATAGAATGCTTTCGCTCTTTCAATTGAATCATCAAATGTGTTATTTTTATATTTATTTTTGTAGTAGTCGAAACGTTCTCTGCTTACCAGCTCCCATTCAAAACTCTTGATGAATTCCTCATGAGCATTTTGAATAACTGACCAAAAATTCATAAGATTGCTGTCAAAGTCATTTAGAATCTCCCACTTACTTTTCTCCTTACTTAATAGCATGATGGCAGAGCCACCGAAAACTTCAACATACCCTTTATGCTCTGGAAACAATGGCATCAATTTGCTTACCAATTTACTTTTACCGCCTACCCATTTTAGTGGACTTTTCATATATTTTCTCCATTCAATAATTTTAATGTTTGTGAAATTGCGATTTTACATAAACCTATGTATTTAAGATTTGACGAATACTTTCTAATTTCTGAGCGTTTCTTGCTTCAATTGCTGTAGTATTCAATGTTGCATGCCCATATCCTCCCAAGTCATTTCCTGCTCTGAACTTATTTCCTTCGTCATCTTCACATTGCATCTGGAACCCCTTAAATTCAACTGACTCAATACTATACCAACTGTGCTGATCATCAAATAGCTCCGTCCACTGTTTAAGTTCATAACATTTGAGATAAGACTCAATGTCCTCACCACATGACACCTTAACGTATGTTGTCTCGTCCCAGTCTTCTCCGAACACATCAAACACCAAGTACGAATTAATCTTACTAAACTTAATTGAATTTTCTTTATTCAATTTTATCCCTCCCATTTCTCATATTTATATAAAATCACGATATGATTAGAATTTATCTTTATTTTCATTTAATTCTTCATCAATTTCTCTTTTTCCCTTTCCAAGCAAAAGTAGAGCAGAAACTGTCTTTTCTACTTTTACTACTCTACGCAAATCTTCAGTGCTTAGGTAATCACGCAATGGTTCGTTCTTATCAATCCCATAAATTTCTCTAAGTCCCTTTGCATTTATATCAAATAACAGTTTATACACCATGTCTGTAAGCACACTGTAAGCAATGCCTGTGCTCATGGAACCTGTGTAAAAATCTCTAATTGCATCAGTGAGTTGTCTCCGTTCTTGTCTTGCAATTTCTCTATTAACTGCCCATTGAATTTGTTCTTTTGATGATATCTCCTCAACATTGAGAAGGTAATGGCGAACTGATTTAGCAATTTCAGATTCAGTAAGTAACATTCCAATTCGGAGAAGTCCACGACGAGATATAAGCGTGAGTGATGGAGCAGTTTTTAGCTCAGGTTCAAGTTGAACCCGACCCTTAAAATCTGACAATGAAGTACCTTTAAGAATTCTTATCTCTCCATAGTCGTTAAATTCAGAGCGATTACGCTTTATGAGCGTTTTAATAGTCTCATGTGGTACTTCATAATAATTTGCTGCCATTTCAATGGTCACTTCAGTTGTTTCTGGTATTACAGTAACAAGTTTAATCTTATCCATAACATTATCTTTAAAAACTAAATCATCACGCATTGTTTTGCTTTCGGTGAGAATAAGTTCGTTTCGTTCATTAAGATCTAATTCCAATTGATTATCTAACTCCCTCTTAATATGACTATTTTTATCTAAATCAAATTCTCATTTCATAGTGAATTTAATCTACAATCTCTAATCGAACCTTTTTGTTTAATGCGCTTGCTCTTCTAAGTAATCCATTAATCGGAATATTGCCTATTTCATAATCAATAAAGTATCCAAGCTCTTCGACTTTATGCCAATCTCCTTCAACAAATTCAACAAAGTGTTGGCTAAACTGTTCTAAGAAGTCATCAATTTCTTGATTATAATATGTAACTCGATAATTTCCTCCTTCTTGAGTAACGTAATTAAAATCAAAGTAACTCCCATTCCCATGGTCATCATGATATCTGTCAAATTTAAACTCTTTGAGGTCATACTTCTCATGGACTCGTCTTAAAATTTCTTCTACTGTTTGCGTTGTATACTGAAAATGATTTGAAATTGATTCTATAGAGTTATGTTCACTTCCCCAATAACTGCTCTGATCACTTTCATCTTTAAACATTAGATAACCATCAATAGTACACAGATCATTTTTTACAGTAATAACATAGTAATTTTCATTATCTAATTTTACTTCAATGCCATAATCTTCAGGGATTGCCTTCTTAATAGCTTCAATAATATCTATTGTCATGCTTTCATTCTTCTGTTCAAATAGATAGTTCTCCTCAAAATACTTAATTGCTTCTTCTTTGCTTGAGAATGTCCTATTATCAATACCACTCACATAACCCATTTAATCACTCCAATATTATTTTATCGTCTAACAATACGATCCAATCTTGCGTCTAACCGTGAATCCCTGTGCATCTAAATAATCGTTCAATTCGCGCGCGCTAATATTTCCATTAAATCTACTCTCAATATCTTCAATTAAAATATCTACTGCCTTATCTGGCCTCTTGAATGGCTCTGTTGGCTCTGAAATTAATATGTATTTTGTAACTCCACTGTCTAATTCTTTACTATGTATTTTATAACCACGTACATATAATTCTTGAATACGTGCATTGTATCTAAGTGCAATCTTGTTTAGTTCTACATTGGTAACACCAGACTCTCCTGCACGTCTCAGTGTGGTTACAATCTTATCTCTCTGCGTTTCTGTTCTCTCTTTTGTCTCTTTGTTCATTTATTCTCCTTTGTTAAACTCTTCTGCTAAAACATACATCTTGTTATCCGCTGGATCATAACCTGCAATAATCTTTACGCCTTCAGACTCTTCTATGCGCATAAGCAAAGTTTTACCATCTAAATCGTCCCATTTCACAACAGGAATATTTTTAAACCAATTCATCTTGCTTATCCTTTACAGCCATATTGTTTTTAGCTTTAAAATAATCTTCTCCAGACACTTCTCTTGAGGTTGCTTTTCTACATCTCAAACATCTGCTTAATGATTCTGATTCATAAATTTCACCATCACATCTAATACATGTATCACTCAATATCTTACGTCACCTTTCCTGATCAAAGTTTCATTTTATTTTGTTTTCTCTTTCTTTTACCTTAACGATAAAGTCTCCACGATTTAAAGGATCTTCAACACTTATTTCAACATCATATTTAGCACCTTTTGTTAAACTAAACGAATCTCTACTATCTACAAAGTAATTTATTTTATATCCCTCACTATCTTTAAACTGCAAAATATCACCTCTGCTAGTCATAATCTGTTCCATATACTCCAGATTCCCAACAGTTTTGCTTGTTCCACAGCCTGTAGCAATCAAAATTAACAGCAACATTGAAAAACCAGCGAATATTTTTTTCATAGTACCCCTCACTATTCTAAATTTACTTTCCGTGGTCTACCCAAACAATGCTCACAATCAGACTCCTCACATTCGGGCTCTAACCATTCACCACAAATGCCACAATAATAGGAATCATATCCTTCGTGATAGCAAGTATATGTTATACCTTTCTCATTACATTTTTCACAACTCACTAATCTTCATCCCTTCTAGCTGTGCCAGTCTATATTCATAACATTAACTTTTCCATTCATATCTTCATTTTGAAAGTAAACAAATCGGTGTTCATTGCCCCAAGGCATTTTTGAAAAATGTTGTTCAATCTTTTCTCTGTCAGTGACGTGAACCATTTTTACTCTGAGTCCTTCTACTACTTCTTCGAAGATTGAGCAGTTACGTAGGACACTTCCACTCTTTAGCCCAATATCAACATTAAACATTTTGTGTCTCCTTAATTCGTGTTATTACGTCATTTAGATATGTATTCAAAAACAAGTCATCTCTAATATCTTCTGAATATTTGTATGGAACTTCGTTCTCAATAAAATCTGATAACTTTTTATAGTCTTTGATTATATCGATGAGCTCATTTGCCAATTCTTGATTCATGTTTTTCATTCTCCCTTTCTAGATCAAATGCTGATTTTATTCAAATATTATCGTTCCCAAGACTCTTTAACCCGTTCAATTTGAAGATTTTCTTCTTCTTTAATGTCAATGTCTAATCTTGCACATTTTTCAACCTCAACATATTCCTGCTTAAACTCATATTTTCCATCGCAGCAAGGACAACGCAACCAAACCTTCTGACCATCATTATCAGAATCAAATAGATTTAGCGTTCCATTTTCGAGAATCTTATATTGAGTAGTCATTGTTTCTTCTACATATAAAATCAATTCAATATCTTCCCACTCATTCTCATGAAGATCAATACATTCTGGATCAGTACATTTAAGGTTTTCCAACTTTAACTTCTACCTCATTTCTCATTCAACTTAATCAATGAATCAAAATCAAACTCACTCAAAATCTTCAACAATCTCTCTACTTTAGGAGCTCTTAGTGCTGTCATAGCATATGTATGTGCCTTACTTGTGTAATACTTTTTATTTAAATCAAGATGTCGTTTTGCTTCAGCCTTAGTTAAAAACATTGTATCTTGTACAATAAACTCTTCTTCTTTTACAAACACTGAACCAAAATATCCATCATCGTTAAAATTATTTGCTATGTATCTCCACAAAAGTTCTAAATCTTCTTGGTTAAAATACCAAATCAGTTCATCATCAATATCTTCTTCATAATATTCCTCTAGGAACTCTTTTAAATCATTGAATTTGCGAAATGGCGTATAGTCCCCATCATTATGGTAATATTCGTATTCACCACAGTCATAGTCTTCGTTTCCGGGTGACTTTCTGTAGTCCATAATTGCCCAGAATCGCGGAGCTGCTTGGCAATCGTTATCTTGAGTGTTTAATTCAGTTTGTAACTCTTTTAGAAACTTTAGATCCTCGTTCATTCACTCACTCCCTGTTCGATTTTTCTTTTAATCTGCTACCTAATTCAGAAGCAATGCTATCGTATTTATCAATCATCGTATTAAATTTATCTACTGAAACCTTGTACTCTTGGTTAGTCTTGTGTTTTTCGTATGTAACTCCCAAATTTAATATAACTCCAAAAATCAACAAAGCTAATCCAATCCAATACCAAACTCTTTGTTTCTGGCTCATATGTACACTCCTTTCAATTTCATAAATCTTTTCTCAGTAAATGATCGATTTTATCTAATCCTGATGGTCATATATGTATTCAAGTTCAAACTCCACATCTAATGCTTCTAATAAATCCTTTACAACATCTATGTAAATATCTGTGTATGTGCCAACCAACTCTTCATTAAGAATTAGCTCTGTTCCCCATTCTCCACAACAACCATCTGAGCAACTGTAGTGATATTCTCTGATTAAAATTTTGTTCATTTGATTATCGCAACTATTAGTGCAGCGAATGACAATACAACAGATATGTATAAAAGTAAGTAAATCTCAACGACACTCTTTAGATATTCCTTTTTCCATAGATACGCTTTAAACTTTTTAAACATAGTTACCACTCCTTTCTTGTTGAATTATCAATTTCATTGAAAAATAAGTCTCTCAGTTTCTTCCATCCAAAGAACCTACGTGCTACTGGCTAGTTTTACACATAAATATAGGACTAAGATACTAAAACCAAAGCAATCCCAAACAAAAAATTAGGTATTTGGGGTTCATTCAACATATAGTCCTATATATAATATGGTATAAAACATTACCATAAACACTATATGTACACCACAATACAATTGACTTATCTATATATGGTGTTGTAAGCTAATCTTGTTCCAATATTTTCTTTAGGACTAGGAGGTGAATTTGTTGACAACTAGATCTAGCACTCGAAAGGTATCTTCTACTGCAATGTCTAAAAAGGCTTCTTCAGTTTTAAGAAGTAAATCCTCAAGTAAAACTGCCAAGTCTCTAGCAGGATCTGTTCTGGCACAATCTCGGTCAGGGCGCAAATAACTCTAATTCGAAAGGGGTCATTATAGTGACTAAAAAGATTAAGATTAACCTATCTGGGTCTAAATCCCAAATTAAAAGTCAGTTGAGAAAGGCTGAACGAGAGATTACGCGAGATATTGAGAGACAGTTAGAACGTCAGATCAACAAGTTGAGGTAGTATCTCTTCATTCTTCATAATCTTTTGACTCCTCCAGATGCCGGATAACATCTGGGGGAACCTTATAAATTCTTTATTTGATTAAAACTTCTAAAGACTGTCTACTGCTCATATGTATTAATAGCTTTCTCAATGTCACTTAGTATCTTTTTCATTTCTTCAGCATTCTTACTATAAACTGAACCACCACTTGATTTAATCTCAAACTTGAAGTCGTCTTTGTTCGTCTCTGGTTCAACTGGAACAGTGTTGTAAATCAGCGTTCCTTTTGGGAATGTCTTTTTAGTGTAACTGTCACAATAATCTTCTTTAAGTTCAGTTAAACCTTTACATCCTCTAATTTGTTTAACACTTTTCTTTGATCTAATCCAGCAATGACCGAGCGTTTTAAACTTATGAACCTCTAAGAGTAAACCTTCTCTTACTCGCCAAATATCTTTAATTGCGTGTGATTGTATTTTTTCCATATGTATCGATCCGTTTCTGAATTTTCTTTTTTATCCGATTGCTTTTAGTTTTAGTTAGGATACTTTGTAGTTGCTTGATTTTATATCCCTTCTCAATAGCCTTAACCATTTTTTCAACACTTCGCCACTCAACAATTAACTGATCAACTTTATACTTCAGTCCTTCAACTTCTACTTCATCAGATACAGTTACGTTCATTTTCAAATCACTTGCTTTCACATTGCCTTGCATATCAATCTTAAACTTTTCTTCCTCAAACACTTCTGCTGCTAATGGTTTAACTGGTGTACTAAATTTACTTGCTACCTTTTTGATGAATTCTTTAAATTTACTCATTCGATTTCCCCTTGTTATGTGAATTTATGAGACTCTTTATTTCCGATGAAATACAGCTTTTACAGTGACTCTAATCGTTTGATTAACACCTGAACCTTTAACCCATATTCAGTTCTACTTTCTTTTGCTGATTCAATTACTTTATCTATATCGCTCTGTCTAGAGACGATCTGTTTGACCATCTCATCCACAGAGGTTTCACTTATGTATTTGATGGTTCTAAGCCTGTCCATTTATCCTTTTGACTCAACTTTGATAATGTTTCGGATAATTTTCACTGCCTTATCAAAATCATAGTTAATTACTTGATAGTCGTAACGTTTCTTTTTAAATTTCAGTCCATCAGTATTAACTCGTGAAAGAATTCGAATTACATCGTCTCCACGCTTTTGCATACGTTTCATTCGTGTCTCTTTATCCACTTTCAGATAAATTACTACAAACTCGATGTCTTCCATACGCTTCTTCAAATCCTCGATACCTACAGGATCTACAACATAGATATCTGATAGCATTAGCTGCCGCTTAGTGGCGAAGTAGTGGTAGCCTTGAATTTGAGAATAAGCAGCAATTTCATCTTTTTCTTTAAATTTCTCATATTCCTCATTATTGCAAAAAGTATGCCCCCATTCATTCTTATGTCTTTGTGGCCTTGTAGTATATGACTGTAAAACTTTGTATCCATCTTTCTCTAGCTCTTTTACAATTTCAGTCTTGCCAGCTCCTGAATAAGCCATAATGCAAAATATCTTTTTCTTCATATGTATACCTCGTTTTCCTAATCAATAATTCTAACCTTTATATGCTTCTTTCGACCAAAATTTAAAGCTTCTTTTTCAGTTTCAAAGTACACGTCAATCCGTTTATTCTTAATGTCTCCACCTTTATCTTGCACAACTCTTTCCCCTACTCCATCTATGTAAACACGAGTTCCCTTTGGGAGTACTCGCCAGTCAGCAGCTATGGTAACTCCTTCTTTGGTCTTTTCCCCGCTTGCTGTGATTCCATAATCTGCATCGCCCTTATTCTTGCCAGTGCTATTTTCATGGTTGGAATATGCGGTTAATTCGAAATACATCCAATCATATTCACCATCACTTTTTTTGCTAGATACTACTTTTACTTGCTTAACTTCCTTTTTGACAACCTTCTTGGGCTCCGCCGACTGTTCAACTTTAACACTCTCAATCTTAGTCGTGTTTTTCGCTTCTCGTGCTTGATTGGCACTTTCTAATCCTGCCTGACCAATGGATAGTGCCAACAATAGAGATAGGAGTACTTCCAACGTATCACCTTCCTGATATTTGATTATAGTAAAGCCCCACTATTTCAAGTGAGGCTATATGTGCAACTACATTAATGCTAAAGGATATTCCTGCCTTTTAATTCTTCCATTACTTTTAGGAGCTTTTCAGTGGCCTGTTGGGATAAAATTACTTCTGAATTACTAATGGTTATTAACTTTTCAACATTCGGCTGCTTATCCTCTGGCTTATAAAATCTCTCAATACGATAGTGATTCAATTCATCTTCCAATTTTTTTGATAATGTCCTTCCATACTTGAACGATTCTTGGAGTTCTTCGGACATGTAATCAAGAAAAGTACTATAATCAGTGACACATTGCAGTTCAGCATCCTCATCTTCATAGTAAAGTTTTGTTATATGCTCACTGATATCTGAATTACTGTTTACTTGCTTGATGTGCTCAATCATTCTATCTTTTAAACAACTTTTAACTTTAGCTTTTGGATCAACTTCGACCACTGAATAACTGGTGCCTAGGACTTCATAAAACACATTTGGGTTATCTTTCGAATAAACAACATCGCCCTTTTTAAGAACCATTGGGAGTGGGGTCCAGTTAACTTCAATATCTGACAAAATACGTCCTCCTATTTATCTATATGTAGATCGGGATGTTTACTTCTGATCTACATATAGATATTTATTCTTTATGAAATCTGTCTTATATGAACTCTATGTATTATTCAGGTAACTTGAAATCAGTAATGAACTTGACCGCTTTAGTAAGTGCATCAACATCTGTAACTGTCGGATATGCTGCTGTACCCATAAGCTTTTTAAACTCTGGAACGACAAACTCAGTGAGTTGAGCATGTGTAAAGCGTTCTTTTTGTTTATGAATAGATTCGATCAATTCCTCAGCGGTAAACTTGGCCTCTTCCTGCTCACCAAACTCTTTAGCTTGCTCATCGCGCTCTTGTTCCTGTTCAACTTTTAACTCATCAATATTTTTCGTAGTCTTTTTAAGTTGACCTTTAACAGCATCTTCAAACACTTTCAGGAAGTTTTTGGCGCTGTACTCTACTGGTTCCTCTGGAAGATCCGTATACCGACCACCTGCAATGGAAATATACTCTGTAGGACGGAACACCATAACAGTGCGAGTCTCATGGAAGTTACTTCCCTTTTCTCTTCCTTTTTTGTCCTTGATATTGTCTGACATCTCGTCACCATCTTTATTTGTTACAACTACTTCATTGAACAAGCAACAAATCAAACTAGCTTGTGATTCAAAGATTTTACGTGCAGTAGCATGCATCATTAATTCAACAGAGTTATATTTCATACCGTTATACAGAGTCGTTTCTTTTTCTTTTGTCCAGCCTAATCCAAGCAAGCCGTAACCTGCATTACGAAGAGCATCAAACGGTTTCTTCATTTCTTCATAAAGAGCTGTGTATCCATTTTCTTTATTGCTTGATGCATCACCAAGATCCTGTAATGAAATAATTGATGGTTTACCATAGCGTTTTGCTCTATCCTTTAACAACCACGAAGTTGCTGCATCCACACATCGGTCAGCAGTATCAATACCAATGAGTTTTACAATTCTTCCTTCCTTGGCTTCTTTTACGAGACCCGGAACAACTTCTTTCTTGAAAAATTCCCATTGTTTCCATGCATCTTCATCTGATCCTTCTTTATGAATTGGAATGATGTTGTCCAATTCCCATGTCTCATATCCGGGCTCAAACGCCAACAGGAGTGCCTCATCAGGTGAATTATAGTGTAGCTCAGTTACCTCTTTCCAAAGGCGTGTTTTACCTGTTTTGTATGTACCAACAATAAGACTCATGATTGAATGAAGTTCCACTTTAGGCGTATTTTTTTGTACTTTATTTCTCCAACTCATTTAAATAAATCACTCCATTTATGTTATTTTATTGTATTAAAGAAGTTCACATATTTCTCAATCAAATCCCATCTACCTGCAAACTCATGATACTTCTTCCCATTAGCATTTATTTCAATAGTGCTTACTCTTGCATAAACAGAAGGTACTATGTATGTATTATCAATTTCTCCATTAACATCAAGCGCGAACAGCAGATAGATATCGCACGTTGGATTAGGTTTGTTTGTTGCAAATGTATGAACCAACGACTTGTATTCATATGTCTTAGGGTTGGCGACTTTAACATCTATCTTTACGCAATTGTTAATTAAGAGGTCGAATGGATGTCTCAACGCCATTTTTTCTACTTTATATCCTAAAGACTCTAGCATATTTAGTGCATGAAACTCATAATCTATTCCCGTTTTCGAACATGAATCCTTAATCTCAAGATTTAAGTAGTTAGCCCATTCTCTAAAACCCTTATTTTTACAAATCGCACCTGCAAAACTGTAATTCTTATCTAACTCTACTATTTCGTTAAAAGTAGGCATACGATTTAGTCCTAATATCTCTTTCCTTTTAAGTATCCCTTCCTCAATTGACTTAAGTATATTTTCTCACCTCCTTTGATAAGAAAGTGAGAAAAACAATAGTTAAATTAATTATTTGAATGGATCATCGCTGTCGTTAGAGAATGGATCATTCCCAACTTGACTAAACGGGTCATCGGATTTATTTGTGTTGTTAAACGGATCGTCGCTTGTCAGTGTTGCTGTTTTTCTAAATTCCTCTTCAGTCAACAGCTCACGCATAATACTACCTTGTACATAGCTAATTACTTCCAATCCCTTTTTGTCTCCGTTGGTTACACGTTCTTGACGAGTTACTTTCTCATCGCTATCAACTTGACTAAATGGGTCATCAGAGGGAATCTCTTCAACAATATCTACATAAGCAAATGTTGCTCTGTTATTGTCTTGACCTGTTACTTCAATAAAATCATATGTATTAAGTGATGCGAATGCATCTGCCATTGGAATACCTTTCTCTACTTCTTTATGGTATACCATGAGTTCCACATCTTTCGGTTCGGAACGTTCTTTCCCATAATCTAAAAACACTGCATTAACTTTTGTGTCTTTGTTTTCATCTTGATATGTACTACGAATTCCTAATTGCATACTAAAGTAATTTACTTCTCGGAATGCTTCACTATTGAAGTCTGTTACATAATCAAATTCTTGTCCTGCATGTTTTACTGTCTGTGTTGTGCCGTCATCATTTACAAGCAATCCATCTTTAATTGGTCTAATTGATGAAATAACTCGTTTAACAAATACTTTCTCTTCGGCGCTATTGTCTGGAGTAAATGTATCGAACTGGTATTGACCGCGAACTTCGTACCATCCATCCTCCTCGACCATTTGACCAAGACGCTCTGTCTTATCCCAATCTACTTCAATTGCGTGATATGAATCATCAGGAAACTTTGTTTTATCATTGCGGTCTGCCCACACAACTTTAGCAGCCTTATTATTTGCACGACTGTATGGATAAGCGAAAGGTTGTTCCATGCCCGCAAGTTCAACTCGTAGTCGATTACTCAATGCTGTTTCAATTTCGAACTGGAGTACTCGACGCGGCTTATTCGTACGAGTAGTTGTTTCTTGATAAATCGGTTGCTTTTCCCAACTATCAGTTACTGGATCTTTCTTATTTACTGCACTAACTTTACCAATAAAACGAAACGAACTCTTAAACTCTTTACCTTGATGATTTTTGTTTACCTTGATTTTGTAGTCTGCCATTAATTAATTTTATCTCCCTTTGTGTATATGTATTTTTTGATTGGTGTCTCTCTAGATAATCAGTTACATTGGAGGACTTCTCAATCTGCTCGTCATTTGTTCCACCACCTTTTCAAAATGAACTTGCTGCCTCTATATAATCACGCAAAGCGTGTTATTTTAATCTCCGTCATTCTTTCATATGCTCTCTTATGCTTCTCTATTCAAATCCAATTTCTTGATGAAACTATTATTTGACTAACTTCTTCTGTTCTTCGTTTAACTTACTCTCTTAATATAATCCAAATCATTTGTATTGTAAAGTATTATTTTAGTGTATTTATTTTACCGGGAAATCCCGGCTACATAAACTTCATGGCAAATCTATCGAATCTAATTTCTGGTTCTGCAACATGCAACTCATAAATAACTCTAGTATCATTGCATTGGAATCTTTCCAATTGGTATTCGCTAAGACACTCTTGAAATAGTCGCTCCAAGGAACTCTTACGATCTTTTATATATGTATCATTAAAATTTTCATAAGAGTCGAAGCGAGTCATCTTTATCATCTCTTTTCTGTATCCATATAAAAAGGAGTGAATAAATTCAGTAGATTTGTCTTTGCAGTTATCTACAAAATAGTCCATGTTTCCTTTAAACATAAACTCGACCATGTTTAAAAAAGTTCCAGCTCTCTTGCTAACCCCCAAAATCTCCATGACTTGTTGCATATGCTCATACCTCTCTCGTAAAAATGTATTTTCTGGATGTAAATTCTTCCTATGTACAAATTTTAATCCATCTTTATACACTTGACAATCATATTTGGTAGGTGACTAAATTGTATTGACATATGCATAAATATGGAATCGATCCCATAATAGTGTCGTAAAATGTCGACACTGTGTTTTACAGAACTAGTGTTCGTATTTATTATACAACAAATCCTTTGGTATAACTATACTTACTTAGAAACATAACCTGATCTTCTATGTATTTAGCTGTTTACTTACCAAACAGCTTTTTAATATAATTCTTTACTAATTCTATCTTGCTTTGGGCTATCGTTATGTACTCTTTTCTTTCATCATCAAAGTACACTTTACCTGTTTCATAGTCTACATCTTTCATCTTATAGAGGTTTCCTAGAATTCCTGAGTCGGTCAACATCATACCTTCACGTTCATTCATTAACTTTAAAAATGCATCATTGCTATCGGATCTTATAAACTCTCCGTAACTGGTGTAGATAACGACCTTGTAATCTCCCTTTTTAAACAACTCTCTTCTGCACTGCCTAATGTCATCCACATCTAGCCATTCAGCAACATCACTTATTTTTTTACCCTCTCTCCTTTGAACCATAATTCTATCTCTTATCAAGATGTTTCACCTCTTTTGAAATAGCTCTTCAACTTAACATTCTAAATTGAAGAGCCCATTACTAAAATTATTTCAATTCTTCTGGTACTGGCTCTGAGTGAATCAAAGTCCAGCTTGCTGTGTTAACACCAGCATAGGCAATCGCAGTAAACAAAAATCCAATTGCTGTCATAGTGAGTTTCATTACATTCATTTTAATCATTTTACTTCACCTCCTTTCAAGCGAACCAAAAGGAGACTCTGAGCTAACATCGCTAGGCTAACTACTGGATTCTGAATTAAAAATCCTATTAAAACTGTTAACATTGATATGTACTTTAGATACTTAAAATACTTTTTCAGTATCTTGGTTTGGTTTTCAATGTTGGATGGTGCATATACAGTAACCAAGATAAAAGCTATCCCAGAACAAATCCATTCAAATCCACCGATTAAACCTCCAAATTCAGCAATCGATAGTATTAATACAGATGAGTAGATTAAGCATAATTCTGGATAGTCGCTATGATATCCACCCGATGTCATTCTGAGAATTGAAAAGGATAAAACGCTGATAAAAACATTCGATAAATTCCCTGTGAATACACCTATTAACAATAATAATGAAATGGGAATCACATTTGTAAAGATGAATTTCAAACTATATCGAGTAATCCCAAATGGCGGCAATTCATTGGGAAACTGTGCCACCAACCTTGTAGCAGTGTTGTTTACAAATTTATCAATCATCTAGCCTCACTCTTTTCTTTTACAACATCTACGAAAATAATATTAACTAAACAGATCAACCAAAACAGTAATCCCAAATATATGTTTTCGATCTGTTTAACATTGTATAGAAGCGAAATGGCCAACAAACCGATGAAAACGCTAATTATATTTGTTCTATTTATTTTAATTTTAAATGTGTAGTCATATGGCATTGTAGTATACCAAATTCTTCTTCTTTGTAGTGTTAAGGTAAGAATGATCAGCAATGAATTTCCGATTAGTTGAATGTAAGATCCCAATTCGTCAATTGTTGCTGTGTAACTCTTGCTAGTAGCGAACATCATTATTATAGCAACCAGCATTTGAGAGATGAGTTGAGCCCCAAAACCATATATACTTAATTTCACACTGCTCCATGGACGAATTCTAAAATAAAAAGTAAGAAGTGTGACTAATAGAATAAAACAAATGAGAGGTATGAATCCTGAGATCGCTTCATTTGATCTCATTAGAAATGTTCCTATTGATATTAAAACATTGCTAACTAAAATCTCTTTCCAATAATCTTTAAAACTAACCTTAAAACACCCAAATGCAAACATGAAAATTGTAATCCCGTCCATTAAGCTCATTGCTGCATAAATTAAATCATTCTTCATTCTGGTTATCTCCGTCCTAATGTGTTTTCTTTAATTACACTAAAATAATATGTATTTCATGAATTAAATATATCATATAGACCCATAGGAGTCAACTATTTATACAACAAAAAAAGAATAAAGTTTTCACTCTATTCTTTAAAGTCCATACACTTTTTCAATTGTGGGAATATTCAAGAATTCTGACCTCATAGGCCCAGATTGATACTGACCCATTTTATCTTTCTTTATGTTGAAGTGTTCAAATATTTCCGAATATTCTTCTGCCTCTAACTTATTCCGCTTATGATACAAGTCTCTTGCCACTTTCAACATTCCACTATTTCTTACGTTTTTTACAGTTAATTGAGGTAAGTTGTGCCACTCCGCTATTTTTTTCAGTCTTGATTGAACTAAATATATAGAAGTTGGCTCATCTATTCCCTGTTTGATTGTAGAATTAACAGCGGATCTAAGAATATAGTCGTTATCAATCAATTCATTTACACTACTTTTAATGTTGGGCTTTAGTATGCCATTATTCTTAATGTATTTCTCTTCTTTATTTGCTATTCTTAAAATGTTATATAAAAAATTAGATATTTTTATTTCTCTACTTTCTTTAGTCCCATCTCCATTATCATTGAATAAGGTAATTCTATATTTCCCTTCACTTCCAGTTATGTGTTCCATTTTCATATTAAGAATTTCACTGTTTCCTTTACCCATAATTCCCTCAAATAAAGCTTGAACTATTAGCTTATCCTGAAAATTCAAACACCCATCTACGACCTCACCTATATCATCTTCACTAAACAATGATTGATGGTTATCAATTATAAATTGGCTATACCACTCAAAAGATGTTACCGCACTTAATGGGTTTATATTGTCTTTACGCAAGTCTTGATCTATCGCCCATCCTATGTAGTTATTAATAACACTACCTGCTTGCCTTAAAGATGATATTTTTTTTGCCTTCAATAAATACAGAAATTGAGATATTTCATCAAGATTAAAATCATAAAGATCTTTATCTAAACTTTTTTCCATTATAGCAGCCCTTTTGAAAACACGTCCATAGGCCAGTTCTGTTGCTGGGCTCAAGTCTTTAAGGTATCTGCTTTTTTGATCTTTGTTAAAAAAATCTTCATTGTATATTTTATTCACCTTTATCGTCTCCTCCAAACAGCTCAACAAAGTAATTAAAAAGTTGTTCACGAAGTCTTTTGTTATTAGTCAAAGAAGCTTTAGAATTTAATTTTGTCTCTAAATTCACTAAGTCATTTTCAATAATATTAATGTACTGTTCAATATCAGCAAATTCAATCTCATTATCCTTTAAAAATCTAGACAGTACAATGTAACCAATAAACATTAAAGGGTGACTCATCCATCCATTCTCACGCAATTGAGTATTTTTCGAAAACTCATTTGGATAATAACCTACGAGATAAACAAAAAAGTCATTTAGATACTTAGAGACCTGTATTACATCAAATTTTCTTTCCATCTTAAATGCGCGGTCTATAGCATAAGATAGAATATCGAATGTCGTTAGCTCACCAGCTAAATCACTTACAGTACTCCCTGAAGCAATCTGTTTACCAATTTCTGATTTGCGCTGTAGTTCGACTACAACTTTATCAGATAATTTTTCTTGAGCGAGCTCCTTTCTTCTCTCTTTATTCAATACGTTAATAGTATTGAGTTGACTAAAAAACTGCTTAGATGTCTCATAATCATAAATTCTAACTGATAGTATTTCATTAAAATCCGTCAAAGGATTAATGCTAATAGCGGCAACAAATCCCTGTAATCGATGGAAGCCATCAAGGATAGAAATTACTGCTCCATCATTTATAGTCAACATTCTTGTATCTGAATTATAACTTACAGGATCAATTTCTGTAGAGTATACATTTAATGTTATCATGTCCTCAAAATACTTGTTATCAGAGGCTTTAGCAGCAATTCTCTTTACACTTGCTCTGTTTAAAATTGGAGATTTAACTATCCCACCTGATTTATTCTGCTTATAAGTCACTCCACGCTGAGTTTCTTCTTCATAAATTATAAGTTGACTATTTACCATCTTGACCAATTCTTTAATTGAAATTTTAGTGAGATAACTGTCATATTTAACTTCAATTACATCATTTAAAGTGTAAGGTAAATAAATTTTATTTTGTTCTTTTTCTTTTAATGATATTAAAGCTTCTCTAATTTCACGTTCTCCAAAATATCTTTCTCGACTAGGGTTGGATTGATCCACCTCATGTAATGCGCTAACAATGCCCACTAAATGAGGTATAGATAACTCAGTTATTGTTTCTTCATTTTGATAAATTCTCTGTATCATTCCAAACGGTACATTGTATTCAACCAGTTTTAGATTTAACTCGTACTGAGATTTTCTTGAATTTTGTGTTGATTTTAAAGTTTCTAAAATTTCTTTCTCAATATCAGATCGATCAAATTTCATCTATGTACTCACCTCTAATAAGCATTATAGCACATATAGCTTAAAATAATACAGGGATTACTCGACCAAAAGAACTATTAGAACTATTTCTTATAATCTTATTTAACACTTTATTAACATCTACTTAGATAATACTACACAATAAATAGCATTGCAAAATAAAGAAAAGCCTCCATTTAGAGACTTTTATCTTCCATCCATTTATGTAAATCTAGATTAGTCTTAATAACTTTTTTTTCAACTATGTCGTAAATTCTATATCCATTAAACATAAAATTGTTGAGTTCGTGAGGCTTTTCTGATCCCAAGTTCAAGCACTTCCAAGTTTGCATTTTTGTGTCCACATTATAATCAGTAAGTTTCATTAACCAATATCTCTTCATAGCCCCTCCGTCTCGATAGTATTATGCAAATTATATTTGTGCAATTATCTCAAGACAAGCGGTAAAATATTACAAAGACAACGATAGTTGTAGTGCCTTGTTAATTGAATTTCCAAAGTGTCTTGGAAGTTCTGCAATTTTAAAGTCTAACTGATCTTTTGAAACTGTCATGATTTGTTCCAACAGAATAATACTATCTTCATATAATCCAATTTCATCTTTATTTACTTTAACATGTGTGGGCATAGCCTTTTTCACTCTACTTGTAACTGGGGCCACAATCACTACTGGACTATATTTATTTCCCATGTCGTTTCCTAAAACGATACACGGTCTCTCTCCACTTTGGACGCTGCCTTTATTTCTTCCTAGGTTTACATTCCACATATCTAATCTCTTAACTTCTTTCATTACTCTCTCCATTACTACTGCCATAATCACCGCTCCTTATTATTTTTCAATTAAACTCTATAATCTATATGTACCACATTCAATTAGTTTTTAAACCTTATGTACTATATAAGTATTATAATCGTTTAATTGATTTTTAACAATAGGAACATACGTTTGTCAAGAACATTTAGTAGGTGACTAAAATTTTCCTTAGATACCCGAATAACCTATTGACTTTTAGGATATATATGGTATTAAGACTAATCTAATCAATTTGGAGTGATACTATGAAACGAAAAGATGAATGGAATGCAAATGATGATTTCAAACTTGCAGAGATGGTTTTGTCATACATTAAATATGGTAAGTCTCAACTTCAAGCGTTTGATGATGTAGGTGAGAAACTAGGTAGAACTCCAGCCGCTTGCGGATTCCGCTGGAATTCTAATGTAAGACATAAATATAAAGATGCAATTTACATGGCAAAAATGGAGAAATTAAATAGTAAAATAAAATCTTCTTCTGGTTCTAAAGAAAAGTCATTTTCATTCGATGATGTTATCGCCCATCTATTAGCTGCTAAGGATGGATTACAGCACCTTGAAAGAGAAAAAGAAGTCATAAGACAAAAGATACAGAATGTATCCTTAGAGATCGAAAATAAGCGTTCTGAGATGAATACAGTTACGCTTCAGAATACTCAGGCTCTAGCAAAGATATTATCTAAAGCCGCAGATTTGGGACTCTTTGAACATAACAAAAAACCCGCCATTTAATTGGTGGGTTTTAATATTGTATTTATATAAAATCTACATTTTATTATAATTTCTATCCCTTAAAAGTCTGAATAACATCCTCGATCATTCTTTTCTTATCTTCGTTGCTTGATAGTTTTAGTCCTCTTCCTGCCGCTGCATAGAAGTGATGAAGCAGTACAACACGACGATTTCCCCAATAGTAAAGAGAATAGGCCCTATCTGCTTTGTGATCCTTGACAAGTTCCAAAGACCCTAATTGTTTATTTCTTGATACCATCTCAAGCAGAATATCACAAGAGTTACTACCATTACACACAATCCAGCCATCTCTAGTAAGTGATTTATGTATTGTATCAAAGAGTAAAGTTAAGTAATTTTTAAATTCAGGAATTGTATTAAAGAGCTTTTCAACATCTGAACTGTGGGGTTTAAACCTATGCGAGTGAAAAGGAATAAATTCTGCGGCGCAAAAATTTTCAAGTGATTTAATAACTTTTGCGCTCGTTTCTTCCTTGGTCAAGCCCTGTTTAAATTCCAACCAATTTGTGTACTCCCCTTCAATTAGAGATGTTGCCAATGGTGTCATTTCTCTATAGTACCTTCCAATTGGCACCGCAACATGTTTAAATATACCTTCTGAATTATAGAATCTTGAATATTCCTCCCACGTTGATAAAGCAGCTTGTTTCTCCTTGACAGTTTTGTTGGTATTCTTAGTGTCTAGATGAGGGTTCAACCCCAGAGTTACAAATTTTATTTCTTTTCCTCCAGAAGCAAAAGGAACTGGAGCAATCAATTGTCCCATATACTCACTAACTAATAATGTTTCATTTTTTAAACGCAGCGCTGAATTGAATCTGTTTACTATGTCACTGAAGTCAGAGCTCTGATTAATTATGTCACCAGTTAACTTGTCATCTTTAGTAAAACAAGAAATTAGATTTAGAAATTCCTCTTCCATATGTATCCCCCTAACAGAAATTTAGATCAAACTTGCATTTTACTCAGAATCAATCTTGGTCCATCGAGTTTGGTTGCCCATCTTGTTATAATCCATATCAAATAATCTTTTTGCGCCAGCTAATTTATCATGCCACAAACCCTCTATGAGTGAATAAGATCCATCATCGAAACATTTTCGGATTTCGATATCGTATCGCTCTCCCAACACTTCTGAATCCACTCTGGTTATAATTGCTTTATAGATGAATTCCTCATCATCGAAACTGATTATTTTCTCCCACTTCATTGCTCATCCTCTTTTCCAAATGAAACATGCCTTTTACTTAATCGCAATCACTGTTCTAAGTCCATCTTCATTTAGGCTCACACCATAACCGCCAATTGACTTCACTGTCTTATATAAATCCTCAGCGATTCGCTTGTAGTTGTCTCCATAGTGAAATGAATCAAGAGCAACTTCCTTATTCGTATGTAATTCTTGCAGCAGATTAACCATTACAGGAATACTGCTGTTCATCGTAGGCATACAGTTCTCCTCCCAGTATGTTTGTGTTCTATTGATCTATTGGTATGTACGAGCGACCACGAAGCCTTCAGGGCAGTCTCTGAGGTCATCTAAGTAAAGGTTTATCTTGTCTGTCATGATCGCACCACTTTCTTTCTATTTATAATCTTTTGTTAGGTCTACTCCAATCGAGATGGAGTTAAATCTGCATGTTAAGTGAGTTTCAGAAACTTTCAGATCCTCAAAATTGCCTCTTGTTACGGTTTGAACCATATCAATAGAATTCTCTTTGTCAATTGAAGAAATCTTTTTCAGATGAAGCCGAATTGTTTCGCCAATATAGTCAACCTTCCCAATATAGTATTGATCCACCACACTCGCTATGCTTAAATGCGTAACTCTTTTATTTGTAAGTCGAAATGAGCGATCAGTAAAATTCTCAAAATCTCTAGATGCTCTACGTTTTTTTAAAAGACCATAGGCAACCGCACTTCCACAAATCATGAAAAGGTATAAGAAGACTCCAAAAAACGAACCACTTCCAAATAAAATTGCAATTGAAGGAAGGATTAAAAAAACAAAAACGAGACCTTCATTAGTAGTTGGATTTACTGGGCCTCCACCGAATCGTCCAATCATTGCTTGTGACACTCCTCATTTTATCATCAGGATGAAACACATCTTTTATCTAAACTTAAAATTTCAAATCTTTGCGGATATCTTCAGACTTAATATTGGTTTTTTCAATTTCAACCAATAATCTTTTTAAATGTGGCAAGTTCAAAGTTTTTAATGCATTATTTATTGTTTCCCGATCAAGATTTTCTAGTTTGCCTAAGATTTCTTCTTTGGTTAAATTGACTGCATTACCTCTCTTGTTGTTCTTGAGATAAAGCTGCCAATTACCTCTTAATTTTGAGTATATTGAAGTGTTTTTGTTGGCTAATATTTGACCTACCCGTTGCTTTGAAAGTCCAACTTCGGATGCAATAGATCCGTTCGTTCCTCCTTCAAGGAATAAAGTTAAGATGTTATTCTCTTCTTCGCTCAGAAGATCATTATATGATAGCCCATTCTCGTTAAACTTCTCTACCATTCCCAATAAACTCGCCTGTTGACTTGAAATATTACTTCTTTCCTTCACTTAGTTCACCTTCTATTCAATTAAAATAGCCATTTCATTGCAACTAATGAATTACTCGACGCTTTACAATTTCATTCTTTATTTCGTCAAACACGCTAATGGTCTCAATGTTCCGATTTTTATAGTCCTCACCGTAGTTTAAAGGAATATCAAACTCAACTGCCATATCGCTAAGCAATCTCAAAAGGCTCTCCATTATTTCTTCATCACTTTTTTTCACACTGTTAATAATCTCATTTTTTCTTTCCATATAGTCATATGGGTTATTCATTACTAAATCATCTCCTTATAATAAAACAGTCATTTCACCTTGAATACTTTTAAAAATCGTAATTATCAATACAATTTTCGATATTTGCAACATCATCAACGCTCAAATTCTTACTATCTTTAGAGAAAACTTTAACAGTCATATCTCCTTTTTTTCCTGATACAATAACATTAAATTCATTACCAAGATCCCGATTAATACCACTTTCCACAACTTCAGGATCTTTATTAATCCCAATGTTGCGTGTCACCATATTCATGTCATCATCTCCTTATGAAATAGTTATTTCTCAGAAATTAAATTCTGCTTTCACTTCTGTTTTATAATAATTTACAAACAGATCAGCAAAATACTTTACATGCTCTTCTGTACCGTAATACTCGTAAAAGTACTTGTACATTTTCTCTACTATTTGCTTCTGCTCAACTTGATCATATTCCCAGACACTCATATTCCCAAGGGCTTCATGAAACTCATTTAGAATAACCTCTTTGTCTTCATCAGTAGCTTCATGCATAAATTCAAGCCAAGTGCCCAACGAATCGCAAACGACACCAGTCAGTGTACTCTCTCTGTCTGATAAGAATTCATTAAGATCGTCCATTATGATCTTTACCAAGAATGAAATAGATTCATTGCCAATCCCCATATTGAGACCTCACTTCTCTATGAAATAAACCTTTCACAACCTTATGTATGCTGCTACTATAACTTAATTATATAGTAGCAGTGAAATAAGTGAAATATGCACTACTTAGTTTTTTCTAGTGATACTTGCACCCGTTTAACGGCAGATTTTGCAATCTCTATTTGCTTCCCATTCACAAACTCGATCATCGCCTCATCTGTTTTCAAATTGATAACCTTAGCTGGATTGATGTAAGTGTCTGCATCTGATTTAATAAGATTTTCTGAATCTCTCAACATTGAGACCCACTCAGCATTATTTAACATTCTATATTCAGAACTGTCAGTCACCAATTTTATTACAGACCCCTTTACTCCAGTTCGATTTAAATACTGAATCTCAGAAGCATTTAGAGTCTTAATTTCATCTGTCAAAATATCAATTACAGGAATAATCAAATGGATTCACCTCGTGTATGTTTATATTACATTATCTAAATATATTGTTTCTGTTTACAGTACGTTGTTACCTTTTAACTGAAATAATCATAACACATATTTTATTTTATTTTCAATATTATTTTAGTGTAATAAAAAAGACGGAGAATTACTCTCTCGTCTTAGCATATATATATTCTTGTTGTTTGTGTGTACTATAATTTTCAGCAGCGTCGATTAAACTAATCCATTCTCCATCATGCTTTTGTACCCACATATGACCGTCTGAGAGTCGCTTTCCACGTTTATACACTGTAATAGTATGCCTCCCCTGTTTGAGCAATACGAACGTCTACGGCCTGTTTAAATTCCATTGTAAGTGAATAAACTCTGTCCATTAGAATATGTGCAATAGTATCTTTGCAACGTCCATGTTCCTCAACTGTATCGATTACCTCATTATTTACGATGATGTTGTATGTGTTCATTGTATATATCTCCTTATTTATATTATTTTTGTGTATATAAATTTTAAAGAAAAACTTATTTTATTTACTTATTCTAAGATCAGCAACCAGAACTCTGCTCTTTTTACCATTGATTACAACTTTTGCCCACAATCGTTTTTTATATTTATAATACTTTACTACATAGCCTATAGGATTCAACTATTGTCATCTCCTTTCTTAATCAAATACTTCTTTTACTGTAAACGCGGATTAGTCTCACAATAATCGTTTATATGTTTTATTTTATCTTTTATGAATTCATTCAATGTCTCTAATGCTTGTAAGAAACCTCCATCATTAATGAATTCTGTTTCAAACATTGATACACTCCATCTGTCAAATGTCTCTGGGAAATCAGCTCTTAAACAATACTGAAAGCCTGTACCCTGATGTGGCTCAATCAGTTGTACATACAATTCATTTCCTTTAAGCACAGTAACGCCATACTCAGACCAGCTTTGAACGAGATTATGCTTTTCTGATAATAGTTTTATATAGTCCATTGCTTCCCCCTATCTTATAATGAAAGAATCCTTTCATTAAATCATTCATTCCAAACGTGTATTTTAACAGTTCCACACTTTGGACAAGCAAATAATTGATGTTGTTCTGGCTCATCCCACTTATCACCTCCAGATAGTACCTTAACTTCATTACTTAATCTCAATTGAATGAAATCTTCCTCTTGTTCATAGCCATCTTCCCACGAACTAAGATCATAGGTGTGCCCACACGCTCCACATTTCACGTTGAATCATCTCCCCTCAAAACATGTTATCTTGTTTACTAAGCACTTAAAAAGTCAAAGGAGCCATCTTCATGTATCAAGAGAATATTAGTATGTTTATCAATTATGTATTCCCAATCTTCATGATCAAGTTTTCTGCTAAATTTTAAATCATAAGGATAATATCTTGTTTGTCTCAAATAATTTTCTCCTTCCAATTCCACAACAATAGTATTTGACTGGTTCCAAACGTCAACTTCTTTTGAATCCTTGGAGTATTTACTTCCAAAGTAATCATTGATTATGTGAGAAAACTCATCATTGTTCTTCATGATCATCTAATTCAACTCCCTGTAAAATAATCTTTTCATAAACTTAATATTTGATTCTCAAAATCTACTATGCGATGATAAACGTCCTCCATACACTCTTTATCTGTTGAGTTAAAATTAGGTGAATTAACAATGGTATCAAGTAAACTCTGTCTAACCATCTCTCGCTCTGAGTCAGATAAAATTAGTTCCATTACATGCACACTCCTTATAAAATATTCATTTCATTTTATGACAATATACACATAGTAATTGTGCATTAGAAATATGATTTATTTGCTTCTCCGTTGCATTTGCTGGAAAACTACTTACCTCTTTTATATGATCAACATCAAGTACTTTTTCTGATAAAGATACACCTCGTTTTGTTAGTTCACAACTAGGATTCATACATCTCACTCCGTAAGTTTTTATTGCATTTTTTCTGAATTTTTCGCGATATGTACCTGTTCTAACCTTACATTTACCACATCGCTTGTTGTTATTCGCATTACTAATCACTGTTGTACATCCATTCCCTTTGTATCCTACACATTGAATCATCATAATTGTGCTCATTAATCACAGCCTCCTCATGAAAGGATCATTTTACACTAACCAACTCATCAATTTTCGCTTTCGCTGCTTCACTAGCTTCCTCTTTAGTGTCAAAAAAGGTTTTATTCCCATGCCATTCTGAATCATATAGATGTGAGCCATCTTTGTATAATTTGAATTTCCATTTGTAATTACTTCTCTCAGATAAATTAATCTCAACATTATGCTTTTTGTATTTGCCCTTATACCCACTCCATTGCTTTTCTGTCAATTTCACCTCGTTCAACTCCTTATCCAAATTGTTCGCAGAGTTCTTCTTCTTCAACAATTTTATCTTTAATCATGCAATGCAACTTATTGTCGTCAGTTGAAAAGGAATTATCACAACCCATGCAATCAAAGTAAAGTCTACTAGGGAAGTCTTCTTGCAATTGATCAATTAACTCTTCTCGGTCCACACAATCTACTCCCTATAGTTATTTATTTTACAATCACTTGTTTACCGAATCTGTAGCTATGCTTTGTGATTTCTTCCAACTCATAAGTGAAAGCCAGATTGGCATAAAAGATACGCACTATATCACCAATACTCGGTTTCTGCGATTTAATTTGTTCTATGAATACAGGATTTGTAATTTCAGATAATTCCCCGTTGTCTTCCTTATATTCAAATGACTTCATTTCATCTGGTAACTCTGCGATCTCTCTATAAAAATCCAAAGCTGGTATCGTACCAGACCCAAAACCAGATTTGTTAAATGCTTTTTCAATGCTTTCACCTGAGATAATATTTTTTGTGCCATCCATCCATTTCAACTCAAATAGTTTTTCCATTTCGTTTTATCCTTCTTTCTCCATAAAATTATAGATTCATTTAAACTGCAACCAAATCTCTTTGAAAAACAAAAACGTCATCATCCTCACACAATTCCATAAACATATCACGCTGCGCTTCAGTTGGAAATCCATATGTATTCTCTGTAACTATATCAAGAATCTTCTCAATGACAACCACTTGATACATTGTGATCACCTCTTCTATTTGATAATCTTATTATACATCTTATATTTACAATTGTACAGTATTATTTTAGTGTAATTATAATGAAAAAGAGATGCTTTAGGGCATCTCCATAGTCTACAGCATATCAGTGTTTATCAATATTACTCATAAAGTCTATATAATGTTTCCTGCATCTATTCCTCATGAATAATCGCTTCTTACAGCTCTTAACACTACAAACACTATATTCAAATTTCATCATATCTGCTTTTGACTTGTAAGCGACATTCTTTGTTGACTCTCTGATTGTTCGAGCGGTATCAATCATATACTCTCTACAAGGATAACAGATCCCTAACGGAGCGCTGCTGTGTCTGTAATTGTTACACCCTTCTCTTAAGCATCTAACAAGAATCTCGCTCATATAATCACCATCCAGTAAGTTCTAAGTTGTCTATGTGATTATATTCTAACACTGGGGGTCTTCTGGGTAAAATTAATCTTTCACAGGAAAAGAAAAAGCAGCCCGAAGGCTACTCTTTGATGATTTTATTCCATGCGTCTTCAATTGCTTCTTCTACATTATCACAAGCTTTAGAGATTGATCTTTTACGATTCTCAAAATCTTCTAAGTAACAAGTAAACCCACCAACTGCGTTTAATTGGACAATATATGTACGACCATCCAATTCCATAATTGAAGTATCAACTTTCGCGTTGTTAAATGTAGTTCTAGTCACCATTAGCATGTATTTCACCTCCTTTACTCATAATTCTATATTACCATAATCAAGTAGAAGTTTAAATGATATCAGACTTTCACAGACTCTTTAATCGACTCAATTTTCTCCATATATATCTTTCTGTCAAACTGTCTATAAAACTCTCTTCCTGCACGAAAGAGGTTAGTAGCTTTGATTTCTACAGTTTGTGTCTGACATGCAAAGCGATTATAAAATGCGATTATGTAATTATTCATATCTCATAACCTCTTTGTCTATTATCGTATGTTCTAAGCTTCTCAAAATCTTTAATATATCTACTCATATAACTTGGTGATATTCCAAGAGAACCCATCTTAACAACTACATCGTGATCTTTCTTGCATTTTTTTATATTTTCATCAAGTAATTCCACTAATTCTTCACGACTCATTTCCGTCAGTTCCTTCAGTAGCCCCAATGTTTTCACCTTCTTCTTCTAGAATTTCATTACAAATCTCAATACATTCATTGCAAATGAACACCATTGGGCCAGCTACAATCCTTGATACCTCTGATTGCGCCTTACCACAAAAAGAGCAGCACAACTCTGGATTCTTGCCCGAGAATTTCAACAGATCATCATACTTCTTTGCTTTATCCGTTATTTCGTAAAATTGTTCAGTTGTTATCATTGTAATCTCTCCTTATGTATCTAATTGAAATTCAACTTTCATTTGCTTTCTTAAATTCCCTCAACATTTCTCGCATCTTATCCATACCTACACTCTTAGTCTTAGTTGTGCGCGCCGCGTATTCTACAAAGTCCTTGTAATCCATTTCATTAGTGAATATTGCTTTGGTTGGTCGTATTGGTTTATTGTTCATATTCATATGCTCTCTTTTCTGTAAGGAATCAACTTTTATATGTAATATTGTCCATCATAGTAACCAAGATGTTACCAATCTCTTTATTTTGTTCATTTAAACGATCCTGTTGTCTTTTCCACTCCAGTTGTTCATTTTTACGTAACAATTCATTCTCTGCTCTTAGTTCTGCCACTTCATGAACTAAGCTCACAATTGTTTCGGATCTAACCAATAGATCAAGTTCATTCTGATTCAAATAGTCAAATATTGATTCCCTCATCTTATTACCTCCATTTTTGTTTTAGTAAAATAACTGTTTTATCCAAATACAGCGACTGTCTTGTTTATGGTCTTAACAAAGAGATTGCTGCCTTCTCTTTTGTGTACGAAATAACGTTCGTTTTTAAACACAATACAGTCACTTTCAAATATTTGGAGATTTGAATCTACACAAAATTCTTCTTGTTCGTGGATCATTACTTTATATATCATATAGTTCACCTCTTATTTTTATAATATCCTGCATTCATTAAGTATTAAACTCGCTATCTGTTTTGTCATTATTAGTTAATACTTTCTTGATTCCATCAATCTGTTCAAAAAGATATTGTTTATCAGTCTCATTTAATGAACTATATTCAATATCAAATTTTAAGCATGACAATAACTCCCTAGCTCTCACAATCCTCTTCGCTTTTCTACGAACAATCTGCTCTACATTGTTCAAAAATACCCACTCCCAGTGAAATACTGTTTTTACTCAGAATCATCTATATTACTTCTTACAAAATCTTTAATGTCGCTAAGAATTTCATATTGCCAGCAAGAGAAATCATTGCTCTCTCCATAGCGTTCACAGGCTTCAGCTTTGGCAATTACTACTCTACCTTCCCACTCATCGAACCTGTGAGTTATCTGCCAATCATTAAATGATCTAATAACTACATTCACTCTCTCCCTGTTACTATTCCACCAGTCAATACCCGTATCGGTATCTAGTTCCTCAATAAGTTTAAAATTCAATATTAGCCCTCCTTTACTAAATGAAATCGTTGTTTTAACTCCTTATGTATCACATTAACAATACCTTGTTTCTATCTCCAACACTCTGTTACTTGATTCCATAAACAAATTTTACATCATATTTATTATATATTCAAGTATTATTTTTGTGTATAATAAAAACAACTAAGCACTTGCCAACATGCCTAGTGCTCTTCCGAATCTAATTGTTTTATCTTCAGCCCATACAGTGTACATATCATCAAAGTGTACATTGTACACATACATCTGTTCTATATGATACTTAGTGATTGCCTCATTAAACATCAACATTAATGTATTGATAGGATTTGTCATAAAGTCTTGATTAGTGAACACTTTTACAATAGAATTACTTTGATGTATCTTTCTGATCTGATATAATTTTCTATGTATCTCGGTATCAGTAATATTTTCATTCAGACACAAATAGAACTCGCTAATATCATCAGGAGTCTTCAAGATTGCTTGTAAGTTAGAATTTAATATATATGCCTCTTCATTGAATTCATAAGATTTAATTGTCATAGATAAATCTCCTTATGTATGTTTTACTGTGGCGTTTGGAGGTCATTTAACTATTTTTTGCACTAAGAAAACTTAACAGACCAGTCTATTAAACTGCCAGTTAAGCACTCTCTTTTATGGGGGTGCTTTTGTTATGCAAACTTTCTGTTACCCAAATGGTAACACTCTTCTTAATTTAAACCAAATACTGTCTGTTGTCAACTGAATTTGTATAAAGGGGGATTCTCTATGGTTTCTCGTAGATTAAAGATACACTTAGGAAATATACTTGATAGCAAAGATATATCAGCTAGAGAACTATCAAGACGTACAGGAGTTCGTCATGTAACTATAAGTAAGATTGTTAATGGTGAAGCTGTATACATATCATTTGAAAATATTGAGAAGATCTGCAATGAGTTGAAAATTGATGTAAATGAAATTATGTCTATGATCGAAGAAGATGAATAAGAGCACAACAATATGGATTACGGGCAATACATTGGCTTTAGTAGCATATTTATTGTATCTAAGAACATCATTAGAATGGTTAGTTTATGCGGTTTTACTTTGTGCTGTGACTTTATTGATTCTATCAATCTATTTTATAATTAAGAAGAAATGAAAAAGGAGCTGCTGTTTGCAGTCTCCTCTTCTTTATGTAAAAGTAACATTTGATCTAAACTTTAATACCAGAAACTTCTTGGAAGCGTATGTTTCCGATCAATCTTTCAAGTTTACGAATTGCGAGATTTTGGAGCTCTTTATCAGCAGTATCGGGAGTACAAGAAACAAAAACTTCTACAATAACGTCTTCACCCAAATCAACATTTACGATCTTTCCATACATCTGCATTCTCCTATTCTTGTAAAATTAAAATTTTATTTAGATATTGTCTTTAAAAGTAACTCATTAATTGAATTCAAAGTTGTTTCATTAACATTGGCTAATTTATCTCCATGAATAATGGAATCACTCTTTACCATTTTTATCATATAAGGATTCACTTTTAGGGTTTGACCTTGAGTTGTTTCGATGTCTAAAATATCTACTTTTTTATGAGTGTCTCTCAAAATATCTAACACGCTCACAGTTTCTCCCATGTTGTGAACAACTAAGTATTTATTAAGCCCAACTCCAATTATGTCACCGTTCTTAATCTCCATTGCGATCGCCTCCATAAATTTATTATCTCATGAATCTAAAGTTCAATGGAATACCCAACTTGTCTTCAATTGTATTAATTCGATTCTTAATGTTCATTCTCTCTTCCCAGTTTAAGTTGTCATTCATTAAATAATCTTCTTTGAGACTTTTCAGTATATCTCTTACACTCAACCTTAACACCTCTTTATGTATTATCTTCTCTATCTGAATATAATTATACAACAATAAAAATAAATATACAAGTATTATTTTATCGTTATTGATGATAAAAGTCTTGTTTTACCCAAAACAAAAACAGCCCGCTAAGGCTGCTAGTTAACTGTCTCTGCTGTTGGTATATCAACACCTAAAGACAATCCGGTTACGATAAATGAGACGATGAAGATGAGTACATACAGCCATATAACTGTAAACCTTGATCTACCATCCATAAAAGCCAACGCAGGATGTATAATACCGAACACCATCAATGGCACTGAACTTACCATTATCGTAAACGGTATAGCTGCAAAACGATTGAATGGTGCAAAGACAAAGCAGATAAAGAAGAAGACTGTTATTGTGGCAATTGTCATGTACTTGAATGTCTGAAGCTTCTTAATGCGCTTTCTAGCCTTTGGTTCTCTGTCGTAATAATCACTTATGTACCTATCTTGGATGTAGCTGTAAATCTTGTCTGATCCCCTCTTTGATGATTGTCGTTCTATCTTGTTCATTGATCTCTGAAACTTCTTCTGAGTCGGTGTTGGCAAGCCGTATCCCCCTTTTCGTTTTGTATACAGAGTGTATCATCATTCGAGTGATTTGAGAACAAAAAAGAGCCCAAATGGACTCCGTTTTCTTTGTGAAAGACTGGTTTTACTGGGTCTCCACTACGCCATTCTTCAGCAGATACTTCTTACTATTAACGCTTTCCGTTTGGCTCTTATCTACAACTTTATTACTATTGATTATTTGGGAAATAAAGCTTAGCTTATGTTCAAGTTCTGCTATTTCCTTTTTAAGTTTACTGTTCAGTTTAGATTTATTGTTAATCTGGGCATCTTTACCCTCTATAATTACGTCCTTCAGTTTAAGCTGATTCTTCAGTTCAGCAACCTCTAATTTCAATTCATTAATCTGAGAAACCTGACCTATACTAGCTTTCATATCGTTCAGAATGCTTTCTAATTGCCCTGTTATAGTTTGGGCCACATCTGGAGCCGAATCCGTCTCAGGATGCTTCTCAATTTGTTCTGTACGCTTTGTGCTACCCAAATAGATAACATTCTTTTCCACTAAATAATTTTGAACAGATCCATGTTTCTTGGTGATTTGATAATACTTCTGATTAATGTTATTTTCTTTCCTATTTAATATCTTTGATACTGCTTTTATCGCAGCCTTCTTTGTGTTACCTTTCTTCTTTTCTTCCTGAATTGTTTTTTCCACTAACAACAATTCGTCATCATTCCAATCGCCCAGAATTTCACCCTTTTGACTATCTGTAAGAGTCTCCTCAACCCTTAATAAGTACTCTCTTACTGTTGCTGCCACTTTACTATCTCTGAGGAGCATTCCAAGACGTAGTAAACATCTACGATTCAAAATTATTGCTGAGGGCACTCTGTCCAACTCTGGGACATCATGTCCTAGAGTCAGCCTATATTCCTTCAAGTCCTTGCTGTACAAGGTTTTTATCCCATCATCTGAGAGCTCTTGTCTGTTTCTTTGAATAACCTTTCTAATTGTTTCGATACTGACTTCATAGTACTCCGCTGCTTGTCTGAGGGTCATATTCTCACCATCTGGTAGCATACTCAAGGCTTTAACCTTGTTGAGTATTTCTGTTTTGACTATGTATTCATTCCGCAATGTTTGATCATCCATAAATCTATCCAATTGTAGCGCTTCATTCATTTTACAAACCTCCAATGTTATTTTATTTTTTATAGGTGGAAATGAAATTCTCAAGTTTATCAATCTCAGGCTTTTGTAAAGGCTGCTTTCCATTTATAAACAGTGAAAATAATGCATTACTGATTCCTAGTTTCTTTGCAATGAAGGATTTCTTGATTCCATAGTCATCAATAACTGTTTGTGTCCTCTCTTTTAATGTCATGGCTCTCACCTCCTTAAAATATATTTTAATTGTTAAGCAAAAAAATTTAGTCAAATAAGCATTTCATTCAATCTCATCTTTGCAAGAATAACACTCATTACTCTCTTCAATGGCTTGTCCCTTACTATTTACCACATACGAAATTGTGGAAAGTTGATTGCAAATGTAGCATTTTCCCAATCCGTTTCGCTGCTCATATTGCCCAATAAAGATTGAATTGTCTTCCTCCAAGTAAAATACGGACACAAATATCACCACCTATCACCAGTATTAATAATTATGCATGTTTGCGTATATAATTATCATTACTTGCGAGTGTTAAACTTTTTAGTTTGAATATTCATGCAGTAGACAACTTTACTGCTTAAGAATTGATCTTATAAATCTCAATTTGAATTTGATTACTATTTTCCGATCTTGGCAACACCAATGCGGACAAGTTGTTCGTTTTATTTACTGCTGTTACAAAGTCTGTAATATCTGCGACACTATTAGTTAATTTCAATGTGATGACTAATTCATCTTTCATAATTCTCAATCCAACTCCTATGTATTTATATTTTTATTCCTTAGGGCAACAAAGCTACACTTTCACCAGTTTGGACATAGTATGCACGTTGTAAGAAAGTTAAGGTGTGATCAGCCTTCCCTTCCATTACTTCCTTTGCTTCTTCTTTACGCCATGCAAAATATGATTCTGGATCGTTTACTCTCACTTTTCCACATTCAACTTCTTCAATACAGGCTAATGAAATATCGGCAAATAATTGCCTTGTTTTTTGGATTGATTCTTCTGTAAGTTCTAGGCCATTAAATCTCAAAGTTTTTCCTCCCAACATTCCTTTGAAACAAGAATTTTATAAAGTCTGCTCTTTCGAGTAGTACTCCATTATTGTGATATTTGGATTGTCTTGCTCAGTTTCTTTAATCCAGTTTTCAATATCATCTGTTTCGATTTCCTTGTACATATAAGGCAGGAATAATCCTTCTTTATGATAATGAATGCCGTACTTCATTTCGTGCCTCCTTATGAAATCACTCTTTTACCTAGTTATGAGACGTTCCATAGGCTCAGTTCATACTCTTTTACTTCGTCTATTGTTAACGGTCTGTCATATGCGATGATTCCATGTCTACCTTTTGTGTCATCTGTCTGCGTAAATCCATTCGGCTGACAACCAATAGACACAGGGCGTAGCCGCAATTCGTACCAATACAACCCATCTATATCTTTATTCCTGTTACTGTTTTGGTGTTCTGTCATATACTTCTCAAAAGCTTTTTCGGCTTTATATTGCTTTATGAATCCTTTGTAAGCTGCTACTTCTTGGCTCGCACTTTCTAGTTGTCTGCTATCATTCTTTAGTTGTTGCATATCTTCACTGTTAATTGATAACTCCAAACATTCCGACGTATCCTCAATGATTGTTTCACCTTCATAAAATACATCTGTCGTAATTTGAATGTTTTTGAATCCCTGTTTCTGGTACAGATTAAACTTTTTCATAACTTCATTCATTGACTTACAAGAACTCTTGTTCACGTTCGAAAAATCGATTTTTACTTCTTCATCATGTTTTGTTGTCTCGATAGTGTAGATTAGCTCCATTTCTTTAGCTATTCCCCAATACTGCACTCCCTCTTTTGTTCTATGGCTGCAATCGGATTTCCATATAATATTCTTCATTTATATTCCTCCATGTTTTAATGAAATGAGTATTTGACTTAGTTACATTACAATGTTTCTCGTTCAGGTACGGTGTTTATGTATTGCTTAACTTGTTAATGTAATTATAGCATCATTACATAATATTGTACAGTATTATTTTAGTCTAATAAAAAGAGATTCCGCTGTGGAATCCCTTAGTCGCTACTATTTAAGTTTAACACTCCAGATCTCAACTTCTTCATCCGAGTCAACAGGTTCAACATATGTAACAACAATAATCTTTCCTTGATACTGCTTACGTAATACATCAGTAAATGATTTATCCTCTTTTCCTGTAGCGATATCAGTCACCTGTAGCACCCAGAAGCGTCCTTCCTGATCCTTTGTAGTGTGAGCTACATAATAACCGCTACCCTTCATGTAATACACCTTTTCAATCGTCGTAGTGGCCTGTTTAACTTCTTCTTTAACTCCACTTGCCATAGTTACACTAGACACCATCAGAGACAATACAAACAACATCAACATAATAGTAATCTTTTTCATTTTAAATACACGTCCATTCTTATGTTATTTTAGTTTAATTAGATAATGAATTAAGTAGTTCAAGGTGTTGACTAAAGGATAGCCCTATCGATGACCGTTTAGTCTGCATTTGTGAGTTTACTCTTTGCTCTGGCTGCTTAAACGCTGCATATGGATTAGTTTTATGTACTGGATGTATGTAATAGATTCTTAACATGTGTTTACCTCCTTCCTCTGAATGCATTATCTATGTAAAAGGCCACTTTCATGGACTCTTGATATATCTCATTTGCAGCTCTCATGTGTTTCGTCTCCATTTAATATCCACTCTCTCACAATTGAACGAAGTTCTTCTGTACTAATGTCATCTGGTAAATCCATGACATCAACAATATCATTTTCCAAAATAGCCATTTCCAATTCATCTTTATTCATGTTATCAATCATTTTTATTACCACCTTTTAATTTGTATTGTTTTATTTATGTGTAATTATATATTAACGAAGGATCAATGCTCCTACGATTGTTTTACTCTTCAGAGCTTGTTTACGTGCCCATTGAGACTTCATAATAGCCAGTTTAGTTTGACACATTGGTTTCAACTCCTTATTTCGTTATCCTTTACCTTATATACTTATTGTACATCATAAATATATATTTGTACAGTATTATTTATGTGTAATTAACACAAATAGACCACTTTTATTAGTGATCTAAATGAGTTATAGATGAGATAGATTGTTAAAGAAGAAATAAACCAAATGACAGACACAACGGTTTATGTTGTGGATGAAGGTGAGCGACAGCCATGGAGTGAAACGGAATGGATCTCGCCACCTATTATTAAGTGAATTATTTAAATTATTATGTATAAATATATACTATTTTATCTTTAAATTATTAACCTTTTTCCTTTAAGACTTAGGGTCATTTTTCCCAGTGTTTATGCGGGTTTTTTGAATGATTTATAAGGTTTGTTCTTATAAACTTATTTCATCATTCAACCATGACACTAAAATTGAACGCATTCTTTCAGATGGTATGTATAGATTAATAGGTTCATTGTTTCTGATTGCACTTCTCCATATCCATTGAATTAGTTCAGATAAGGCATACATGTCTTGATTAACTTCAATATCTCTACTTTTAAAGTATCCATCCAATACAGGATTCAGAAACCTATTAACAGCGTATACTAAAACTATCTTGTTTTGATATTTGTTTGTACTACGCTCATTGACTGAAACATAGCCCTTAGTATAACCTACACCTGATATTTTACCTTTAAAATCTTTATATGTAGTCCACATATTTTTATCAGATCGAGAATTCATTATATTATTAAAATAGTTTAAAGTATTATTCTTAAGTTGTTTGTGTAGATGTTTTTTATTTATATACCAAGACTTTGAAAGTGAATACTTACCTTCTCCTACTTTATTCAAGCTGCCATCATATATTTTAATTTTACTTTTGATATTGTTTTTGATATCTCTTATAGATGACGACTTTTTATTAACAAAAAAGTATCTATCTTTTTCATTCATTACTGACCAATATTCATATTTAATACTATGAATGTCAAAGTAGTACTTCTGTAGTTGTGACTCAAATAGATATGTGAGGATGTAGGTATCTTTAAACAGTTCAAATACATTAGGTGGAAAACTCCATAACAGAATGACTCCATTATGTATAGCTAAGTTATTGTTTAATGCATATCTTCTCACTAATTGAAATTTACCACTATATATCTCATTCTGCTTGTCCTCCTTAGCGGTATCCCACAACAAGGCTCCATTATCAGATTTAATAAGCCATTCTTTAAGTAACATCTTAGTGTCTGAGGCAGATATATTTACCTCTTTTACTACCTCCAACGCTTCATCAAGTATTAAGGTATATCCACCATTGTAAATTAGATCCTTAGTTACATCCGTAGCCATTTTGAATAGTTCATGAGTCGTTGCAATATTCTTTCCTTCAGATAATAGCTTATGCAATGAATCCAATTTAAAATACAATTCGCCATCTAAAGAAAATACTTTTGGTTCATAGAATTTTCGTTCATTACAAGATTGTTTAATTCTAGTCACCTCATCTAGATAAGGTGTAATGTAAATGTACTTATTGCTATCAGGTTTGTTCATTAATTCAATAGATGCGGAAGTTTTACCGCTACCCATAATTGAATCCACAATTTTAACTGGAATACTGTTCATCCTTTCAAATTATTATTGTAATTCATATATGTAAAACTCTATAAGAGAGTGGAAGCGTCAATACATTTATACGTAAACATTTTATTATCGTGTATAAAAGTGAGGGAAAAGATTATTCCCCTTTAACAATACTCAATAGCTTAACAGTATACTCTTCTAAGAATACTCTAATCTGTTCCTGTGCTTCAATCTCATCAGTAATAGATCCATGTTTATATGCTTCCATAGTTCCCAATAGATCGTCCACTGCATAATCTACAGCGTTATTGTAAGCTTCATTATTATCAGGTGTAATGACATCATTGATGATAGTCTGCTTAAGCTGCTTATCATTGTTGTATAAGTTATCAAAGCTATTCATATGTAATTCCCCCTTAGTTATTGTATTGGCTACTACATTGCCATATGTAATCATATTGTATTATACCCCATTCGTATGTAGTTGTAATAGGTGAAGCAGTAGCCACAGTTAGAACACCGTGACTACCTTGATATATGTATTACTTATGATAAGACTGACTACTGCATGACGCTTATTGAACCCTTTAACCTTATACTTATATACTTGCCTACCATCATCCCATTCAGGCGTTATACTCATTGGATGCTTGAGTATGAACAGTAACCTTTCAAAAGTAAAATTCCTATCAGGCTGAGTTAACCTTTGTTCAGCATGTGATGAGAGTTCGATGTGTCGTTGTGATGCTAGTTGTGGTATGAGTGTTAACAGTGTATCGGTAGATAGTGGTTCATGAGTCATGTTGTTCACCCCCTGTGATGGAATCTATTTGATAATACTATTATAACATTTAATACTTTAGATTACCAGTGTTATTTAAGTGTAAATGAATTGGGAGTGATAGATTAGGAATGATAATATGGAAATGAGAGATTGAATTTTGAAAAGTTAAAATTGAAATAGGAATAGCGAGATGAGAAATAGAGTTGCAATCAATTGTGATGATATGATGTGGATAGTGTTGAGTTGTGCATGTAAGATGTGAGAGATAAGATATAATGGATAGGAGCGATATAGATTAATATATGGATAGTTAAGAGTGTGACAATGATAAGATGAGTAATAGGTAATAGCTATAGGTGAAGATGAGATGATAGTTAATATATAATAAGTCATGATTTATGCAAACACTGTTACCCAGCGATTATATTATACCCCCATAGGGTATAGTGTGTGTAAGATGAAATTTATAGAAAATTTGAAAGTTTAAAATATTTTTTTGAGAAATGTATTGACAATTGGGTAGCTGAGTGGATCAGTGCTGCATGTTGGTAGAGGTGTCTCTATCTACCCTATAATATATCTTATATGGTACATAGAACATGGATGGGGGGCTATTTTAAATCTGAAAATCGATCAAAATTGGAAAATAGTGGCCTAGCACTTCCACTTCCACACCCTGATTTATATTTTATCCCTCCCATATATTTACCATTTAATTGTAATTTTTTTGTAACCATTTCCTCCATTTTCACTAAAATTCAATCATAAACTCAATCACAACTCATCTTCTTTTCCTATGTCCCATCTACATTTTTCAATTAATTACAACTCTGTAACCATACCAATATAGTCAATTCCATTCCTCTTTTCATCCGTTTTCCTTGATATATCAATGTTATTGCGATGCACATGTGTGGTCATCCTCGACTATCATACCTTCATCTTCACTTTCCCTTGATAAATCAACGCTTTTTATCTTATAAGTTAAATTGACGATTAACATTCAATCGTAATGATCATTGAACACAAAAAAAGCCTACTGGACGTTTTATCCAATAGACTTGATCAAACACTAATTTTTTTCTTTAAGACTCTCGTCGCGGGTACATCATTTTTTCAGGTGTTAACTTCAATTCAATAACGCTCAATTATTCACCTCTCCTTCTTTATTGTTAACAACATCTTGTGCATCTCTTTTAATTTGCGACACAACACCATAATCTTGATTCATTAGTATGCGAATCAATTCATCTTTGGTTAATTGTTCAAGAATAGAATTATCTATCTTATCTTCAATTCTCAAGCTGATGCTATTTGATAAATCTTCGTTAATATGTCTGTAATATGTTTCAGTTGTGGAGATATTTGAGTGATTTAAGTGTTTTTTTGCCTCTTCTAGAGTTCCGAAACCAGCAGCAACATTTCTGAAGCTATGGAATACCACATTTCTTTCGGGTAAAATTCCTAGTTGTTTTTTCAGAGACTCTAGCATCAATCTAATTGTCTTATCTGTTAAGTGGAATATGCGACCGTCTTCATATTTTTGATAATACTTAAATGTTTTAATCTTAAGGAGTTCATTGTAAAGGTCTGTTGAAATAGGAACTACGTGCTTTTTCCCTCCTTTTCCCACTACCGAAACTTCATAATAACTACTACTAATATTCGGTTTTATATCAGTCCATTTAAGGCCTTGTAATGTGCTTTTACGAAAACTGGTTGTGTAGGCCATACGTATAAAAGCTGACTTTTCCTGTCCTTGCTTTCTGTCTTCTAAAACAAGTTCTGCCATTTGCTCTGCTTCGTGAAGATATAGTGCTCCTGCGTGTTCGCTATCGTTGGAAAGAATATCGATTTTTAAATGTTTTGACTTTACTGGGTACTCGTTAATCTCAAAAAACTCATACAAACTTTGAACTGCCTCTATGTAATTGTTCACTGTGACATTGGCATAGTCTACCTCATGTTCCTTTAAATAAGTCTGATATCTAACCATATCTGTATTTCTAATTTTTATATCTTCAATTGTAAGTTGTTCAATATCCTTATTTCTATACCACATAAAAAAGTTCCTAATACTTCTCTCGTAACTCTTTCTTGTGTGCTGACTCTGAAATTTTCCTATAAATGTTTTTATATCTTCATCAACTGATCCTCTGTGAAGTCCCACTACATTTTGTGTCATGCTCATTTCCATTCCTCCTCTACTCTTGTAATTTCATTATATACTATTGATTTTAATTACACAATAATAATACTTTACAAATTATAATGTAAATGATTATAATGAGAACACGGACATCAAATCCGAATACATAAGAAGCTCACTGAAGCTGAAAGGGATAACTGAATGATCAACAGAAACAAAGGAAACCACTCTATTAATACTTGGGAGGATCAATACTATGACGGATACGAGGTAGATACATATGATCATAGAATGGTATCAGATGAAATTAAGCAAGGAACAGAAGATTGTGTTAAATACATAGAAGAAATTGTAGATAATGAATACTTTTGGTACAAGAATATTACACGTAAATAATACATCTTAACTATAATATTAAATATGCAAAGGGTGTTTGAATGGCATTGGATAAGCAAGTATACATATATAGCGTCGATACTAGCGCTTTTTTCACTCAAAAAGAAAGTTTGCTAAGAAAAGAAATCAACAAAGCTAAACAAAAGAATGAGAATGAAAAAGTTAAAGAGCTCGATAAGAGTTTTCGAAACATTATTGACTCAAATATCCACTTGAAACGAAAACTAAACCCGCATAGCTTGTCCATTAACAACAAAGTTTCTTTGTTTGAATCTTCTCTGACGCGGACGTTGCGTCTAGAAGAAAATAATACATATGAAGATGTAATAATTGTAGAAACACACTATTATAGTATCTTTGATAGTCTCATTGAAAATGGATTTACTCTAAATGGTCAAGACTACGTTCCATTCACGGCTTCAGCGGGTCAAATAAGAACTAAAAAAACTGTATTTATGAAGAAAACGACTTGGGATAATGTTAAGGATACGCTAACATGTGGACTTTCTGAAGAAAAAATAAATAAACACTACGATGTTAACAAAGAAAATAAGAGATTCTATGGTGTAAGCATTAATAAATATTTGGCTTATCTTGCACTGTGTTCAAGTGCTACAGATGAATGGAAGGATTTCAACATTGACCGTTCGATTGTAGTTGAAGATTTTGAGACTTCAATTAATACAACCGTAGATTTTGTTGACGATGTAACTTATAACGTTAAACGCAGAAAGATGGATATTCCTATTAATCATACTGATGGGTGCGGCATGATTTTGCCAAAGAAAAGTAAAAAGTCGTTCATGGTTCGACTTCCTTGGGTCAAGGGATTGCTAGTTCCCTTCCCATACGACAAATTCATAGATAAGAATAATTCCACAGTTACAGATATCTATGGCAAAAAACATGATGTACTTAAAGAAAAAATTGAAGTAATTTTCACCAAAAGCCAGTTTAAAATGTGGAAATATTATGAGAATTGGGATGAATACAAAAAACTTTACAAGCAATACAAGTGTCATGCTAGTTTAACTAATATAGAAGAAGATGAACTGAGCTCTGCTAGACTATGTTACCAGATGTTGCAAACTCTGACCCTCATCTCAGATGAACAACTGGACAATCTAGTTTCAATAACTAGAGGAGAAATTCAAGAGACAGTTAGCAACCCCGAAGAAATGCTTAAACTAATGGGAGCATCTAAAGGACGTTTTGAAGATAAAAATAATTTACAACAAGCTCTCTTCATATATCCTGAACTCCTATTAGACCCACATGTAAAAACCAAACTAAAAGAAGCCAAGGCTAGTCTTATGAGAAAAGTGTATACAGGTAAAATTAAAGTTGATGGCTGCTATACTTTTATTGCTCCTGATTTGTATGCATTTTGTGAACATTTGTTTAATGGAGAGGAAAATCCTCAAGGTTTACTACAAAACGGTGAAGTTTCATGCAAGGCGATAACGGGAGGTACAAAGGTTGACCTACTGCGTTCTCCACACCTGTATAAAGAACACGCAGTAAGGATGAACACAAGAATAGAACTCACAGAAAAATGGTTTATCACTAAAAACGTTCACACTTCAATTCATGATCCAATTAGTAAAGTTCTTATGTTTGATTGTGACGGGGATAAAGTTACAGTTAGCTATGATGAGACGTTGGTTTCTGTAGCTGAAAGGAATATGGTTGATGTTGTTCCGCTTTACTATGATATGAAGAAAGCTCCAGCAGAAAAAATAAACAGAAAAAGCGTTAAAGAGAATTTGAAAAGAGCGTTCTCTGGAAATATCGGAATTGTAAGTAACGACATTACTAAGCTATGGAATAGTGACTCAGTTGATATTGATTTAGTTAAAATTAGAACAATGGAAAATAACTTTGAGATTGATGCAGCAAAAACAAACTATAAGCCAGTCCGACCAAAGCATATCAAAGCAATGTTTAAACCTTTCAATAAAATGAAAATGCCCCATTTCTTTACCTACGAAAAATATAGGCTTAAGCCACAAGACAGGAAAAAGAAAAAGCCTAAACGTACCACCGAACCATGGAATGACTCAACAACAGTAAATAGAATTAAAAATCTTTTTCCAGACGTTCGTATCAAATTTAAAGCAGTCTCTGATATGTATGAGTTTGACTATAGAAATCTAATGCACACCAGCAGAGATAGAAACGAGTTGTATTATTTAATTAGAGATAGATATGAAGAGCTAAATAATGAAAAATGGAAGTTTTCCTCAAAAAGTAGCAATGGTGATATTAATAATTCTGACCACCTTCCTGTATATGTCTATATTAGACAAGAATTATTGAAATTATGTAATGACCCATTCTTGGTTGCGGATGTTATTGTCGAACATCTGTATACAGGTCCGAATAGCAATTATAAAACTACACTATGGTCAAGTTTTGGTGACATCATTGTGGAGAACTTGAAACAGAACCTTTCTACTAGATTGAAGCTCTGTGAAAAATGTGGAACCGTGTTCTCCAATAAAAGAGATAAAAGTATGAACAATAAGAAATATTGCGACCCCTGTTCGGTTGAAGTGAGAAAGGACAAAGTAAGAGAGAATGTTAGAAATTTGAGAAGTAAGAGTGAAAATACATAATTATTATCGTGTAATCATTTCTAAAATTGCTCTTGATGCTGAAAGCCTTATATATCAACGTTTTGCTATATTTGAGTGTTATTTTAGATAGGTGTTTTAGGGGGAGGTATGCTATTGAGCTTAATGCCAAGTAAGAGAAGTTTTAACTGGCATACTTTCACCACATCAAATAAAAAAACATAAAGGGAGATTTATAAATGAATAAAACAGATTTGGTAAATGCAGTAGTAGGTAAAACAGGATTGGCTAAAAAGGACACAGAACAAGTAATTAATGAAACACTTAGTGTTATTACGGATGCACTTGCACAAGGCGAAAAAATTCAGCTATTTGGATTTGGTAATTTTGAAGTTCGAGATCGTGCAGCTCGTAAAGGGCGCAATCCTCAAACTGGCGAAGAATTGGATATTCCAGCTAGCAAAGCTCCAGCTTTCAAGCCCGCCACAGCACTAAAAAATGCCGTAAAAGAGTAATTTTATATACTTTTAACAATAAAATAATACATATAATCATTATAAAAAATACAGTAATATGGACAGGATGAGATAATCCATCTCTCCTCTCCACCTTTTTTTACATTAAAATAATTTGGGGGCAATATAATATGGCAAAACGCAATAATTCTATTCAATTCAAGGGATTTCTTAATACAGAAGTAATGGAGATCACAGAGAAAGATAAGGATAGCTTGAAGGTGTATGATTTACTTGAAGAACTTAAATTTTATGATGGAAAAGATGTAACAATCTCAATCAAAGAAGATTTGCCAGTTATTCCAAAGGGGTGATTGAGTGACTCCTACAGTTATTAAAAGAGGTTCAAATGAAACAATTACAGACTACCATATTCGGTTAGGTGACAATCTTGAATTATATGAACTGAATTGGACAAAAGCAGCGGAGCTATTAAATCAAGAATCAGAGGAAGAATATACTGAATCGAGATGGCGCAAGAAATATGCTTCTTATATCGAATGGAAACCAATTATTCTTGAGAAATATGCAACCAATGAACTTGCTGATGAAGTCAGAGATGCCACCTTACAATTAAAAAAAGAAAATGTTAAACTTCGTGACCAAAAACGTGAATATAATCAATTAATCTTTAAAGAGGCGCGCTTTGAAAACCTTCAAAGTATCGTTAAAGATGCTATTCTGGATTTAGAAAGGCTCAAGCCCCTCTCTCCACCTTCTTCTCCACTCTCACTAGTAACTAACAAAAAAAGCATTTCCCTGTGGAGCGATTGGCACGTTGGAAGTGAATTTAAGAATGGCTTAAATACATATAACATAGATATTTTTAGATCAAGATTGTCAAAACTAATTGCAAAAACACTCAGCTATAGTAAGAGAAATGAAATTGATGAAATTATTGTAGCTAACCTCGGAGACATTATACATGGAGCTATTCATGTATCTGCACGAGTTCAATCTGGCGAAGACGTAATTAATCAGATTCAGATTGCTGCTGAGAGTGTTGCAGAAGCCCTTGCAGAACTTTCCCTGCATCATCGTAAAGTTAAATTCATTAATATTATTGGCAATCATAGTAGACTAATTTCAAATAAACACGACTCAATTTTCCGAGAAAATTTAGAATATCTGATTCCTTGGTTTTTAGAAACAAGACTGAAAGAATTTAATAATATTGAGATAGTAAAAGATACTGACGGAATTTATGTTGAGGAAATTGAAGGAGAAAATCATGTCTTCGTTCATGGCGATCTCGATTCGGCATACACCTCCGCGAAGAATCTACCTCAATTGCTAGGATTTGTCCCTAAATATATTTACTCGGGACATATTCACCATAATTATGAAAAAGAGTTTGGCAAAACCGAAGCAGTGGTGAACGGTAGCTTGATGGGTGTAGATGACTATGCAATTTCTAAACGTTATTATGCAACACCTATGCAAAAATACATAATTTTAGATGGTTCCGATATTGAGTGTACATATAAAATTAAATTTTAAAAGAATACATAAATCGACTACCTGATTAAAAATAAAATCGGGTTTTTTCTTATTTATTTTTACATGGGGAGATCCTGCCATAAGGTTCTTTAAACCGGACGCTCCCTCCTACCCCATGATTTTTCATTAAGGAGCATGTTTAGGAAGGTGATGCAGAATTACTGCCTCAAAGAATATAAAATTAAAATGTTTAAAGTGTAATGAGTTAAAAATGCCAACCACTTTCTATGTGAACACGAATCCGCTGTTCTCCACCGATAAGATTCAAATATGTAAGAAATGTATATCTGATCACATTGGATCAAAAGAGTCAAATGGCTATGAGGATAGGATTAAATCTGTGCTAGCAATTATGGATAAGCCCTTCATTTACGATGCATGGGTGAGTAGCGATAAAGATTGGAGTAAGTACATCCCTCAAATCTCATCGTTGTCACACTACAAAGGAAAGACTTTTTCCGATAGTGTCTTTAATTCAACGCCAGAATATAGCGCTTCTGATGATTTGAATGAATACTCAGAAACACAGGTTACTCTAAACGACGATGAAAAAAATAAATATGTCTCTTTCTGGGGAAAAGGATATGAAATTGATGACTACTTATATCTGGAAAATGAATACGAAACACTCTTAAGTTCATATGAGTGTGATTCTTATGCTCAAGAGATGCTTTTTCAAGAAATAGCTCATGAAAAATTATCCATTAGAAAAGCAAGAGAAGCTAACAAACCCACAGAAAAGCTACTTAAAACACTACAAGAACTACTTGGTTCGTCTAATATCAAACCAGTTCAAGAAACTGGAGCAAACGCAACAGAACAGGCAACTTTTGGAACATTGATTAAAAAGTACGAAAATGAACGACCTGTGCCTGAACCAGATCCGATGTGGGCTGATGTTGACGGTATCAAAAAGTACGTTCAAATTTGGTTCTTAGGTCACTTATGCAGAATGTTGGGAATTAACAATGAATATTCGCAGATGTATGAAGATGAGATATCTAAATACAAAGTTGATGCACCCGAATACGTTGAAGATGATGAAACGGTGAGTTCATGAGTGGACATAAAAACTTCCAAGTAAATAGGAATAAGTCCTCAAAGGGAAATAATCTGTTCGATAAAGGAAGAAATTACAACAAGCATTCTGATAACCTGTCTAAATCCGACAGATTAAATCAAGGTATTGGAATCTGGGCAAGTTTTTATCGAGCAAATCCACAAAGATTTGTTAAAGAATATCTAGGGATCAATTTAAAAATGTTTCAGATGATACTCATCTTTATGATGAATCTGTCTCACTACTTCATGTATCTTGCCAGTCGTGGACAAGGAAAAACATTTCTTACCTCTATATACTGTTGTGTGAGAGCCATCCTCTACCCTGAGACTAAAATAATTATAGCATCAGGAACTAAAGGTCAGGCAAGAGAAGTAATAGAAAAGATTGATGATCTTAGGAAAAACTCCTCTAACTTGGCTAGAGAAATATCCGATTTATCCACCTCAGCAAACGATCCAAAAGTTGAGTTTCACAATGGTAGTTGGATAAAAGTAGTTGCTTCAAATGATGGTGCTCGAAGTAAACGCGCGAATCTCCTAATAGCAGACGAATTCCGCATGATTGATCTTGACATCATTAATAAAGTTCTTCGAAAGTTCCTCACAGCGCCCCGTCAACCCAAATATTTAAACAAACCCGAATATGCACATCTTCAGGAAAGAAATAAAGAAGTGTATCTCTCCTCCTGTTGGTACACTGTTCACTGGTCATGGGCAAAATTAAAGTCATTTTATAAATCTATGGTATCTGGAAAAAGTTATTTTGTTTGTGGTCTACCCTATCAATTAGCAATCAAAGAAAGTTTGTTGATGGAAGATCAAGTTAAGGACGAAATGTCTGAAGAAGATTTCGATGCTACAGCATTTTTCATGGAAATGGAATGCATGTTTTTCGGTGAATCCGAGAAAGCATTCTTCAAATATGAAGACTTGAATAAGAATCGCAAACTTAATAAGCCTTTATACCCTAGAGATTATTATGGACTTATAAAAGATAAAACATTCCAATATGAAACTAAAAAACTAGGTGAAATAAGATTAGTTAGTTGTGATATTGCAGGTATGGCTGGTAAAGAGAATGACAGTAGTGTTTACACCATTTTCCGGCTAGTTCCAAGTGCAAAAGGTTTTGATCGCCATATCATTTATATGGAAAGTATATCTGGAGGCCACACCACTACACAGGCAGTTAGGATCCGACAATTATTTAATGATTTTGACTGCGACTATCTTGTTTTAGATACACAAAGTATGGGACTTGGTATTTATGATTCTTTGGTTCAACCTCTATTCGATCAAGATAGAAATATAGAGTACGATCCTTGGAACTGTATTAATGATGAGAAGATGGCTGAGAGATGTACCTACCCAACTGCTCCAAAGGTTATCTACAGTATAAAGGGTAATCAAGTATTTAACAGTCAGTGTGCTATCTTACTTAGAGATGGACTAAAAAAGGGCAAAGTTAAACTCTTGCTTAACGATATGGAAGGAAGAGAATATCTCAAGAAGCTAAAAGGCTATTCAGATTTGCCAGTAGAATTGCAGGTTAAATACGAAATGCCATTTAATCAGACTACACTGCTCATTAATGAAATGATAAACCTTGAAGGCGAAATTACTGATAATGGCCTAGTACGACTTAGAGAACCTAAAACAAAAAGAAAAGATAGATACAGTTCAGTTACATACGGAAATTATATTGCTACCGAACTAGAAAGAAGTCTCTTTAGAGAAACAAACAACGATGATCATCATTTCTTTATTTATGGCTAGGATTATGTTGTAAGCAGAGAGTAGGTGAAAAAAATAACTGATAATCACAATGGGTTGCTAGACAGTAGTTATTACGAACTATCTTCGTTTCATGATTTTTTATCTCAATATAGTCAACAGGGCGCTGTCATTGATGTCAATTTAAAAGATTTGTATCTATGGCTTAGAAATCCTATGCAGCATCGCAAGAATTTAATTAAATTAAGTAGGTACTATTACAATAAAGAGGGCATAGTTACAGATATTTATGATCTATTTAAGACCCTTCCTGTTTTAAACTACTCCGTTAACTTAAATAATGAAGCTACTGCCTTCAAAAAAAATAAAACTCTGATAAACGGATTCATTAAGAAGATTAACGTTAAGAAGCTTGCAAGAGACACTCTGTTCACACAGATCGTCGAGGGTGTTTGTGTATGGTACAACCGAGGGAATAAATACATACAGTTTTTAGAGACTGACCAAATATGCATTGAATACATGGTCAATGGTCGTTGGCAAGTGCTTTATGACTTAGAATACTTGTCTAGTTACAAACTCAACGCAGGGCTTGCGCAACAAATAAATGCAGCACCTGATGAGGTCACAACTAGGAAATATTTAGACTACAAGGCTGGCAAAGGTGAGCGTTTCGTCCCTCTTGATATTCACAAAACTCAAGTGTTTAAACTTCGAGGCTCAAGGAATGAACCTTATAGTATCCCCTACTGCATCCCCGCTGTTGCAAGTATTCTCCATCGAGACCTATTGGAGAAAACAGAGAAAGCATTGGCAGATAGGGTTACCAACCAAATTATCATCCAGAAAATTGGCACTATCCCCAGCCAAGACGGAAAAACTCAACTTCCCGTATCTAAAGAGGCATCACAAGGATATCACGATAACCTAAAAAACCTAGTTCAAAAGAAACACGATCATCATTCTCCTGATAGTTCATCTACCGCTCCTCTCACTGTCCCCTCTTTTATCAGTATAGAAGAACTCAAGGTTAATATGAATACTTTCCCAAAAGAAGTGTGGGAACGTATTGAAAGAGACATTTATAAGAAGCTCGGATATTCGATGTCATTAAATATGGGTGGCGCGAATGGACAAAGTTTTGGCTCATCTTCTATTAACGTAGAGAAAATCTACTCCACTATCTTCTACATGTTAGAGGATATTGAAGAAGCTTTGAACTTTTACATGGAGCAGATAGCAACAAATGATAACTTAAACCCTTCTATTCGATTCAGCCGCGCAACGATTTTAGATAAAGAGACCGGATTCAAACAAGCTGAATCCCTATATCTCAAAGGCCGGGGTAGCCTAAAAGACTATGTCGAATCTGCTGGATACAATTTTGATCACTGGCTTGCTCAGGTTAAGTATGAAAATGAAGTTTTGAAGCTTGATGAGTTGCCAGTACACGCAACCAGTTTTACACAGAGCGGCGACAGTTCATCTGGAAGAAAGAGTGAGAACAAGTCAACGGACGAATCAGATAAAAATAGCAGCAGCAACGCAAATGATAGTCCATTCCCTAGTAATACTTAATATTAATCCTATGACTGGTTAAGGAGGTGAGAAATATAAAAAGAGAAAAGATTATTTCCCTCAAATCAAAAAATCTTGAGCTGAATAGCACATCAAATGACGTATATATGGAATTGAGCATGTGTATTTTGACCGATCAGCCAAACCTTAATAAATTAAAGTTTAATGATAACTATATCAAAGGCGTGGTTGCGAACAAGGACAAATTTATAGGAATACCACTGGTTGTGAATCGTACAAAACTAGAGAATGGATTCTTTGCAAGTCTTGATCATGAGTTGGATAAACATACTAGCCTTCTTAAAACAGATACAATAGGCACATTCGTAGATTTCCGTGAGGAAATGGATGCAGACGGGGCTCTTAAGCTTATGGGCGAAGTAAGAATACTTAAACGATACCCTACTGTTTGTGAGTCGATAATAGAATTATATGAGTCGGGCGATCTTGAGTTTAGTTGTGAAGCAATGGTTTATGGATATGAGTCTATAGATGATGAAACTGGAATTCGAAGCGTGAACTATGAATTTGAAGGAAAAGTAAATTCATTATTCGGTTCATGTATTGTATCTGAACCAGCGGAGGTAAAATCAAAACCTACTCTATTGATTGCACAGGCTCTAGAAAAAGATTTGGGAGAAGAAATCAGGATGACTAAAACAGATATTGGATTTAATAAAGATATTGAAATTACGTACCATGGAAAACTGGAGCTATCGTCGCTAAAATTCTCTGATGTTTCAAATCAAATTTACAACATCCTTAATCCTATCAATCCTCGAAGTAACTTTCGTTCGTACAACTACTATATTCAGGAAATGTACGTTGATCATGTAATTGTTGAAGATGAAGATGATTATAAAGTTCTCTTCAAGATCAACTATAAGATTGAGAACGATATTGTTATTCTGGACGACAAAGAAAATTGGATTGAAGGCTATAAAGGATTTATCCCAAAAGGTGTGAATGTAGATGAACTGATTGAAGCAAGAGAAAAATCAGAAACAGAAGCAGCGACAATTACGACAGAACTAAATGCAAGACATAAGGAGGCAACTGAGAAAATGGAAGAAGAAGTTAAAGAACTAAACAGTAAAATTGAAGAACTAGATAGACAAGTCAAAGAACTCAATAGCGCTCTAGTTGGTAAACAAGAAGAGATTCAGACTCTTGAGGAAAGCAAAAAAGAGTTAAACTCTAAGATTGAAGAATTGGAGCCATATAAATCTAAAGTTGAAACCGCAGAAAAAGAACGACAAATTAATGAGCTCCAAAGCAAATATCAAAAAGTACTTACTGAAGAGTCAATGCAGTCTGAAGAAGTAGTACAAGCAATCAATGAACTAAACTCTAGCAAACTAGATGCTATTGTAGTTGCTCAGATTTTGAGTAAGTCTTCTAAAGGTGAAGAAGAAGAACAAAAAGAAGAAACTGTAATTGTTACTGCTTCAGCACAGCAAGACCTTATCCCTCAATCAGCAAAAGAACGTCTCTACGCACCACGAAACTAATTTTTAAATACTAGGAGGATTTATAAATGTCCGCAATTATTAATCAATCAACAGATAATACATATATTGGAAATCTCAAATCTACAGTAACAACAGCTAACGGTGTATTCGTAACACCGAATTATGGCACCCAATCAGCAACACCTGTGGTGGATGCCGCCGCTGGTGATAAAGCAGGGCTATTGATGGTTTATAACCAAAATACGCACATTGACCAAGAACTAGTAGCTGATGCCGACTTCGTTGTTCGTGCTGACAAATTCCTACGACTTAAGCCTTTTCTTCCGGGTAACGCTTTTACCACTGATCAAATCAATGGCAACATCACCGCTTTTAATGTAGACAGTATTGTAGCTATTGGTGCTGGTGGCAAACTTGAAGCGGTGGGATCACGTACCCCTGCAATGACTTTTGTTGTAAAAGAGAAAACAACTCTATATGGTAAGCCAGCTCTTAAAGTTCAAGTAGTAACTGTTTAATAATACATAACATTCGGAGGAATAAAAATACATGTCTAATATTAACAAAAGATCAGCAATTATTGAAACAATGTCCAAAGCTACCACCAACAAAAAATATGATGAGATGGATTATGAGGATTCTGTTAAGCTAATCAAAGAATTGGCTTCTAACCCCAACCCAATGAACCTATATGAGCTCAACCAAATCGTTGCATACTCTGTGGATACTATTTTGGACACTCGACTTAAGTATATTGAAATGATTGCTGAAGTTAAGCGAACAGATTTCAATGAACGACCAAAATTCAAAACAAAAACAGAAGGAATTAAAGCTTACTGGCAAGCAATTGGTGGCACTGCGGATCGCTCTAAAGTAGGACATAAATATTCTGGTTTGGATATTGAAGAGTTGTCAGCAATGCCAGTTGCCGAGTGGGCTGAAATTGCTGCTGGTCGATACGATTTTGTGGAATTGCTTCGTGATACCGCAAATGAATTTGAAATCAAAGCAGCTCAGAAAGTGCAAAACACCCTGTATGCTGGTTACGAAGGTCTTGCTGCTCCAATTTATGCTTCAGGCAACGGTGTTATTGCAAATGCGTTTGATCCACTCCTTACTGCTATGCAACGCTTTGGTGGTCGAGCCGCAATCATTGGTGACTACGAAGCATTGCAAAAACTTCCTAATTTGACTTCCATTCAAGGTCGTACAAGTGACAACATTATCGATGAAGTAAATTCGAATGGTTTGATTGGTACATATAAAGGAGCTCCAGTCATCAAATTGGATAATCCTTATGTTGGATTCCAAGGATATGAGACTGCACTCGATAAAGGTTTGATCTATATCGTTCCAGCAGCTTCAGATGACCTTAAAACTCTTAAAGTTCAATTTGCTGGCGATGTTGTTCCTATGCAAGAACAAACAATTAAGGATCGTTCTTATACAATGCGCTTTGACAAGCATATGGGTGCTGGTTTGGTTGATGCAGGTCGTCACACTTTGGCAATCTACAAAGATGAGACTCTCTCCACTCTTTAATAGTAATTAGAAACATACAATACATAAATGAGGGAACAGAAATGTTCCCCTCTTATCTTTTCGGGAGGAATATATGCAGACGAAAAAAGTTAAAGTTACTAATCCATATGCGAGTGCGGTTGGATTGCGTCTAATGGATGGCATGAGAGAAGTTCTTGTGCACCCTAAAGGTTTTATTATGTTGGACTCAGAAGAAATCTTCTACATCAACAATATGTCTAGTATTTTTAGTAAACGTAGGTTGTTAGTGCAAGATGATGAGGTAAATATGGAGCTTGGATTGATTTCAGAATCTACAGATGTCGTAGGCATGACTGATGAACAAATCGAGACACTGCTTAAAGGAAACATCATGACAATGAAAAAACATCTCTCTGGAATCACAGATAAACAAGTGATTGGTCGAGTAATTGAAGTGTCTAAGAAAATCGAAGATTTGGCAACTGGTAAACTAAAAATCATTCAAGAGATTAGCGGATACGATTTTGATCAACTTATTTCCGCCGAATAGGTGGGGATATGTATACAGGCTACGATTCAATATATGATAGGTTTCTTACCAAAATTACTGACTACGAAATGGCAGAGCTTTTAGACGAAGAACTTGAAGTACAACTTTTGAAGTATTTGCGTAGCGCGATTTCAGATTTTAAATACGCCTCAAAAATACTTGCTGAAAGAGATGACTCTCAACTTGTCTTTCTAAGAGAATTAAGCGATCTCGAACAAGAGATCTTAGCCAAATTTATGATCATACATTGGTTAACTCCTCAGATTTTACGGCTTGAAAACGTTAGGAATGAGCTGGGAAATAAAGACTTTAAACTGTATTCTCCTGCAAACTTCCTCGATAAAATCAGTAAAATGAAAACCGATATCAAGGCAGAAGTTAATCAAGATATGGTTTTTTATTATTACAGTTAGTAGGTGTTGCTATTGAATTCAATTAGCGACTACAAAAAAAGAATTGGTAAACAAAAGAATGTTGAGACTGCGACAGTTAAACATGCAAAACACTCAATCAAAACTTTTTTTCGGCACTCACCATCTTTTGAAGAAGTATTGTTAAATAATGATGAAGTAAAAGTTCCGGTTCAGATTGTGTCCGATGCAAAAATACCAACTGTAAAAACTATATTGATGGAGCCCGATTATTCTATTAAAGCTGGACATAGCATCAAGCGATCAAATAATGAAATTTGGCTTTGCCTTAGCGATGACCCCAATGATGTATATGTCAGTGGAAAAATTGAAAGATGTAATTTCGATTTAAGGTGGATCGACCAAGATGGGTTTATCCAGTCCTTCCCCTCTATCCTATACTTCAATGCACGTTCAAATTTTGGTACTGAAGAAGATAAGCTAATGAACCTTCCTGCTGGACGTAGACAAATTGTAGTGAGTAAAAATGTTGAAACACAATTAATACAACGTGACACACGTTTCATTATTGGTAGCGAAGCATTTAAGGTAATTGATACCGATTATATGTCTGATGATGGATTGGTTAATCTTAGCTTACAGTCTGATCAAATTGATCCAGTCAAAGACAATCTGGAATTGGGTATTGCTGATTATAATAAACTTAGTAAATATGAATTGATTATTCTTAATGACAATCCATTATCCCTTAGTGCTCACCAATCCGCAAAAATCAACGTCAAAGTATTGAAAAATGGGACTGAAACAATTAATCCTCAACTTGAATATTCAAGTTCCAATACTGATTTAGTCAGTGTCGATGAACAAGGGATTGTTACTATTCATGAATCTGGTGAAGTAACTATAACTGTCTCAGCGTATGGAATTGAAAAACAACTGAATATTTATGTAGCCCACACTATCCATTATGACTATGACGCTACAATAGACGGAGCAAATGATATTTACTTAAACCGCGAGTCTACATATGTAGCTAGTTTTTATAATAATGGTATTAAAATTTCTGATGAAAGTTCATTTTCATTAACAAATTTGGATGGCTCCCCTACTCTCCTCGCCTCAATAACCTCGCAAGATCCTATAGCAAATGCATGCACAGTCAAAGCTAACAGTATTCGTAAATTAGGTACTGTTATTTTACATGTTAAAAATGCTAATGGACTGTCTTCGGGACAGAAAGAAATAAAAATTAAATCACTAATATAAAGGAGCGTGTACATGGGACAAGCTATTGTAAGACTTGGAGAACTTAAACCGGAGAGATTTGTTGAAGGTTTAGTAAACAACTATCTGGTATATTCTCCTCTTCCGCTATCTAAGCAACATTCATCAGGCTTAGATGGTGACATTGTAATGAGTGCAACTCCAACACTTGAGATCATTGATGCAGATCTAGATGTAGCTATCAATCCTCAATACGAGTATGTTTACTCAGTAGGTACTGATAACAAGCTCAAAGTTGCCTTTGACAAGTCTAAACATACTAACAAAGGTAGCGCAATTGATGCTTTGAAATGTGTTAGCGTGATTTATGAGCAAGGAGAATTGATTGTTACAGGTAACGAATATATTCTCACTGTACATAACAGCCGTGGAGAAGAAATTCACAGGACTGTACCACAATCGCCAGCACAGCTATTAACAGTTATGTCTACGTTTGACGACACCCGTCAAGTCGATGAAGTTGGTCCTCTCGATTATAAGATACGCCGAAATTATACTGTAAAGTAGGTGTACTATGTCTAGATTCGAGAGTATAGCAAGAGATAAAACAACCGTTATTGACAAGATACTTTCTTCTAATGAAATCATGAAAGCTCTGAAGTATAATGAATTAAATTTCCTTGAGCAACCAGACTTTGATAATGCCTCTTTACTTTACAGTTCGCTGTTCCCCCATCGCTTCATCCCCGGAACCTCTGATCAGAAAAAGACATATATAACTATCTCCTTTGGTAAGTATAGACCGACTAAATCCTCTTTTAAAAGTGGACTGATCACATTTAGCGTTTTTACCCATCAAGATCTATTTAGAACAGCTTATGGTTGTCTTCGTACAGATTATATAATCACAAAGCTAGATGAGATATTTAATGAAGCTGAAGGTTTAGGTGTCGGTAAGGCAGAGTTTTATGATATGGATGCTCTAAGCATGAACCCTGATTATCATGGCTCATACATAAGTTACAAAGTGTGTGATTTCAATTGATAGAAGTAGATCGGTTAGCTTTGTTTTTGGGTAACCCTTATACATTGGAATCTGGCTTGAGAGTTTTCTCACCTACGGTTAACGATATCTCCTTGGTTGGGTATCAGGATTACATGATAAAGCTTACATTATGTTCGTTTGACAAAAATATGATATTGTCTGATTTATTTGGAGTTTCAGATGATGCAATTAACGAAATTTCTGAGCTAGATGATTTTGAGATATTAACCAGCGAGGAGGCAATTAGAAACCACATTGCAAGCTCGCTTAGTTTCTTTGTTCGTGGTGAAGTTGAATTTGACCCCATTTATCAAGCATTCATGTTAGAAGATAGAGTTTTAATTTCTAAAAATAACTATTTAAAAGTTGCAGACGTAATTAAGCAATTGAATTGCAGTAAGGCTGAGTCTGAGAAACTCAACACAACAAGCAGCAAGGCTAAAGAGATGTTGAAGAAAATGATGATGTTTGAACAAAAACAAAAGAAACAAGATGATGGACTTGATTTTAAAGATATCCTCTCTGTTCTTTGTGCTGCCAACGGGAATGGAATAGATATCTTCAACGTTAAGAATCTGACTATTTACCAAGTTTATGAGCAGTTCGAACGTTTAACTACCAAAGACAGCTTTGATCGTATACTGCCCGTATGGGCAAATGGACACTTAGGAAAAGACGATCAACTTCCTGAATGGATCAAAAAAACAAAATTATAATTTAATACGGAGGTTTTTTAATGGCTCTACATCTTGATCGTTACGGTTCACGTAACAATCTCAACTTACAAATCTTCAACTATGTTTCTAGTACGCCCAATGTGCTTGATCCAATTATGACATTTGATTATGCCACCACCACTAGCAATGAGTGGACTGGTGAAACTGTATATAGTCGCGGTGGAGATGGAAACCCAAAACGTCACTCTTGGTCTGGGGACAAAGACTCTACATTGACAGTCGAAACACAAGTTTTTACATTCCAGCACTTGGCGATGCTTGCAGGAGAACCAATCCAACACGGCGCTCAGAATATCAATAAATCTGAGGTACTGACTGTCGAAGATGATGGCAGTGGAGGCAAACAAGTAACTCTTACTAAGACTCCGATTGGTGGAGCAGGTACAGTTAGCGTATTCTCGTATATCGGTGGTATTAAAACAGACACCCAAGAGATTGATTCTGTGACGGGCAGTGTAGTGAAACTTGCAAGCACATCCACATCTAATATTGGTGAAGATGTTGAAGTTTACTACCAATTCACTGTAGCTAATGCTGCTAAGCTTTCTTATACCACTAAAGGTTTCCCGGGCTATGTTAAACTCATTGGTGATACTGTGTATGCTGAAGAAATTGGTGGCGATATTACCTCTTCTCAACAAATCTATTATAAAGCAAAATTGCAACCAAACTTCACTGTCACATATTCTCCTACAGGAGATCCAGCATCCTTAACTCTGGTGTTTGATTTGTTCCCTGTTCGAATTAATGGTGTTGAAGTTATGAAAGATGAGATTATCTATAAAGATTAAAATACATATGGGCTGAGTCTAATTGGCTTAGCCCTATTTTTTTCTAGGAGTAAACATGAAGACAATAACAATAGCTGCACCAGTCCGTAATAGAGCATGGATACTTCCACAGTATTTGTTGAAGATATTTGAGATCAATTATCCCAAATCTTTAATCGATCTACATTTTGTTGTTAATGATAGTTTAGACAGAACATTTGAATTGTTGACAGAATTTAAAAAAGACCACAAGGGATTGTATAACAACATCCGAATAGACGTAATTAACAATGGTATACCCGAAGATGAACGTGAGTTTTCAGTAAGAAATAAATACATATATAAGAGTTTGAGCAACTTAAAGAATTACATTATGAGCAAAGTTCGAACCGATAAATTGATTTTTATCGATACAGATATCCTTGTAAAACCTGATGTTATTACTAAGTTACTCAAACATGGGAAGAAAATTATATCGGGATTAATTTACAACGGGTATCTGACCAATAATGATAAGCCATTTCTATACCCAAACATTATGCAGTTAGATGACAAAGGGCAATATCGTCATATTACAAACTATCACGTTAAGACTGCCCCTGCTCTACTCTGTTCAAAATTGCAACGCGTGGATTTAACAGGAGCAATTATTTTATTGGATAAATCAGTGTATAAGTCTATAAAATACGGATTTCATCCACAAGGAGAAGACGCACACTTTTGTAAGATGGCTCAAGACAATGGCTTTGAGCTTTTTTGCGATTTGTTTGCCTATAGTCAGCACATTATGTCACCAGAACAATTAAGGGAGTTTATAAGGAGAAAATAAATTTGTTACTAACTGAAACCGTAACTGTTAAAACAAATCCTAGGAGCTACAAACACTATTTGAATAAGGGATACTCAGTTAAGTGCGGAGGAACAGTATGTGTAAAAGTAGAAGACTTAACCCCAAGCAGCACTGTTGTAGTGTCAGTAAAGTGTGATTATTGCAGTAATGTTATTGATAAAAAATACTATAAATATTATAGATCTCATAACAAACAATCGATAAATAAAGACTGTTGCAGTAAGTGTAATATGGAAAAAGTTAAAGAGACAAATCTTCTACTTTATGGAGAAGAGCATTGTATGAAAGTAGAGTCAATAAAAAATAGAGCTCAACAAACCAATCTGACCAAGTATGGATTCATAACGCCCTCCTCCTCAGATCTGGTTAAAAATAAAGTCAAGAGCACTAACAGAAATAGATATGGAGTTGACTATTATTCTCAAACGAAAGAGCACATTGAGACAGTAAGAAATACATGTCTTAGGAAATATGGTGTGAGCGCATATTCACAAACAGAAGAATGCCGTATAAAAATTAAAAATACTTGTTTAAAAAAGTATGGCGTAACCCATCATACAAAATTAGAAAAAATCCAGAATAAAAAACGAAAAACAAATTTATTAAAATATGGTGTTGAGAATTTACTACAAGATAAAGAAGAACTTAAAAAGAGAAAGATTAAAGCAACGCTAACATTATCAAAAAATGGAACAGTCAATACATCTAAACAGCAATTATATTTACATAGGTTAATAGGTGGAAAAATCAACTATCCAGTTGACAGGATTATGATTGATATTTTGAAGGATAATATCGCAATTGAATATGATGGAACTGGACACGACATCCCTGTTAAATATGGTAGAGTCTCAAAGAAGGAATTTAATTTAAAAGAATTAAAAAGAGATAAATTTTTGAATTCGAGAGGCTACAAAGTTTTAAGAATAAAATCTCTCACACAAACAAAACTTCCCGAAGATAGCATTATTGTCAAATTAGTTAATGAAGCAACAATTTTATTTCAAAATGAGGATTTTAAATGGTTCGAAATAAATCTCGATGAGAATTGTGTTCGCTATAAAAATGTGAAAATTGACTATGATTTCGGAGCACTTTTCGAAATCAAAACTATAGGAGCTTAAAATGAAACAAAAAACTATTTTGTACCCATGCACGTTAGACTATTCGTTTCTTTTTCAGCGACCCCAACAGATATTGAGGCAACTTGCTAAGTTGGGGTGGCGTGTCATATTTTGCAATAATACTCAATCAGGCAGAACTCCAGAAGAAGTGGAGCCAAATTTGTTTGTATACCACAATTTCGAAGAAGTTTTGTCTTTAATAAAACATAATAAAATAAAAATAGATGTTTTTTATTATACATGGGCCAAATCAGCTCAGTTTGCAGATAATATAAAAGCAAAAATCAACATTTACGATTCAGTTGATTCTTTTTCTGATTGGTATGAATTCGAAGAGTATGCAACTAAGAGAGCGGATATTGTATTAACTTCAAGCCAATTCCTATTTGATCTTCGAAGTAAAGATAAAGATAGTACGTATTTAATTAGAAATGCTTGTCCCGAAGACTATATCGACCACCCTTCTCAGGTTCCTGATGAGTATAAAAAATTGAGTGGTCCCATTGTTATTTTTTCGGGGGCTATTGGATCGTGGGTCGATACACGACTTATACGAAAAGTTGCAAATAGATATACTACAGTTCTAGTCGGTCAGGAATTTGGTAAGGAGTGTCCTTCTAATGTACTAAAATTAGGAACCAAATCGCATGAAGATTTATACAATTACTATGCTCATGCTGATGTTTGCTTGCTACCATTTAACACGAAGCTAGAAATTACTCAGGCTGCATGTGCAATCAAGATGTTTGAACATATGGCTGCGGGTAAAATCACCGTTGCTACAAAATGGCTGGAAACTGACTTGTATCCCGATGCAGTACTGACCTCAGAATCGGATGAAGAATTTCTTCAGAATGTTGATCGTGCGATAGAGATGGCAAAGCTCGATTCACACAAGCAGACTTGTATAGATTACGCAAAAAGAAACACATGGGAATTAAGAGTTAAACAAATTGAGGAAGCAATTGAGGAATATTCACTGAAAAGTGGTGTTGTGATTGGGTCTTAAAGTTTTATTCACGAATAACAGTGCATTGATAAAATATGGTATATCTTCAGGATTTAATAACCTTGGACACGAAGTATATATTATGGATGGAAAATATCAGTTGTGGGACAAAGATAAGGAAACTCAAGTTGAGTTGTTTAAAGAATACATAGAGAACAATCATGTAGATATAGTGTTCTCCGAATGCTTCGCTAACTTTGCCGAAGGTATATTCGAGCATACAAAAGAAAAGGGAATATTCCATGCATTGTGGTGTATAGAGGATACCCCATTCGACCATTGGATTGGTGACTACTGGTCTGATTATGCTGATTACATTTTTACAACAACTGCCGAATGTCTGCCTAACTATTGGAATAAAGGTAAATCTGCTGAATTGATGTTGTTTGGATGTAATCCTGATTTTCACAAGCGAGTCGATACAAGTATCCATAGAGACATTGTGCTAATTGCCAATAACTATGAACGTAGATTTGAGCAGACTAAAAAGTTCATTATGCCAGTTGTAGATCATGGTTATGATGTAAGCATATTTGGTAATGAGTGGTGGATGGATTCTAACCGTGATGTAAATTTGCTGAACCATCCTTCCACTTACAAAGGATATGGAGCATATGAAGATCTTCCATATTTGTATTCAACGAGTAAGATAATTCTTGGGCAAAATTTAGATGACAAGTCAATTACTCAAACATCAATGAGACCTGCGGAAAGCTTAGGAATTGGAGGAGGCATTCTAATCTCCCCTTTCACCCCTGCACAGCAATATCTATTCCATGATCATGTCTACCTGCCTAGAAGCACTGATGAGATGTTATTGATGATTGAAGAAGTGTTGAATATGACAGATATACAACGTGAACAGAAAGCAAAAAAAGCACAGGATTTCGTGTACAAGTATCACAATTACAATTTAAGAGCTGAACAAGTGATCAATGCTTATCATGGTTACAAACCTTAAGGGAGATGAATAAATGGCAAAATCAAATAAACTAACACTTGCTAAGTTAAATACGGTTGATAATAAAAAGAATCAGCGCAAGACAATTTATGTGACTCCTGAGCGATATGAAGTAAATATTCATACATTCTTCCGAGAGTCATTTATGGAAGATGTCGTTGCCGAGTATATGACATTCGTTGAGGATTTAAGAAGCAATAAAGAAATTGACGATGCGTTGATCCGTGGAACACTTAGTCTATTTAATGTGTTAGTGATGAAGAAATTTACCGATATGCCATTCCCAAGAAAGATAAATTTGAGCGGATTGATCGGCCTCGCTCGAAAATTTATGGACAATGGTATTACAAATGAAGTTATTAATTCCTTCCCTAAAGAGGAAATGAAGAAACTTGAAGATCGTTTCAAAGCAGCTCAACAAAATGCAGCTAAAGTGATTGCTGAAATGGCGGTAGCCTCTGTTGCACAAGCTCAGGAAATTTCTGATGCAAGTTAAGACGCAACAGGATCTAGTCAAATTCCTACAAAAGTTGAATCAGCCTATTGCACAAGCATTGAGTAATGATGTGGCTAAGACAGTTAAGACAGTCATGAAGGAAAAAGTTAAAGAAGAAGTCTATGACGTATATGAGCCTACCATGTATTCTCGTACAGGATTATTAGGTAGTGAAGACAGCATGAAATCAGAACTGATCAATGACACCACTTTAATAGTTGAGAATGTTCGTTCAGATGGCGATAGAAATGTTGCTGAAGTTGTGGAGTCAGGCCAGAATTATCAATACGGATTTGAGTATGCAGGAGTACCTCGCCCATTTACCGAAGCAACACGAGAAGAGTTGAGGAATACTGGAGCTCACAAAGCAGCTATGTATAAAGGATTAAAATCTCAAGGAATCAATTTGAAATAATAGAACACAGGGAGCGTGTTATTTATGGCATTGGAAAGTTACGATCAATATACATAAGGATGATGTTAATTGAGTAAAAAAGAAGTTAAGCAAAACACATTACGTGAACCAGCAAAGAAGCAAGCAGAAGTAACTGAAGAAATGTGGCTTCAGGTAAATGAAGATTATCGGTTAATTGTAGATGAATTCATATCAGTTCAAGATCTGTCCCCTGCTTCACGAAAGCAATATACAAGTGTGCTTCGACAATTTGGTTGGTATCTTTTTAGTTCGATGAATGACAAACCATTCTACAAAATAACCAAACGTGATTTCTTGCGCTATTTGAGTTTCATACGCGACAATCGTAAAATGTCATCTTCCGCTATTAGTCTGAGAAAATCTGTCGTGTCTAGTCTGTGTAATCACATTGAAAACATTATTGCAGATGAAGAGGAAAATTATAAAGGTTTTAGAAACTTTACTCGTGGACTCCCTGCAATCGCACGGAATAGAGTTTATGAGAAAGTAAAAGTTACCAAAGATGAGTTTGACTCAATGATGAAGATTCTTGAAGAAGATCAAAACTGGCTAGGTATGGCATGGCTTGCTACAGCTTTCCTTGTAGGTGCTAGACGTTCAGAGATTATTCAGTTCAAGTCAGAAATCATGGATTATAAAGTACCTGAAGGTCAAAATTATGTGCTATCTCACGTAGTTCGAGGTAAGGGCCCTTCAACCGATGGCAAACCCCTAGAGTATATGGTTCCATTAGAGGTTTTACCATATTGGCAAAAGTGGATTGATACACGAGGGTACGAAAGTGAATATGTTTTCACAACTAGATATGGAAATGAGATCAAAGCAATGTCTTCGGCGTGGGCAAATGATTTCTGTACTAATGTGTTGTCAGACATGTTAGAGCGTAGAATTAACGTACATATATTTAAGAATTCATGTATTACTTATCTCCTTGAATCCGGTGTGCCAATGCATTTGGTATCTAAGTATGTAGCTCACCATAACGACATTTCAACAACACAGATTTATGATTTGAGGGATTTTGAAGAAGAAAAGAATCAAATTTTCTAATTTAATCACTGTAAAATTACCATTTCATTTTGATTTAAAGGGAGCAAAAAATGAAAATACATAATTATCAACTTGAGAAATTAATTGTCTTCCTCCACTCGCTTGAGTTGGAGCGGAAAGATTCTCGCATGAGAACACGTTTTAAGAATTTATTGATGGATAAACTGCAAACAGTTATGGATGAAACAGTTGAGATCAATAAACAATACATAGCACATGATGAAAATAATCAACCAATTAAAGAGAATGGTGATTATCTAATCAAGGATAATGTGAAACGTGTAGCCGATATCAAAGAGCTAATGAATGAAGTATATGAGATTCCACAGGATATCAACAATGGAGAAATGTTGTTGTCCATTAAAGATAGTGTCCTCAACCATTCCCCAGCTACATTCAAGGGTGAAGAAGCAGATGTCTATGATATGGTCTGTGAGTTGGTTGAACAAATTACATACGAGTAAACATTGGGAAGCGATCATTTGAATCGCTTCTTTTTTATTTCTCTTTAGACATTAGAAGCAAAAAGGAAGTGATTTAAGTAACATGACTGATTTGAAGATTTTGATTGAGGCTGGCCTAAATATGGGTCTTAGCGTCAAAAATGTAAACCAAGAGATAAAGGCTTTAGCTTCTCATCCCTCCCTCAAATCTCTGAATTTGAAAGTGGATATTGATAAGTCATTTGTTAAAGCAATGAATGAGTTTGTCTCAGCTACTAAAGTATTAAGTCATGCTTTAGAGCAGCAGCAAAAAGTTGTAAATGAGTCAGTTAAAACAACTAAAATGTTGGATGGCTCAATTGAAAAGGTAGTACAGCGCCAAATGGCTAATGGCGATATTATCACTAAAAACAGTAAAAAGATTAACGAAGAAACTAAAGCTTACAGCGAGCAAAAGAAAACATTGCAGCAACTTGAAAAAGAACTAGATGGATACACCTTAGCAAGAACCCGAGCCAATAAGAATAAGCTTGGCGAGATCAATAGCACGACAAATACATATAAAAATCAGGCTGGGCAACAAGTAAGCGTCAATGTTGACAATGAAGGCAACGTTAAGAATTACAGTCAGATTACTGATTATCTAAAACAGCAACAAGATGCATTGCAAAAAGAGCAAGCGATTAATAAGCAACGTGAGCAAGCAGCACAACAGGAATATGCAACACGTAAAGCTTTGGCTGACAAAAATCTCAAAGAAGAAGAACAGCGGAATCAGCAATTTCTTAATCAATTGAGAACACGTTTTACAGAGGAGCAGAAAATTGCTCGTGATAGAGACGCTGTAGATAAAGCACATACAGCAGCTATTAGTGAGAATTTAAACAGGCAAAAAGCTGTTGCAGATATGCAAGCGAAGATAACGTCAGCACAATCCAAGTTTAAGGGTAATTCTTCTGCTGTTGCTGAATTAAGTGCTCTAAATGCCCAATTGGGCAATGTGTCAAAAGTGAGTAATTACAAGAACGCATTAACTGAATTGCAGACAAAACTCACACAAATTACATCTCAAGCTAAATTAGCGGGAAATGAAACTAGAACACTGGGACAACGTTTTGGTGATGCTGCATCTAAGGTAGCTATGTGGGCAGGTGCAACTTCATCTGTTTATATGGTGACAAGAGCGTTGAGAGATATGGTCAGTGTAGTTATTCAAGTAGATAGCCAAATGACTCAATTGAAACGTGTAATGGATGAATCGACTGACTTTGAGGGCATGTTGAGTCGTAGTATTCAATTGGCAAATGAGTTAGGTCGAAGCATTACAGAAGTAAACGAGAATGCTATTGGGTTTGCACGTATGGGATTCGATGAAGATCAGACGATGAATCTAGCTAAGACAACCACGTTACTACAGAACATATCTGAGTTAACGCCACAGGAATCGGTAGATACTTTAACAGCAGCTATGACTATTTTTAACGTTGAAGCTGGTAAGAGTATTGAAATTGCGAATAAGTTGAACGAGATTAAACCGAGTCTCCTCATGCAGCAATGTATGTAGAAAAATTTGGCTATATCAGGGGAAGCCGAGAGGTCGGTAATCCTGAGGAAAGACCTGTTTATTTACTTTCATCTCCCCCCAAATTCTGGAGGTGCAAGTTTGTTAATTAAAGATAAATTAATTGAAGTTAAAATCACGAATTACAATAAGAAACATTATCAGAGTTTGGGATATAAATGCGAAAATGAATCTGAGATTTATGTATCTCAAGAACAAATACCTCCCTCTTCTAGAATTAAGGTTGAGTGCAGATGCGACTATTGCCTTGAGAACTTTGAAAGAAAAAGAGTTGACGTAAAAACCACTACTCTTTGTAGCACAAGATGCAGAAATGAATATTTAAAATTAAACAATCCTAATCCATCAAAAGATAAAATTGAGGTTGCATGTGCTGTCTGTCGCTCTACATTCTTAGTGAACGAAGCTAAGTACAAAAATCAAACTCACTTTTTATGCTCAAGAAAATGCTACAGCACTCACAGATCAATGTTGTATCATTCAGATAATGTGTATAACTATCAGTCCATCTATCGAAAATGTTCGAATTGTGATAAAGAAGTCAAGATTATAGAATATGATTTAACAAATAGGAATAACTCCTTTTGCTCTCCATCTTGCTATCATGTACATAAAAAGAATAACTTTAGCACTTATTACTTCAATGACAGATTAAATAATAGCAGAAAAGAAACAAAACCAGAAAAGGCTGTTAGAGAATATTTATCTAAAAGCAATATTAAATTTGAACAAGAGTTTTGCATCCATAATACCTATTTTGCTGATTTTTATTTACCCGACTACAATGAAATCATTGAAGTATACGGAGATTACTGGCATTGTAATCCATCCAAATATCCAGAGGATGCGATGCGAACCGAGATGCAAATTCGCAGTATAAATAGAGATAAAAAGAGAAATGGACATCTAAAACATCTTGGATACAGTGTAAATATTATATGGGAAGAACAAGTTAATAAGAATATTGACCATTTCATGGGGGAAATCGTCAATAATATAGTAAATAAACAGGAATCCGCAACGACTACACGCCAAAGTCCTTAGATGATAAGGAACAAGATATAGTCTGAACTGCATAGAACCTAATAAAGAATATGCAGAGAGACGGTCAAGTGTAAAGACACTTTGAAGGAGTACCGTCTCCGCTATACTGCTTGTATAGTCAGTAAGGCGAAATATGCCTGAAAGTAACAGAATGTGATAACAACTACGCAATTACAACTCAGAACCTTGCACTGTCTATGACAAAAGCAGGTGCAAGCGCCAATACCTTTGGTGTTTCAATGGAAAAATTGTTGGGCGATACAACTGCAATTACAACAGCGACAAGAGAAAGTGGATCAGTGGTCGGTAAAAATGTTGCCGCCTAATATGGGAACATATTAGTGAAAAATCTCTACTTATTGACTTGGATCTCCCACTGGGACAACAAGGGGCAAGTTTAAATACAGCCTGAACGACTAAGTGTAGAGATGTCCAGAACGGACAAAGCGATAGTCTGAACTCTATGGGAACATAGAGAGAAGTACTCAAGTGTAAAGACACTTTTGGAAGAAGTGCTTCCGCTATACTGTCAATGTATAGTCAGTAGGATATTGATGTATCTGAAAGTAACAGAATGAACTCACTTAAATCCATTTACTCGCGTATCACCTCAATGAGTAAATCAGAAGACGTACTAAGTGGCGTTGGTGTAGCCATGAAGGATATGAATGGTGAAGTTAGAGATGTCTCGTCCATTCTCGACGATTTAGCAGGAAAATGGTCAGGATTATCCAAAGAACAACAACAAAATACAGCAGTTCAACTTGCCGGGCGTTATCAGCTAAGTCGGTTTTTAAGTCTCATGCAAAATTATGACATATCTGTTCAAGCTACAGAAACAGCCCTCAACTCTCAAGGTTCAGCTACACGAGAAAATGAGAAATACATGGCATCCCTCGAAGCACGTATCCAGAAGATGAAAACTGCTTGGGAAACAATGTCCCTTGCCTTCGGAGACGCAATAATCTCCGACTCAATTGTAACTCTTACCTCTCTCATAGCCTCCATGTTAAACGGTGTTGCTAAAGTAGTCGATGTGGTAGGCGCTCTCCCTGTCATCTTTGGTGTGGCAAGCGTTGCTCTTCTCGGCCTTCATCTAGGCTTCCGTATGCTTATTATCGAGATGACTAAAACTATTGCATCTCTGTTTGGTCTCACTATTCAAACTGGCACAGCTTCCGCAGGACTAAATAGATTCTCTCTTTCTACTATTGCATCTAAAATATCTCTTTTGGGTCTATCCGGTGCAGCAAATATAGCTAAAGTTGCTTTGCGTGGACTGATGATTGCCACTGGTGTTGGAGCTGCTTTTGCCGTATTAGGTTGGGCTATCGAGGGAATTGTCGGCCTCTTCTCAGATGCCACTCAAGCTACTGAAGATTTTACTGACAAAACTGAAGCATTAAATGAAAAACAATATGATTTAGCTAACCTCAGAAAACTTCAAGAAGAGTACGATTCGCTCTCCAAGAAAACCAGTTTGAATTATGATGAAAAATCAAAATTGGCTCAAATTGAAAGTGAACTGTCTTCAAAATATGGAATCACTGTTCAAGGAATAGATGGACAAACCAAATCTATTCAAGAAAATAATGAAGCAATAAAATCCGCAATTGAACTCAAAGAAGCGGAACTAAAGATAGAACGTGATCGCGCTGAAATTGAATACGCTGCAAACTCACGAGACATTGAAAGTAATATTTCTAAGTACAAAGAGCAATTATTTGCTTTAGAAAAAAGTAAACAAGCAGCACAAGAAGAATATGATTTACGCACAAAGATTCTTAGTCAAACCAGCACATCAGATCCTTCATATGATGCAAATAGTCGTCACGCTCAGAATGCAGCTAAAGCACTGCAAGAAGAATTATCTGCTTACGATGAAACTAACACTAAACTTCAAGAGTATACAAATAAAAAAGCTTTAATTCTTAAAAATGCAGGTCAAGAATACGTTGATGAGCAGGAACGAAACAACGTTAAAATAAGCGGCATGACTCGCAAATTTATCGATATTTATGCACAGGCTGCCGCTGAAAGTAAAATTCCAGCCGATCAGATTAAAAATAATATCGGTCAAGTTTTTCAGGGTGTTCAAAGTGGCAACATAAAGAACGCTGAGCAAGGAATGAAACTCTTAGAGTCCCTACCGGGTGTAGCAAACTTAACTGCTGAATCCTATAGAAATATGGGTGCTGCTATATCTCAAGTTGACTATGCTCCAGTAGTTGAGGGTGTTGAAAATACCGAGGATGCCGTAGATGGGTTGGGTACTTCCGCTGACCAAACAGGACAAAAAGTTAGCGAAATGTCCAAGAAACTTGATGAACTATCAGTTTGGGCTACCAATTCAAAAGAAGAAGTTGAACTTTTAAATAAAGCTCAGTCTGAACTCGCGAAAAAGAACACTCTTTCTGCCGACACGATCAAGAAGATGAATGAAAAGTATGGAGACTTTATTAAGATCACTGGACTTAGTAAAGATTCTATTTTGAAGTTCATAAAAGCAAAAAAAGAAGAGAAAATAGAATTTATCAATGCTGAAATTAAGAAAACTGAGGCTGCAATTAAAGCTTCAATGACTAGAATCGCTACTGTTGAGCTAGAAATGAGTGCACGACAAAAACTCATTGATCAGATGAAAGAAGATTACTCGGATATCGCTGGTAAAGATCCATTGGAAGATATCAAGACTGAATCCAGAATGGGTGCTGTAAGATCTGCTGGCGGCAAGCAAGCTGACTTAACTTACGAAAAGGAAAAATTATCTGAGTTAATTGCAACGCTACAGACGTGGAAGAGTATAGGGTCTGATACTACTGAGATGATTAAGAATGGCGATAAAGCTGTAGAGGATGCAACTAAATCTAACGATAAGTCTAACCAATCTTATACCGACACCAATGAGATTCTAACTGAAACTCAGAAACAGTTTATCAAATTGGCTGATGCAATCAAGAAGGTTCAGAATGAGCGCAATACAATGGTTAAG